TTCTAACAATCTTTTTATGTTCTAACAATCTTTTTATGTTCTAACAATCTTTTTATGTTCTAACAATCTTTTTATTTTCTAACAATCTTTTTATTTTATAAAAGTTTTTAGACTTCTATGACTATCTAAAAATCTTTAAACTTTATAAAAAAGAAAATCTAAATATCCCAAAGTATATGCTTAGTAATACTCGGGATGCTCGACGCATCTGCCGACTTTTAGGTAATTTATAGTAATCTTTTGTTATCGTAATGGTAAGAAGAATATGCTTTGTTTGGCTCTAAAAAGTCGGCAGATGCGTCGAGCATCCCGAGAGTTATTTAGAGAACTTCAAGAGATAACTTTGCGGTTATAGAAGGTTCTTAACAATCTTTTTATTTTATAAAAGTTTTTAGACTTCTATGACTATCTAAAAATCTTTAAACTTTATAAAAAAGAAAATCTAAATATCCCAAAGTATATGCTTAGTAATACTCGGGATGCTCGACGCATCTGCCAACTTTTAGGTAATTTATAGTAATCTTTTGTTATCAGTGTGGTAATAAGAATATGCTTTGTTTGTCTCTAAAAGTCGGCAGATGCGTCGAGCATCGCTTGGATTATTTAGAGAACATAGAGAGATAACTTTGTGGTTATAGAAGGTTCTTAACAATCTTTTTATTTTCTAAAAACTTTTAGACTTCTATAACTTTCTAAAAATCTTTAAACTTTATAAAAAGAAAATCTAAATATCCCAAAGTATATGCTTAGTAATACTCGGGATGCTCGACGCATCTGCCAACTTTTAGGTAATTTATAGTAATCTTTTGTTATCAGTGTGGTAATAAGAATATGCTTTGTTTGTCTCTAAAAGTCGGCAGATGCGTCGAGCATCGCTTGGATTATTTAGAGAACATAGAGAGATAACTTTGTGGTTATAGAAGGTTCTTAACAATCTTTTTATTTTCTCTAAAAATCTTTAAACTTTATAAAAAAGAAAAAATAAAGTAATTGGATACATTTGTTCTAATATCTTGGCTTCTATATAAAAACTGATGGGATGATTTGAAAATAACATTATAACATGTAGTATATCACCCCTCTTGCTTTGCCTTGTATTGCCTTGTATTGCCTTGTATTGCCTTGATTTGCCTTGATTTGCCTTGATTTGCCTTGATTTGCCTTGATTTGCCTTGATTTGCCTTGATTTGCCTTGATTTGCCTTGATTTGCCTTGATTTGCCTTGTATTGCCTTGTATTGCCTTGTATTGCCTTGTTTTTGTTTTTTATACTTTCTCAACATCCTTCTCAACACACTTCTCAACATACTTCTCAACATCAATCATATATCTTTTATCATATACGTATCTATCAAACGATATCCGAGATTTTTATAGTATCCTCGAACGCCCGTTCCGCTAATTATAGCAACCTTGTGATATCCATTCTGTTTCGCAATTTCTTCCGCCTTCGCCACAAGTTGCTTACCAAATCCCTTATGTTGTAGCGAACCCTCGATATTATTCCCAACATTATTAAGGTTCGAATAAACGTGTAGTTCCCGTATCAAAGCACATCCTCGAATACACTCTAAAACATTCCTATCATCCTTATCCACAGGCAATCGAAGACGTAGAAAACCAATTAAGTATTTATCCGTGTCGAAACTGAGATGATACTCGACACCCCCTGATGCCCTATACGTCTCACAATTAAACTGTATCGTATCCAGTGCTACACAATTCCCTTTCACCTCACGACACCGAATACATTCACAACCCCACTTGTTGCGACACATATCGTCTTGTAGCAGTTGCCTCATATTGACAAACTTTGTAGAATACCCACCTTCGATGTAATGCCCTGGAATATCCCTAATAATACGATTTAATCGCTTATATCGCTGAACCTTCTGCTTAAAATCCTTTATCAACTCATACAATAGCAAGTCATCATATGGAACATACGTGCCTTCGTCGAACCATCTCTTAATTCTCGTGAAAGGAACTATCGCAGTAGGGTATATCTTATACTGGTCGACTTGTATTCGCTCGTCATACAAGACTTCTTCAAGCATCGCCTTGTCAATCTCATAGGTAGCCCCAGGAAGATTAGGCATTATATGGATATCCACCTTGTAGCAATTATTTTTCAATAGTTTTATTGCTTCATACGCACGTTCTATCGTATGTCCTCGCATAATCTTCTTTAATACCGCATTGCTTGTATGCTGGACGCCCAATTGAACCCGTGTGCAGTTATAACGCCTAAAATTCGCAATTTCCTCGATTGTTATCGTATCTGGACGTGTCTCCAAGGTTAGTCCGATAATATGGATTGTTGCCGTCTCATTTATCTCAATCTCTTCTTCGAGCGTCTTCTTAGGACGCTTCACGCTATCGCTGCTACCGCCGCCTCCGCTATCGCCGCTATCGCCGTCATCAAAATAAACATTCGCCGCATAATATAAATCCGATATAAAGCGGTCTTGATAATAACGTGGGTATTCGCTCCACGTCCCTCCCAACACGATAATCTCTAATTTATCGGGTATGTGTCCCATATTGATAAGCGACGTTATACGTGAGTTCATCTGCTTTATCGGGTCGAAATCATTAGCGTTCGCACGTAATACGGCGGGTTCGGAATATAGATAACTTCGTGGCTGGGCTACCCAGTTGTTCCCTTCGTGGGCTGGTTCGTTCGGGCAATACGCACAATCGTGCTTACAAGAAAAACGTGAATGTTTCGCCAGTTTCACTTCGCTTACTTGTTTCGCCTCGCCATCCTCATCGATATACTCGGGGTATGCTGACGTTAGCACAGTGATTACAAGAACGCCCGAGTTCGACTTGCACTTCTTCTTCGTGATGAGATTGCGTAATTGCTGGTTATCGAGATGTAGATACTTGTATATCCTTATAAACTCGGCATTCGATAACGTATATTTATACTTTTTTTGAATACCCTTCTTAAACCTATCGATATCACCAACTGTCGCAAATCCATCCATCGCATTCTTAAACTCCTCTGCGACGCTCTCCATAATCCCGTTGAACTTGCTATTTTCCTTATATCCCCTGTCGTTGTGATGATTGCCGTTGCCAATACCGATATTGGCGTCCTCGATATCCATTGAATAAAAATAAAACTGTATCAAAACATTGTATCGCTCCGCATCACTTTTTATTTCTTTTATTTCTTTTTATTTTCTAAATCAGCAACTCTTTGTTTTAACATAGCAACCTCTTTTTTTAATTCTTTAATGGCTTCTACGAAGACGGGTGCTAATCGCTCATAGGATATCGTTAGGTAATTTTCGCCCGACTTGGATATCTTGTTGCCTTCGTCGTCTGTTGCCAAGTCGAACGGGGCTAATTTCACTATCTCTGGAAGGACGCTTTGGACGTCTTGGGCGGACAAACCGACTTCTTGCGTATTATGGGTTATCCCATTCAAACGTGCGAGTGCGTTGGGTATATAATAAAAACCATTTAATTTACCTACGATTTCGAGAGGCTCTGTGATATCCGCTATCTTGGTTTTCAAGCGTTCGTCCGAGTAATACGAGGTTATATTATTCGTCGCTACAATCTCTCCGACGACGTGTAATGAGGTCGCAGGGGTCGCTGTTCGAACACCTAAGCGATTGTTTGCGACATCCCACGTTAGATTGGCGGTTTGTAATAAAGCAGTTGTAGTATTGCCTATCAACACCTGTCCCGCAGTGAAAGTTGAAGCACCAGTGCCTCCCCTTGCGACTGCCAATGTTCCACTTGAAACGTTCGCCATATTCAAAGCAGTTATATTTGCTCCCGCTCCCGCAATATTCGTAGCCGTCAAAGTGCCGTTCATAAGCACATCTCCATTGTTCGCTATCTTAAAGACGCTTGTGCTTATATTCGAAGCAACAAAGATGTCTCTGGATGCGGTATTTTGCTGAACCATTAAAGCAGTTGTTGTGTTATTCCCATTGACGATTTCCAACCGCTCAGTAGTATATACGATTGTGTCAAGACGTGTGCTATCTCCAAGAACTATCAAGTTTGAATTGATAGTTAGGTTGCCATTCACCTCTAAGTTATTATTATAACTATTATTTACGACATACTTATTGGTGGCATTCACAGTTTGTGTTATCATATCGGTTGTTAAGTTTGTGATACGTGAGGCGATGAGATTGCTCGTCGATAAGACGTAATTGCTAACATTGGTATCATTGGCATTCACTCGGTTAATCAAAGTATTACTCGTATTTAGGACGTAATTGCTAACATTTGCGTTGTTCGCAGATACCGATACGTTTAACGTCGAAATACTATTATTTACCACGTTGCTCGTAAGTTGGTCGAGAATATACAGACGATTGCTTAGAATGTTGCTCGTCGATAAGACGTAATTGCTGATATTTGCGTCGTTCTCGTTTGCTTTGTATATCAAGTTATTGCTCGTCGATAAGACGTAATTGCTCGTAGTCGTATAACTACCGAAGTTCGTCCCGACAGTTATATTGCTATATGCGTTAATAAAATTGGCAGAATAGTTGGGTCCCGTCCCTATACTGCCGTCATTTAAAATTGTAAATAATACTTCGCCAGAACAATTGTTTAAAATATCAAAAGAACCGTCATTCGTCACAATATGCCACTCTGAACCGCTCATACTTCCTACATCGATTAACCCCTGAATAAAATCCATATTAGAGCAGGACGCCATTTTATTATAATGTTAGATTATATTATACTATATTTATACTATACGATATTTAATATCGGGATATTTAATATCGGGATATTTAATATCGGGATATTTAATATCGGGATATCAGACACTTTCAGATACACTTTCTGAAACCCCATCTATCTTTTGTTTTAGCAGTGTGATATCCTGTAAAAGGTTGTCATACTTTTCGTTCAATACGCATTTATCCTTTTTTAATTCCTTAATGGCTTCTACGAATACGGGTGCTAATCGCTCGTAGGATATCGTTAGGTAATTTTCGCCCGACTTGGATACCATATTGTCATCCTCGTCTCTTGCCAAGTCGAAAGGGGCTAACTTCACTATCTCTGGAAGGACGCTTTGGACGTCTTGGGCTGACAAACCGACTTCTTGCGTATTGTGTGTAATACCATTGCGATACGCTAACGCATTGGGTATATAATAGAACCCGTTCAATTTGTCGATTATTTCGAGAGGCTCTGTGATATCGCAAACTTTCGTTTTTAGACGTTCGTCTGAGTAATATGCTGAGATATTTCCCGCACACGCAATATCCCCGCCGATGACATGTAGTTTAACTGCGGGGTTCGTTGTGCCTATCCCAACATTACAAGAAAGATTATAGATATTGCTTGAACCGCTCGTCCAAGGAATAGGGATACTATTAATCTTGGACGCTAAGATGTTGCTCGTAGAAAAAATGTAATTACTGGCATATTGCGTCTCCTTAACAACCACGTCGGTCGAAACAGAACCACCATAATTGGCGACAACATTGATATTACTACTAAATGTCGATATGAGGTTTGCGGGGACATTACTACCCAAACCTATCGTTCCGTCTTTCAATATAGTAAATACATTACTCGAAAGATTATTTACGACACCAAAAGCACCATTGTTATTCACAATACGCCACCCAGGTCTTCCCACATTCCCTGTCTCGATTAAACCCTGTATAATATTCATATTCTATATTCTATATATTATATATCTAAAAAAATATATCCATTCATTACATTCATTATTCATTACATTCATTATTCATTATCCGAATAGTTTTCGCATATTCTTTTCGAATTGTAGGCGTATAACAAGTTCGTCCAACGATAGCGATGTCTGTGCGTCCAACATTATGTTAGTGCTTATTTTATATTCTTATATCATTTTTTTTAGAACATAATGAAAAAAGAAGTAAAGGAATTATTCCGATATCTATCTATCAGATATATATCGGATGCCTAATTATATGAAAACATTGGAGGGATGCCGTCGTTCGACGATGGAGTAGTCTGTGTCATCCATTTAGCGATAGTCTGGGTATTAAATAGATATGCGTCGCTGTCGCTTCCGTCGTCGCTTCCGCCATCGTCGTCATTATCATCTACGTTATAATATAAGCATACAATCGCCTGAGTGTAATGTTTAATATCGTTGCCATTTATTTTGCTAATATACGCAAACATCTATAATTATTTTATTATTACTATATATCTTATATCTTATATTTTATATACTTAAAGTTCTCGTGTTTTTCCGTGGTCTCCCTACACCCCTTAATATCTTGATGTCCGCAGTATCTTCGATAATCGACGTGATTTCTTCGTCGCTTACTGAAAGGGTTTCGATATTATTATCCGTGTTATCGATGGATATATTATTATGAACGTTTTTAATAATATTCTCAATGTCCGCTGAGGGTTTGTGATTTCTTAGTTCAGTGATATTCGGCGATTGGCGAAACGACTGCTGATGCGACTGCTGATGCGACTGCTGATGCGACTGTTGTTGTTGAGGCATCGATGGCATCGCCGAAGGCATCGCCGATGGCGTATTCAATGTATTAAAAAGACTGCTAACCATCCCAAACAATCCTCCGCTATCGCTACCTGCCATACCGCTTAGGCTGCTTACGCCGCTCATAGTGTTTGCCATTCCTGCCATACCGCTAAGACTGCTTACGCCGCTCATATTACTTAAAGGAACGTTTTGGGCGATGGGTTGCTGTGCGTAGTTGCCGTTGCCATTTCCAGTATTACCCATCATATATTGCTTTGCGGCTGCCTGTTGAAACTGCTTCATTAGTTCGGGGTCTGATTTTAGAACATTCTCTACATTTGGCATCGGTTGCTCCTTAAACATTCTGCTTGTTAAATGGAACATAAACGCACTACCAGACAAAGAGATAAATAGCCTGAGTTCGGGCGCCATCTTTTTACCGGTCGCCTTGTATTTATAATGAAGTTCTTCGAATATATCATCATAATCATTGATATTCTCATTCACCTGCTCCGACCATCCGTCGAGTTTTATAGCGAACGGGTCATACCTGCTATTCATATACTCAGTCCCCGAAATAAACGCCATCAACATTTTTTGCTGAAATCTCACGCTACCGTCAAGTTCCTTCTCACGTATCAAGCGATTATATTCTGTCCTCATTTCTTCTAAGTCGGAGTTCATATTGAACTTAAAAGGTATCTTGAACCCCTTTGATTCCAACCTATCCAATTGATAGATAATCTCTCTTTTTTCATTTAGTTCATTCATCATAATCTCTTTCGCCGATAAATGTCGTGTAGGGACGCCTTTTTTATATTCTCCGCCGCTTCCGCTTTCGTCATCATCATCGCCGTCTTCGCCATCTTCATATTCTCCGTCATCGTCTTCTTCGCCGTCATCGTCGCTTTCCTCTTCGACATCTTCTTCGTCATCGTCCGCTTCTTCGTCATACTTGGCTTGTTTTTTATATTTGTTCGCAGTGTTAGTGCCGTTCCCGCCTCCGCCTCCGTTGCGGCTGCCTCCGTTGCTACGATGTCGGTTGCTTGAACTACTGGCAACGCTACTGCTACAATCGCTATCATCGTCATACTTTGATTTTTTAGATAAGCCTCCTCCTCCGCCGCTACCGCTCTTGTGTTTATATATTTGCTTCATATTTTTCATATAAGCACCCTTGTCATAGTCGCCATTTACTGAACTTGCTCTTGAAGAAGAACGAGACGACATCGAGATAACATCATTGCTTATCTTGTTCTTGTTGAATAAAATATCATCATTCATAAAATTATTTTGGCTCACCCTTTGCTGTTTGCTCGGTATATTGAAACTCATCGGCTTATTGTTAAAGGTATCCCTGTTAATTTCAATCAAATCGTCATTTATATTATTAAGATTTAATGTTGTCATAGTATATATTTAATTGACTACCAATTGTTTATATAATATTAATACTATATAAACGGGCAAAACTACGCACCTCAGGGTTTGCTTCGTATCTTCGAGACTACGCAGTTCGATATCCAAGCATCTAAAAACAATCGCACCGTTTTTTTATACTTATAGAGATAAAACTGAACGCCTAATATGTTCTTTTTCTTGTTATACGCTATAATAATTTTAGTTCCTATTTTTTTATGTATCTTGAAACCCTTCGGAACTTTCACAATATAATTTCGATGATGAAAAAGAAACTTTCTTTTCTGAACTGGAAAGGGCTTTGTTATGCTAAAACTGCTTGTATATCCCATATATCCGCTTTTATTTCTTTTAATATACGACGGTTTTCCGAGAGTATGAATTAAAGATTGAAACCCATAGCATACTCCGAGGATTGGTAGATTGGATTTTAGAACACTTTCGTCTATTACTGAATGTTCTTTACCATCAACGAAATAATCAGACCCTGATATTATAATCCCGTCTATCCGTTTGCGTTTCAAAACATCTCTAATACCTTTAACATCGTCCCATTTTTTAAATATTACCTTGTTTCCTTTTAATCCATCGATAAACATCTCTCCTATTTTTAAATATTGATTGCTTTTTATACATATTGATTATCAGGAACTTCATTCGACCTCTAAAAGAATATAAAGGGATACCTACTTAATATATTAATATTAAAATCAAAGTTAAATCAAAAAAATGAAAATCCTTTTCTTCGGTAGCAGGGGGTGGATTGGAAAGCAGTTCGGGGATTACTTGAACTCTCACGGTATCACCTATATTAGCACTGATGTACGAGCGGACGACGAGAAGGCGGTTGAAGAAGAAATCAAATTGTATTCGCCGACGCACATCATATCGTTTATCGGGAGAACGCACGGGGGCGAACATAATACGATTGATTACTTGGAACTACCTGGAAAACTCAAAGACAATCTTCGTGATAACTTATACTCGCCTGTAATCCTCTCGATATTGTGTGAGCGTTATGACATTCACTACACATACTTAGGGACGGGATGTATATTTAGCAGTGATGACCCTACGACATCGAGCATCGACGACGATGAGAAGCCCGATTTCTTCGGTTCTTCTTACTCTATCGTGAAGGGCTTTACAGACAGGCTTCAACATATGTATTCGAAAAACACGCTCAACCTGCGTATCAGGATGCCTATCGTGAATTTCGAACATAACAGAAACTTTCTAAGTAAGATTTTTAAATATAGTAAGATATGCTCGATGCCAAACTCAATGACCGTGTTGGAGGATATGTTTCCTGTCATAATGGATATGATTAAAAACAAAACGACGGGGACGTTTAACTTGGTGAATAAGGGGCTTATTACACACAATGAGATTTTAGAGATGTATAAAGAGCATATTGACAAAGACTTTACGTGGGATAATTTCAGCGTCGAAGAACAGAATGCGATACTGCTATCGAAGCGTTCCAATACACAACTGGCGACCGATAAACTATACTCGCTTTACCCCGATATTCCAGATATTAAAACGTCAGTCGAGAAATGTATCATCAGTTATAGCAAATAAAAAAATGATATAGACAGATAAGGACTTTTATTTTTATTAACATATTAAATATAAATATGGATACCGATAAGAGAACACAAGCGAAAGAGAAAATATATCGCTTGAACTATATCGGTTCGAAGTTTCAATTGCTCGACTGGATTACAAGCAGTATGAAGGAAAAAACAGGATGGACTTCGTTTGCCGAGAAGACAATCGGGGATTTGTTTTCGGGAACTGGTATCGTATCCTATCATTTCCGTAATCATCGGGCAAAGGTTATTTCGAATGACGCCGAACTATACAGTTCTATCATCACACACGCATTCACACGCTCACTATATACGGAAGGATGTAAGAACATCCTATGCGAACTCCAAAAAGACATTGAAGAGAATAAGCACTCCGACACAGTAGGGTTTATTACAACGCATTATAGCCCTTACGAAACGTGCGAACGTAAATTCTTCACCGTCGAAAATGCCAAGCGGATTGATTATATCCGCCATAGGCTCGAAGTGATAAAGAATACAGACGATACCTTAACAGAAGATGAATATAAGTTTGTTCTTGCTTCGCTACTACTAAGTGCCGATGCGGTTAGTAATGTCCCTGCTGTGTATGGTTGCTTCTTGAAAAACTTCAAGGCGAAAGCAGTTAAAAATCTTACAATACAGCCCATACATAAAAATACAAGTCCCGCAGTAGATGGCTCTAACACGTATAACTACGATGTTCTACATCGGGACTTCCTTTCATCATTTACATCATTTTCATTACTGGAAACCGATATGGTATATTTAGACCCGCCTTACAACGCTCGTCAATATTCTAAAAATTATTTCCCTTTGAACGTTATTGCGAAACCGCCCGAAACCGTTTCCTCAGTTCCATTGAAAGGTAAAACAGGCATCCCTGCCGATTGTTTCATCTCTCCGTTCTGTAAAAAAGGATGTGAGAATGCCTTTGACACGCTATTTAGAGAATTAAAAACAAAATGGATATTCCTATCGTATAATAGCGAAGGTATCGTTTCAAAAGAATTGATGCTCGATATTATGAAACGGTATGGGGATGCGTCGGTGATTGAAAGAGATTACAAGCGGTTCAAGTCGTTCGAATACAATAAAGATGTAGAAATCAAAGAATATTTATTCTGTCTTCGCAAGACCGACGAAGTCCCTTAAATGTCGTGGATTGTTAGATTGTCTTTCCATATAGTTAAGAAGTTTTCGTAGCACCATCGAATAGCCATATTTGTTCTGTTTTTGTATGAAATTGAAATTCAAGCAATGAAATCTCTTTCCCTTCAATTATAACTTTTAGCATTGATGAGTTTTTCCATTTATCCCAATTACAAGTCCATTTATACGAATAGTTTTCCCATTCAATCGGTGTTGTTAATGTAATATAGCGAATTGTATCTTTTTCTTTATTATAGTAAATAGTCGGGCAATCGAATGTGTAGCCGACAAGAATAGGGATAATTTTTATAATTTCAGTTTGAATATATTGTTTTAGAACAGGTGTAGTTGTATATTCAATACCAAGTATTTCGCAAAACTTGATTGGCTGTGATTGCCCTATCACTTGCGGTGCTATTTTCCCAACTCCTTTTTTCGTAGATTTTGCTGAAAGATGTTTGCTTTCATCTGTCAGACAAGTAAAATCATATCTCGAACCCTTTTTCGCTGTATGGATACACACTGGGAATAATTCAATAAGTTTAGAAAGTCGCCCTTTTAGTTTCTCAGGCAATTCCATACTATAATTATATTTCCCATCATAAGGGATATTATATGCTAAACATATAGCCATTTCAAACATCTTACCTGTGTCTTCTGTTTGTAATACCATTGATTATTATAATTATTTTTTTTATTTCTAACATTCATTTTTTATTTTATATCTCCATAATCTTATCAAATTTGGCAAGGTAGTTCTCGATAGTGCTATTATTAACCAAGACAACATCATAGGGGATATTTACATATTCTAATTCGGATTTATGTATAGCTGCGACAGCGGCGCCGACGGCGACACCCGATGGGCGGATAACACGGATAACCAAGACATCCTCTTTGCGAATGTTTGGGATATTATATAGCATCTCGTATTCGTGTAGAAATCGCATATCACTGATGACAAACGACGTCTTCTCTCCGTTGGCGTCAGCGTCGCATCGCTCGGCGATATAATTCTTCAAGGTATTCGCAAAGAAGTTTCTCTTCATATCGGGCATTAATTCCTGTATCTTCTCTTGCATTATTTCAGTCCCGAAGAATTGTAAGGCGGCTCTCGGCGTAATCCCCCATTTTTCATCGACCACATCCTTTATATCCGTCTCTACTTGCTCGTCGTTAAAGTTAAACAAGGCTTTCACTGCCTGTTTCAAAGGGTTCGCAAAAGCGACCCTTTCGTATTTATGATGTTTCACTAAATGCTCTGCCAATACATCCTTCCCACTTCGCTTTGCCCCGCAAATCGCAATAATCCGTGGCATCGTCTGCGTAAGCGGCATAAGCGGCGTCGTCTGCATCTTGTATATATCTTGTATATCTAACTATCATATATCATTTTTTGGCATACAAAAGAAAATAAAAATTGATATTTAAGAATTATTTACTACTAAACAATACAACTGATGTTTTCTAATATCTGCTGGGACATTCTGGATATCTACTACCAAAAGGGCGGTTCTCCTGAATCGTCAAATCCGCTTGTAAAGCATCAGATTGATAGTTATAACAAGTTTATCGACAATACGCTCGGGCAGATTATAGGCGGTTTCAATCCCATCAAGGTAAAGATTACGAACCAGAAAGCCGAGTTGCCAGACAATTCCTATAATATCTCTATCAACATCCTGAACCCGAGCATTGTCAAGCCCAACTATCAACTCCAAGACGGCACTCAGAATATTATGACGCCCTATATTGCTCGTATGAATAATATGACGTATTCGAGCGGTATCTACGTGAACGTCCATATCTCCACCGAGATTACCAACAAGAACGGGATGACCGAGAAGTTCGACAAGACCGTCAATGGCGTCTATATTGGCAAAATCCCGATTATGGTGCGCTCGAAACTCTGCGTTCTCAGCCAGATGCAAGGTATCTGCGAAGAGAACAAGAACGAATGTATCTATGATTTCGGCGGCTACTTTATCGTCAATGGCAACGAGAAGGTGCTGATTTCGCAAGACCGCATCAACGAAAACAAGGTTCTCGTGTTTCACCCGAATAATAATGCCGAAGGCTTGTATGCCGAAATACGCTCGATGTGCGACTCAACGTATCTGCCACCGAAAACCACGTGTCTCAATATGAGCGGTAAGTTGAACCATATGGGACGCATCATTCGCATCAACACATCCTTCATTCGTTCCGAAGTGCCTATCTTTGTGATATTTAGGGCGCTCGGCGTCATTAGCGACCGTGAGATTATCAATCACATTGTTTATGATACGGATTGCGAGAAGAACCAGCGTATTATCAACGAACTGATGGCGTGTTGCGAAGATGCCTGTGATATCAACACGCAGGAACACGCCGAGAATACGCTCATTAAGATTATGATTGGCGTGAATAAGAACAACGACCACGAAACGAACAAGGCACAACTCCATAATAATCTGATGAACGACTTTCTACCGCACGTCGGCAAATCCTATCGTCGCAAAGCGTTATACGTGGGGTATATCATTCGCAAGATGATACGCATCTATTTAGGCTACGATACGTATGACAATCGTGATTCGTATATCAACAAACGTGTCGATACCCCAGGTGTCTTGATGAGCAATTTGTTTCGCCAGTGCTACGGAAAGATGACGAAGGAACTCAAAATTGCGATTGAGAAGGAACTCAACTTGTGGCGTGGGAATGCGAACATCCCGATTTCGAATATTATTTCCGACATCAGCATTCACAGGTTCTTCAAGCAATCGCTTCTCGACTCGTGGATACGCTATTCGCTATCGACAGGAAACTGGGGTATCAAAAGCATCGGCACATTCCAAAATATCAAGCAGGGCGTCTCGCAAGTCCTAAATCGTATGTCGTTTGCGAGTACATTGTCGCATTTGCGTCGCATCAATACCGCAATGGAAAAGAACGGGAAACTGGTTCAACCTCGTAAATTAGACAATTCCCAGATTGGTATGATATGTCCCGCAGAAACGCCAGAAGGCAGTTCGGTAGGGCTTGTGAAGAATATGGCACTTAGCACGAATATTTCGATTGCGATGAATAGCACACATATCCGCAGGATTTTAGTAAATCTCGGCGTAGTAGTGTATGACGACACCTATACGATGACGAACGCAGAGAAATCGCCCATCGAATATTTGAAGCAAATGGGTAGCGAAGAGAACGTATATGTTATGGTGAATGGCGATATCATCGGTTATTATACGCAACCCGATAAATTGTATTTGACCTTGAAGCATTACAAGCGTAGCGGGGTTATCTATCCGATGACCTCGATTGTCTGGAATATCCAAAAGTCGTGTATCATCATCAGCACGGAAGCGGGGCGGATGTATCGACCGCTCTATATTGTTGATATAGACCCCAACACGAATAAGCGTGAATTGCGGATTGAGCGGGTATTACGCAGAAAGAATGTCAGTTGGAAAGAATATATCGCAGATAAGCACTTTGATTACTTTATCGTCCCTAACGAAGTCGCAAAAAACCCAGACGACCCCGAGAAATATCTCGACGAAGAGGGGTTCTTGGAATATATGGATTGCGATGAAATCAATTCGGCGATGATTGCGACGTTCCCCGTCGATTTGGAAGAGGGCATCAAAGGAACTGCGTTGCCGCCGTTTTACACGCATTGCGAAATCCATCCGAGTTTGATGAATGGCATTCTCGGCGTCAATATTCCATTTAGCGACCACAATCAGTCGCCTCGCAACTGCTATCAATGTGCGATGGGAAAACAGGCGCTCGGAGTATATATGAGTAATTTCAATAAACGCATCGATACGATGGGAAATATCTTGAATTATCCTCAGAAGTCGCTCGTATATACGAAGTTGTCAAAATATACGATGGCACACAAGTTGCCTTCGGGGGTGAATGCGATTGTAGCGATTATGACGCATACGGGCTTTAATCAAGAAGACAGTATTATGGTTAATCAGTCGGCGCTCGACAGGGGCTTATTTACAAGCACCTATTATAAGGCGATGCGGGACGTGTGTAATAAGAACCATAGCACGGGGGAAGAAGAGATTTTCACGAACCCCACGAATATCTCTTCGCAGAAACCGTATTCTTACGAGAAACTGAATGACGACGGATTTGTATCGAAGAATACCTATGTGAATGGCAATGATGTCATTGTAGGCAAGGTGATGCCAAAGAAGGCGAATGGCGTTATCACGTATCAAGATAGTAGCCTAACGATGAAGGCGAATGACGACGGGTATATCGATATGAATTATAATGGTATCAATAGCGAGGGCTACAAGTTTTGCAAGGTTCGCATTCGTAAGAACAGGAAGCCCGAGATTGGCGACAAATGTGCGAGTTGCAGCGCACAAAAAGGGACGATTGGGATGATTTACAGACATCAAGATATGCCCTTTACAAAGGACGGGATTGTCCCTGATATCATTATGAACCCTCACGCAATCCCTTCACGTATGACGATAGCCCAGTTGATGGAATCAATTATGGGAAAGGCGTGTTGTCACATTGGGGCGTTTGGTGACTCAACGCCTTACACGGATTGCTCGGTTGAAGGGATTACAAAGGTGCTTGAAATGTCTGGAATGGAGAAATACGGCAACGAAATCTTGTATAACGGGCGAACGGGAGAGCAAATCCACACGGATATCTTTATCGGACCCACGTATTACCAGAGATTGAAGCATATGGTATCGGATAAAATCCATTGCCTCACAGAAGACCACGACGTATTGACAAGCGATGGCTGGAAGTCGATTGCTGCCATAACGACCGATGACAAGGTTGCGGTTCTCAAAGATGGCACTCGGCTTGTGTATGAGACACCGATGGAAGTCCATACATACCCTGAATATTCGGGTATGATGTATAATATCAGTAATACACTGATTGATTTGAATGCGACTGAGGAGCATCGAATGTATGTAAGAGATGGCACTGATGTTGGCAAAGGTTATCAAGGATATACTTTGAAGAAAGCAAATGCGATTGTAGGGAAATGCGTCCAATACAAGAAGGATTGTGTATGGGACGTCCCTGACTATCAGTTTATGATACCGAATAGCGATAAGGAGATTAATATGGAAGCGTGGCTATTATTCTTTGGCAAATGGATTGCGAGTGGATGCGATAATAAGGTTCTCTATCAATTCGGTTCGCATAATGATACTGAGGATACTCGAAATATTACTGAATATTTGTGTAATATGAATACGGGTATGCCCTCGTGGGTATGGAAGTTGAGTAGCAAACAAGTGCATATCTTGATGAAGTCTATGATATCGACAAATATGACGTTGGGAAATTACAAGTATGATAATATGTTCTGTGTTGCGTCGGAACGCTTGGCGGACGATATGATGCGACTATGTATCCACGCTGGATGGAGCGGTATCAAGAGTATGTATAAAGGGCTATGGAAGATTACGATTATCAAGAAGAAGAACAATGCGTACGCTAACGCTGCGAACAACAAGGAGATACATAGCAGCGAATGCGTGTATCGCTACACAGGGGCAGTGTATTGTATTAGCGTATCGAGCGAAGTATTTATGGTTCGACGCAATGGCAAATCGGTATGGACGGGGAACTCTCGTGGTTCGAATGGACCGATTGTGATGCTAACAAGGCAACCAAGCGAAGGAAGGGCGAGGTCTGGCGGGTTGCGGTTAGGTGAGATGGAAAGAGATTGCTTTATCGCACACGGCACGTCGAACTTTCTTGCGGAGAGGATGCTACACGTATCCGACAATTACAGGGTATTTATTTGTAAGAAATGCGGGATGCATGCAAACGTGAATACGGACAAGGGCATTTATAGTTGTAAATATTGTAAAAATAATACAGATATCGCACAGGTTCGAATGCCCTATGCGTTTAAACTACTCAATCAAGAGTTATACACGATGAATATTATGATGCGATACGTGTGTAATTAGTATCGATATGTGATGATAGTTATATGTATATATTATATATGTATATTATTTTTAATATTTTAAATAAATAGAGTAATGACACAATCAGATATAGATAGCGTTATAAGATATGATTTAAATAGTTTATTACAAAATATTCCTTCTACTGGAAAGCCATTCGATGACAAAAAATTAAATTTTAAAGAACTTTTAATATCTTTTTTACAAAAAATAACTGTGTTTTGTAATAAATACATCGAAAACCTATTTACAAAAGATATTAATATGCCTGATTTAACGTGTTTGAATTATGGTATTAATAAATTAAAAGAGTTAATCGAAAAAACAAATAATAAAAATAATGACGATATAGAAAAGTTTAAAAAACTTCTTTTAGAATTATTGGAAAATATACCAAAGCCCTTATCACAGTATAGAGTTGCTATAAGGAATTACAAAAATGAATATTTAGAAAATGAAAATAACAGATTAGAAATAAAAAAAACAGTCCAAGAAACGCAACAACAACTTGCCTTACAACCTAAATCGTTTATTAATATAATGAAAGATTTTTACAACAAAAATAGTATAACTTATTTATTATATGATGTCCCGAATAAGAACTTAGAAGATGAACTTACACTTGATTTCGCACTACAAATACTAAGTGAATACCAATATATATGTGGTGGAAACCGTATAGTTTCTGTAAGTAACGGAGAGACAGCCCTTAAAAAAAAAGAGGAAAAAGACTATACAGAGTTAGATTATTTTATATTATTAAAAAATAAGGGTATTGACGATGACGAAGGAACTGTTGCGAAATATGAAACGTTTTTAAAAAGTAAATTAGCATTAGACTATTTAAATAGTAAGAAATCAGAATTAAGTAATTATTATTATTCATATGTATCAAATGAAATCAGTGCTGATGTAAGAAAAAAAGACTATCATTTAAAAAGATATAATGATAGCCTTTCTTTTATTATTTCATATACAAAACAAAAAAAAGAAAATTATAACGAAAATAGTCTTAAAACAATGATAGAATTATATAACAAAAGCAAGTCGTCCCAAGGTGGTAATGCCAATATAAAAGCAGTAAATAAAATAAAGAAACTAAGCAAGAAGACGATACTCGGTAAGGAGCGATGTATCTATGCGATACAAGGCGACCGCAAGGAATACCTTAGGTATAAGGGCGATTTGATACCCGTGAAGGACTACAAGAAGGTAATGTCAAATAAATAAATATTTACATATATAAACCTATTAGAATAGATAATAAATAAAATAGAAGATGCCTATTTCGATTGTAAAACGGCTCGTATTATTTTTTATATTTGCGACGGGATACTGTGATAAACATCGACACAACACGATACCTCTATTCAATAATAACATTTGTAAGAGCCTCAAAGATAACACTGCGAACATAGCGAAAGCATCGAATATCTACATCTACAAGCCGTTGAAAAATAGATTAGTATATTATACGTGTAAGCATAGCGGGACACGACGGGCATATAATCCTTATGCGGTAGTCGCAAAAGACGTTCTTCGAAAATACATCTATATCGTTAATGTTGTCGTGATTTACATAATATTATATAGTTTATAATAGTAGATAAAGAGAGTTAGAGTTAATATGAGTTATAACGAGGCTGAATTACAAGATTTAGATATAAAATTAACAAGTTTATACAACGAAATAGACAAGTGTTCTGAAAGCAGTGATACTAAATTATTAAACTATAATGGAACACAAACCAATTTTGGAAACCTTTTAAGAGATACCTTGAAATTAATAACAAATGATTGTGATAATTATATAACTAAACTATTTAATAACGATACTGTATTATTTATATCAGGGTTTAGATGTTCTAATAAAGAAAGTATATCCACTTACTACAACAACGCAAATAAACTACCTGACAATGTAAAAACAACAGACGATATAAATATATATCGAAAGACCGCATTATTACAATTATTAACTAATAACTCGATAGGTAATTTTAAAAGTAAAATAAAAAATAATGATATAAGTAAGAAACTGCTAAATATATCCCAAGGCGGTAATCGCAAGACAAACACGATAAAGAAACTAAGCAAGAAGACGATACTCGGTAAGGAGCGATGTATCTATGCGATACAAGGCGACCGCAAGGAATACCTTAGGTATAAGGGCGATTTGATACCCGTGAAGGACTACAAGAAACTAATGAAAGACAAGAAGTAAGCCGAAGCAGCCGAAGCAGCCTAAGCGGTATATTTCATTCTTTTTTTACAGATATATAAACATAATCTTCAACTATATATTCATAAACTATAAACTATCTAACTATATGGAAAGTGATAATCATAAATTATACGGCGTATTAGGAGTTTCAAAGAATGCTTCGGTAGATGATATAAGGAGGGCATATAAGGCACTTGCTTTCAAGTATCATCCCGACAAAAACAAGGGGAATGCGGAAGCCGAAGAGAAGTTCAAGGAAATCTCGGCAGCCTACAATGTATTAAACGACGAAGCAGAGAAGGCGAAATATGATGCTACGGGCGACGCCAATTACAACAACGGTTCAGGAGGGCAAGAGATGCACAATCCGCACGATATATTCGAGGCGTTCTTTCGTAGGAACGGAGGACATTTTGGTGGTATGGGAGGCGGACACGGGTTCGACGAAGATATGTTTTCGTTTGGCGGAATGGGCGGACACGGACACGGCAATCGACAGCCGAAGAAAGCCTCGTCCATCGAGAAGACGTTTGTTTTCAACCTTGACGATATATATAGCGGTATCAATAAGGATTTGAATATCAATATTCGCAAATACTGTCTGAAATGTAATAAGAAATGCGGTAAATGCGATGGACGTGGTATCATACAGCAGATACGTAGCCTCGGTATCATGCAACAAATCTTTCAGGGTTCGTGCGATAGTTGCGAGGGTTCGGGAATAATAATTGACGGGAAGTCGGGGTGTAAGACGTGTAATGGCAAAGGGTTTTACAATGAAGATAAAAAGGCGACCTTAATCATCCCGAAGGGTATCGACGAGAATTACAAGACCGCATTTCCCGAATTGGGAGAGCAACCACGGATACCCAATATCAAACCTGGCGACTTGATAATACACATTAAGATAGAGGAGCATAAGCATTTCATACGCAAGGGGAATGATTTATATTATAAAACCGACATCTCGTTTATCGACTCAATCGTAGGGAAAGAGGTTGTGATACCCTATTTCAAAGAAAACATAACAATAAACACGAATATATTTGGCGTCATCTCGAATGGCAAGAACTATCTGTTGGAAGGTAAAGGAATGCCCGTATTAAACACGGCAAATAAGGGAAATATGTTTATCGAGTTCGCTATCAAATACCCGAAGATTAAGAACGTTGCTACCGATAAGATTGAAGAACTGAGGACATTACTGAACGACGTCTTTTATGTATAAATCTAAATCTTAATATTCCATATTCTTTTTACTTTCAATCGCATATAATATATTGTAAATGGGGTCGACGTTGATGGCGTCGTCATATGTGTATTTTTTAATAAAGTTTGCCAAGGAGATGGAATGCTCGTCTCTCAGTTTCTCGTCGGTGTTTGAAGTGATGTAGTATTTGTATTTCTTCGTCGCCATCTTCTTCTTGTCAAGAAAGAACACCTTGCCGCTACTTTTTTCATAGTAATCGATATACTTCTTTTTCTTTTCGGCTAAATCAAAGATATAAAAGGCGTTCTTCATTTTGCTAATATTGTCCGTAGGAGAAAATAGCACAGGTGCTATGATTTTCTGTTCCCCATAGGTTATTCCCGTCTCCTCGGTTATAAAGTTATACTCGAAGCGAACAATAAAGTCCTTTATTATATTATTGCTATTATTGACATGCACGATATATATATTATAGATATATGAGTTGTCGTTCTCGTTGATATTGTAATTGATGATGTCGGTGATGTCGGTGCATCTCGTCATTTTACTCGCAATACGATATATATAATCACGATATAACACATAAAATATTCCGCAAATTATAAATAAAAAAAGTATGTTTATAAAAATCTGGTATTTATATTCGAGAATAACATAAATATCCTTGAAGCCTTGGGTGATATCAGATATATTGTCTATATATTGGACCGACGTATTGTCAATCGTCTCAGATAGTTTTTTAAAATCATTGAGAATATCCTCCGCCATAATAATAGGATGTCTTAATAATATATAATATTAAATATTTAGTATAGGTAATACATACGTATTATGTATGTAATACGGTATATATCATATATTGACGTTTTTATCTCGTTGTATTTTTGAGAAAATGATATAGTCGATAATCGACATCGGGTAATTCACGTTATCCGAAAATCCCTTTGTGAATTTGATGAGTTCGCTCGTCGTATAGGACTGTATCATATTATAATCTTTATCTACTGCGTAATATTTATACGTATTGCTATTAATCTTGATGCTAAGGTCGTCGATGACGTCGGGTTTCATCGTATTTAAATCAATATAGTTGTAATCAAAACTATCATAAAACTCCTTTTTATTTTTGCTATCTGATTGTAATTTTCCTAATTGGATTGCCTTCTTCCCTTCGTCGGAGTTCTGTAATTCCAGCAATTCGAGTGTAATCCTCTTCTTTTCGGCTCGATACACTTCGTCTTTTGCTGTTGTTGCTTCATCTAAATCCGTTTGTTGCTGTTGAAGTGCTTTGATGTCCTCCAATACCCTCTTATAGTCGTTTATTCGATACTGAAAGATGGCATCTTCGCCCTCTGTATTGCCGTATTCAATACGGGTCTCCATCTTGTTAAAATCATAGGTTATCTTGATGATATACTCGGACAACTTCTTAATCCGCTTCGTATTTATGATGATAATCGTATAAACATAAGGCGTTTCCGTATAGACGTTTTCATCAATAATCTTCGCTATATTATTACATTTCGAAGATTTCTTGGCGGTTTTATAGATTGTATCCCAATATACAAAAATGCCTATCATTATAATAATACATAAATATAATACGGAATACATCAGAAGCGTAATATTCGAGGCGTGTGTTATCGTATTGATGAGTTGGCACGGTATAGTTTCTGAAACGGTTTCGATACCATAACGAAATACACGTTTCACGACTTCGGGAATGTTATCTTTCACGACGTCAGGAGTATTATCTTTTATTTTATCCATAAGTTATGATTTCTTACTTCTCCTCTTACTATACTAATTCGAATTTAATTTTATATTGAAATAACTCATTTCTGTTTTAATCTTGTTTGTAATATCAGGTATGTCGGGTATCGTAGGTCTGTCGGGACGAGCAATCGTCATATTTTTATAAGCATTGGCGTCTTCTCGATGTCGAATGGATAGATAAGAGCCTCTGTAAAAGCGGTCTTCGGTTCTGCCATCTGTCTCGTAGGTTTTCTCATAATCATAATCAATATGCTCCTTTGGAGGAATGGGTGTGAAGCCGCCTTTGGCGCCGCCGCCAATAAACGTTTCACGACATCTTTGTCTTGCCATTTCAAACTCTTCGGGGGACATAATTTCTTTCAATAAATCCAGAATATAATTGATAATCTCCTTGCTTTTCACGTCTGCCCCCGTCTTTTCAAAGAACCATTCGAAAGCCCCGTCTCTATCTAATTCTTCGAATGGTATCGTGTTCGCCAAAAAGTTTTTCCCAAACAGAAGAGGTCGCACTGCCAACGCTATCATCCATAAAAGTATAATAACCCCTTCGAAAGCAAAAATAGCAACTATTATCCCAAAATATAGCAATTGCAAAGGTCGCAAGTTTATTAAATCAAATATCGTTACTGGTAGCACCATAACAGGTTGCAAAAGTCCAAACGTATATCTCACAAAAGGCTTAAAAATATACGTAGCATTTACAATTTCATAAAGAAAAGCAACAGTATAATAGATAACAAGGTTCGCTATCAACGCTAATTTGATATAGAATAATATATATATCCAACTTGTTTTAATCATCTTTATCTAAATATAATTTTTTCTTTTTGTATATTCCGCTATAATAATCGTCGAGTTCCGTTTCGCTATTATAATAGATGAATATGACACGATTACAAAGGTCGTCAAATACCTCTGTTGCGTCGGCTGCCGAAGCGGACAAACATTCGTTAAATCGAGACATCACTTTATTCTCAAAGTATTCGTCGAGACATTCGTCATTATCCTTATTCATATAATCTTTGATAATCTTCGAATGAAGAATAGTAATACACGGCTCATTGAGATTGTTTTTGACATCCTCGTCTTTTTCGAAAAAGTCGTTGATATTGTCGTAGAATGTTGTCATCGTATATGACGTTGCTACGCATTCGCATAACATCGGCATATCACTTTTCGATATAAAAGAAAGAGAATAAGGACATATTTATACAAAATATAAAAGATATAAAAATTGATATTGAAAGCATTTAAATATTAAACAACGCTATTTTGTCATAATGTCGTCAGGAAAAAAGGTCTGCCTCAATTGCTCTACGTCTTACTATACAGGCAAGGAGCAATCTCCGTTGCACTTTGGATTGTCTGCGGAAGGTTATGAAATCAACTCTATAATGGAGGGGTTTGATAAAGACTTGTGGATTGTAGAGGTTCGCAATGGCAAGAAGGTATGGACGAAGAAAGAGCATATTAACAAGATGACATTTGAGATACCTTTGATTAACGAGACGACATTGCCGATTACGCTATCGGCACACGCAGAGCCAGATATACAACCACCATCAACCGAAAAAGAACAACCCGCTGTATCCGTAGAAAAACAAGAACCTTGTATCACAATAACACAACAACAAGAAGACGCTCCGCATACTCCGCATACTCCGCAGACATCCGATATCGATACCACGAAGAGCAAAGAGAAGGTTAGCAAAACCGTCAAACCCACCGACTATACGTTATTTATAACCTATCGCATCCATCAAATGAAAACGATGGCAGGGGCATCCAGTGATAATAAGAAGAATTACGATTGTGCGAGGTATGAATGGAAAGAATACAAGAATAAGCCAGACGAATTACGGCTTATAATGGTGGAAGCAAATAAATACCACGGTAGTAAATAAAAAATGATAATTAGTATTTAAATAGATACAATATACTAAATATATTGAATTGATGAATACGAATACAAATACTATTTGTTTCAACAAGAATAATATTGTTTTGATAGATAGCAGTTATTATGTCTTTCACAGATATTTTGCTACCTATCGATGGTTTTCGTTTCAAAAGATTGACGTTAGCGTCGATGACATCATAAATAACGAGGTATTCATTAATGCGTTTTATAAGCATATTAATAACGACATCAAGAAAATCTGTAAAAAATGGAATACGAACAAGGATAACATCGTGTTTTGCGTGGATTGCCAGAGAACCGAAATATGGCGAAATGACATTTACGATACCTACAAGGCGACACGTGTTCAAAAAAACAACTTTAATAAAAAGATTTTTAGTATATTTAGCGATTACATAAGTTCATTAGGGTTCAAATGCCTGTCTCAGAACAGATTAGAAGGCGACGACGTTATCTATCTGTCTCAAAAGATGATTAAGACGCAATTGGAAACGTCTAATATGCGAGATATCAACGTCGTCATCATCACAAACGACAATGACTTTCTACAATTGGTCGATACGCAGGTTATCGTATATAACATGCAGTTTAAAGAGTTGATGAAGCGGGGCTATAATAACCCGAAAGTCGATTTGCTATTTAAGGCGATTTATGGCGACAAGAGCGACAATATTACCAAGATTGGCTCGGGAATAACAAAAGAAAAGGCGTTGATGATTTCGAATATGTCTGACGACGACAGAGAAAAGTATATAAAGGAATGCGGATACGAAGACAAGTTCCGATTGAATATGAAACTGATTTCGTTTGAGAATATACCAACAGAATACACAGAGATATTTAATAAAAATATAAAAATAATACTCGAAACATAATACAGATAAATATAAATAGTATATAAAGAACTCAAATAGCATATAAGGAAGATTATGCTGCTTACGCTGCTTCTATTTTTTTAATGCCATCTATTTTTTTCTTATCAAGGTTCGACATATAATACCACGATTTCTTTTCTGAGTCCCAGCGACACCCGAGATTTTGCGCTTCCTTCTTTCTACTAAACGGTATCTTCACGTATTCCTTTGTATGAACTTCGACATCGCTTTCCGACTTCTTTTCAATTTCGAGAATTGCGATTTTATTGGCGTCGGATAGATTATCTTCGTAATACCACTTTTTACAACTCATATCCCATTTCGCACCCAGCGCCTTCGCATCATCCTTATAATCAAACTTGATATTGATATAATGTTTATGACATATGGATGCCTCTTTCATTTTTATATTTGAAATCAAAGTATCGTCCAAGGTTTCTCTTGGCGACGACGATGCCATCGACGAAATCGATACTACAACACCGACCGCCAAGTTCGCCAATCTATCTGCTTCTGCGTTTCCCATCGAATGCTCGTCATTGAACCCAGTATGCGCTTTGATATGTTGCAACGTAAAACGCTTCTTGTTTGGCTTGTAGATTTCTTGTATTCTTTGTATCAATTTCAGGTTTGGTGGAACTTTTCCAGTAGATGTTTTCCAGTCGTTCTTTGCCAACTTGTCCCCATACGCACCAGCACATTTCATTACATATTCTGAATCGGTATAGATATTCGCTTTGGCGACTTTGGCATCCTGCGTCGGCTCATCCAATATCTTCTCGACTGCTCGAATAAACGCAGTTAATTCGCCTGTATTGTTTGTTTGCTTTCCAACCACCCGTGCATACTCGTTGCGTGGGTCGCCTTCTTTGAAATAAACTCCATAACCTGCGATGGCATTCGGGCTTCCATTGTGAATACAAGAACCATCAATGTAAATGTTAATCGCAGTGGCGGTAGCGGCGGCATCAGCGTCGCTCATTTCGTATCGTTGTATCGTCGTATCGTATCGTATTATGTTGATATACACGTCGTATCAATTTTTATTTCAAAGGTTTAATATATATATATATATTAAATATTATACCTATAACAAAATGATTAAGTGTATTAATAGTAATATTGAAATATATAGTGATGGCAATTACAATTATAATAATTGGAATTTAATCAATAACAATGGCATCTTTAATATACTTAACAATACCTCAAATCGCATCGATTTCTGTATATTACAAAGCGGAAATATAGGTATTGGTAGCACATCTCCAAAATCGAAACTCGACATCGCAGGAGACGTCGCCATCCTCGGGAGAACCACGCTAACCTCAAACCTCATTCTCAAAAACACCATAACCACCACACCAATCGCACAGTTCGGCACAAACACCCTCGCGCATAGCAACGTTTATATCGTAGGCGGTTCAAGGGGACGCATCGGTATCGGTAGTTCATCCCCTACCGCCTCCCTTGACGTAGTAGGCACTGTGAATATCTCAGGGCGAATTACAGCAAACGGCGGTATAACTGTCCCCGCAGGGCAAACTCTAAACGTGATAGGCGATTTGGCTACTGCGTCGATGAGCGCAACCACCATCAATACAGCATCGCTAAACGCATCCGAGGCAATCAATGCGAATGGAGGCATTACGCTACCCTTCGGTTCGCCTATCATCGCCGATGGCGGCGTTTTCACAACCTCTATCAACGCAACAGATACAATCTATGCTAACTTGGGAATTATAGTATCCGCAGGAAGTCTGCTATCTGCCAATGGCGGTATCTCGGCTACCACTATCAATGCGTCGGGATTAATAAACGCAAACAACGGTATCACTATTCCTACTGGGAAATTACTTACCGCAAATGGCGGTATATCAGCGACTACCCTCGAAACGTCTGGAACGGTTCAAGTAAAATCGACGACCGCAACAACACCAATCGTTCAGTTCGGAACAAATGCGACCGCCACAAACAACCTCTATTTTACTGGCGGTAGCAGAGCAAGAATAGGCATTGGCAGTTCGTCGCCTACCGTTTCGCTCGATGTCGTAGGGAATGCCAACGTATCCGATACAATCACAGCAACCACGATAGGGGCATCAGGAGGGATTTCAGCGAATACGATTGCATCTTCTACAACGATACAAGCAGAGGGATTGATAACCGCTAACGGAGGCATCGCCGTTCCCGACGGAAAACAGATTGTGGCATCAGGTGGTATAACAACAACAGGGATACAAGCGAATACCATAAATACGACAGGGGTAGTGAATACAAATGGCGGTATAATATCTGGCTCTACAATTACCGCTTTCGGGTTAATCACAGCAAACTCGGGGTTGTCTGCTTCTACAATAACCTCGTTGGGGATTATCAATGCCCCCGCAGGGATTTCGGCAACCACAATCGATGCGACATCTGCGATAAAAGGCACGACAGTTGAAATGAGCGGTTTCATAAAAACGACAGGCGGGGTAGAGACGACGACGCTCATAGCATCGGGACTACTAACCGCAAACAACGGTATTGTAGCGTCCTCTATAAACTCAACAGGCGTTATCTTAGCGAATACGGCGACACGCACTACACCCATCGCACAATTTGGCACAAACACGAATGCTTCAAGTAATCTATATTTTGTTGGAGGAGGTGATGCACGTATTGGAATAGGTAGTTCGTCGCCGACTGTTTCTCTCGATGTCGTAGGCGGTGCGAATATTACAGGGGCATTATCGGTAGGCAGCGTTAGCGGCGGGAGCGGAAGCGGCGGTGGGATATCTACGCCTACTCTCACTGCTTCGCAGTTGATAACAGGCACAGCAGTTGATGTTTTAAATACGCTGACTGTTAAATCGGCAACCGCTACAACGCCAAATGCACAGATTGGAACAAACACAGATGCTTCGAGCAATCTATATTTTATTGGCGGCGGAAGGTCTCGCATAGGAATTGGGAGCAGTTCTCCAAATAACGCATTGGATATCCAAGGTGATATGAATATCACAGGAATATATAAAAAAGGAGAGCGAGATGTCATTCTGGATACAAGCAATTACATATTATCGTCGTCAAACTCCATTATGAACCGATTGAGCGAATATATTCCCTATACGTGGGTTGTGAATAGCCAAACATTGAATCTAAATTATACGTTGGGAAACGTGGGGATTGGGACAATTACCCCTGCTAAAAAACTACATATCGTGCATCCCAGTAGCGAACTCATTCGAATTGAAACGAATGCCGATGGAGCGAACCAAGTTTCGGGGATTGAGTTCGGGATACCTTCGTATAACACGGCGACACGCAGCAAAATCACTTCGACGACTTACGAAAATAATGGGAACAGCGGTAGCGACTTACAGTTTAGCACAGCATCCGCTTTAAATGCCTCGTCCCCTAAACTCATCATCTCGCCGATTGGCAACATAGGCATCGGTTCGCAGTTGCCTTCTAATATTTTACAAATTGGAAATGCGGGTAGGCTTCGCATCGCAAATACGGTAAGCGATTATACTATTATTGGAACAGCCGACATAGACGATACCACAAATACTAAAATAGAACTGTCAGGCAACACACGCAACGGCAGCGGCGACGGCAGCAGCGGTAGCGGAACAATCTCATATGTCGCAACAAATACCGAGGGTTCGCATCGGTTTATGACAAACTCCACAAATGAAAGGATGCGTATAACAGGTGCGGGTAATGTCGGGATAGGAACTACAAACCCCGAGCAACTCTTAACATTATATGGCAATGATGCGATATTGAAGATAAAAAACAGCAACCCTACTACCACCGCCAACAAATCGGTAGCGATTAACTTGGAGAACGGAGAGCAAGGAGAGTGGATTATAAGGAACTCGAATAATAGCCTGTTATTTGATTATAAAGATATTCATACAGCGGAAGCCGCTACTTCAAACCGCCTCATTATCGATGGCGTAAGCGGTAATATCGGTATCGGGACTAATCCATATAGTAATTATAAATTAAATCTTTTGGGTAATATTCAAATCGGTGGCGACATAATACCAAGTAGTAGCAATGCGTATAACTTGGGTTCGCTTACGACCCCGTGGAAAGATTTGTATTTGTCGGGCAATAGTATCTACTTAGATGATTTAATACTCTCTCGTGATTCAAATATTAATTTGAATATCAAAGATTTGCGAGGGAATTACAGAGATGTTAATGTTAGCAATATTAATTTTCATACGACCAGCAATAGGCTCACGATTGGCATCGATGCCGAAGGCAACATCATCTATCACAATCATACTTCAAATCGAACATACTATCCTGTGACAACGCCCTATATTAACAACACGACGATATTAGACAACGTGAATGACATCATTATAAGCACTTCGAATTATGCGATAGAGACAAGCAATACGCTTACAAATCGGATAACCTACACCGACCTGAACCAAAGCAACTATGTATTTACGACAAACGACAACATATCGACACGGATTACGAACTTAACAACGGATATGATAAATGAAAACTTAGAAGGGGCGAAGAAGTTTATCATCAACCACGCATATAACAATGACTTACTCATAAATGGCACTTTAACAATCAATTCGAACTTAATTGTCTATGGCGAAAATACGACGCTTGAAACCACAGTATATACTACGGAGCGTCTGGAAATCGTGAATGAGAACAACACGGCTTCTGCGTTAATGATACAACAAAAGGATACGATACGGGATATTTTTATTGCGTCCAATATGGATACCGCAGTCTTCACAATTGAAAACAATGGAGATGTTAATATTTTAGGTAATTATAAAAGAAATAATAGAGATGTCATCTTCGATACCAGCAACTACGTCTTATCTACGAGCAACATCTTAGTAAATTATGCGAATACGAATGACACAAACAACAGCAACTATATCTCGACGACCAGCAACATTTTATATAATAATATTGCTTTTTTAGATTGTAAGTTTAAACTATTAACATTCAAGGTTAATCTAAATGACGCCAATACGAGCAACTACATCTCGACTACGAGCAATATTCTAAGCGAACGCCTTTATATCCTCGACCAACTGACAAGCAACGTGATAAACAACAGTATCACGACATTAAATCGCACGATAAACGCCAACGATACCAACACAAGCAACTACATTTCGACAACAAGCAATAACCTAATAAACTACGTCTTGGCTTCAAGTAATACTTTGATAGACAAAGCAAACTTCAATGATACCAATATGAGTAATTACGTGTTTTCGACAAGTAATAACCTAATCAACTATGTCCTCGCTTCAAGTAATACTTTGATAGACAAAGCAAACTTCAATGATACCAATATGAGTAATTACGTGCTAACAACAAGTAATAACCTAATCAACTATGTCCTCGCTTCAAGTAATACTTTGATAGACAAAGCAAACTTCAATGATACCAATGTGAGTAATTACGTGCTAACAACAAGTAATAACTTAATCAATTATGTCCTCGCTTCAAGTAATACTTTGATAGACAAAGCAAACTTTAATGATACCAATGTGAGTAATTACGTGCTAACAACAAGTAATAACTTAATCAATTATGTCCTCGATTCAAGTAATATCCTAATCAACAAAGCGAACTTTAATGATACCAATGTGAGTAATTACGTGCTAACAACAAGTAATAACCTAATCAACTACGTCCTCGCTTCAAGTAATATCCTAATCAACAAAGCGAACTTTAATGATACCAATATGAGTAATTACGTGCTAACAACAAGTAATAACCTAATCAACTACGTCCTCTCTTCAAGCAATACTTTGATAAACAAAGCGAACTTTAATGACGCCAATATGAGTAATTACGTGCTAACAACAAGTAATAACCTAATCAACAAAGCGAACTTTAATGATACCAATATGAGTAATTACGTGCTAACAACAAGTAATAACCTAATCAACTACGTCCTCGCTTCAAGTAATACTTTGATAAACAAAGCGAACTTTAATGATACCAATATGAGTAATTACGTGCTAACAACAAGTAATAACCTAATCAACTACGTCCTCGCTTCAAGTAATACTTTGATAAACAAAGCGAACTTTAATGATACCAATATGAGTAATTACGTGCTAACAACAAGTAATAACCTAATCAACTACGTCCTCGCTTCAAGTAATACTTTGATAAACAAAGCGAACTTTAATGATACCAATATGAGTAATTACGTGCTAACAACAAGTAATAACCTAATCAACAAAGCGAACTTCAATGATGCCAATATGAGTAATTACGTGCTAACAACAAGTAATAACCTAATCAACTACGTCCTCGCTTCAAGCAATACTTTGATAAACAAAGCGAACTTTAATGATACCAATATGAGTAATTACGTGCTAACAACAAGTAATAACTTAATCAATTACGTATTGGCTTCAAGCAATACTTTGATAAACAAGGCAAACTTCAATGATGCCAACACAAGCAACTATGTATTCTCTACAAGTAATATTCTAAGTAATCGATTGTATATCCTCGACCAACTGACAAGCAATGTGATAAACAATAGTATCACAACTTTAAATATCAAAGTGAATGCCAATGATAGTAATGTTAGCAACTACGTGCTTTCGACAAGCAACAACCTAATAAACTACGTCTTGGCTTCAAGCAATACTTTGATAAACAAAGCAAACTTCAATGATACCAACACAAGCAACTATGTGTTCTCTACGAGTAATATTCTAAGCAATCGCTTGTATATCCTCGACCAACTGACAAGCAATGTGATAAACAATAGTATAACAACTTTAAATATCAAAGTGAATGCCAATGATAGTAATGTTAGCAACTACGTGCTTTCGACAAGTAATATTATTTCAAAAAGAATTACCGATTTAACAACCGATATGATAACTGAGAAACTCGATGCTTCGAAAAAGTTTATAGTAAATAATCGCTATAATAATAATTTAGAAATTAATGGCACTTTAACAATCAACTCGAACTTAATTGTGTTAGGTGAAAATACGACACTTGAAACAACAGTATATACTACGGAACGTCTTGAAATCGTAAATGCAAATCCTACAAAACCATCATTAATGATACAGCAAAATAGCAATGATAGCGATATCTTTGTAGCCTCAAATATAAATAGTGCTGTCTTTAAGATTGCTAATAATGGAGATGTTCTTATTAACGGCGAAGGCAATTATAAAAAAAATAATAGAGATGTTATTCTTGATACAAGCAATTATGTTTTATCGACGCAAAACGATTTGATACAAAATACAAACACTATCGACGCAAATACATCAGCAAAGATTACTTTACTTGCGAATACTTTATTAACAATAGGTGAATTAAATGACGCCAATATGAGTAATTATGTGCTTACGACAAGCAATATTCTAAGCAATCGCTTGTATATTCTCGACCAACTGACAAGTAATGTGATAAACAACAGTATAACAACTTTAAATATTAAAGTGAATGCCAATGATGCCAATATGAGTAACTACGTCTTCACTACGAGCAACAACCTAATCAACTATGTTATGGCGTCAAGTAATACCTTGATTAACAAAGCAAACTTTAATGATGCCAATATGAGTAACTACGTCTTCACTACGAGCAACAACCTAATCAACTATGTTATGGCTTCAAGTAATACATTGATTAACAAAGCGGATGTGAATGATGCCAATATGAGTAACTACGTCTTCACTACGAGCAACAACCTAATCAACTATGTTATGTCTTCAAGTAATACCTTGATTAACAAAGCAAATGTGAATGATGCCAATATGAGTAATTATGTATTCTCTACGAGCAACAACCTAATCAACTATGTTATGGCTTCAAGTAATACCTTGATTAACAAAGCGAATGTGAATGATGCCAATATGAGTAACTACGTCTTCACTACGAGCAACAACCTAATCAACTATGTTATGGCGTCAAGTAATACCTTGATTAACAAAGCAAACTTTAATGATGCCAATATGAGTAACTACGTCTTCACTACGAGCAACAACCTAATCAACTATGTTATGGCTTCAAGTAATACATTGATTAACAAAGCGGATGTGAATGATGCCAATATGAGTAACTACGTCTTCACTACGAGCAACAACCTAATCAACTATGTTATGTCTTCAAGTAATACCTTGATTAACAAAGCAAATGTGAATGATGCCAATATGAGTAATTATGTATTCTCTACGAGCAACAACCTAATCAACTATGTTATGGCTTCAAGTAATACCTTGATTAACAAAGCGAATGTGAATGATGCCAATATGAGTAACTACGTCTTCACTACGAGCAACAACCTAATCAACTATGTTATGGCTTCAAGTAATACCTTGATTAACAAGGCTGGGATGAATGATGCCAATATGAGTAATTATGTATTCTCTACGAGTAATATTCTAAGTAATCGATTGTATATCCTCGACCAACTGACAAGTAATGTGATAAACAACAGTATCGCAACTTTAAATATCAAAGTTAATGCCAATGATAGTAATGTTAGCAACTACGTGCTAACAACAAGCAATAACCTAATCAACTACTTTATGGCGTCGAGTAATACCTTGATTAACAAGGCTGGGATGAATGACGCCAATATGAGTAATTACGTGTTTTCAACAAGCAATATTCTTAGCAATCGTTTGTATATCCTCGACCAACTGACAAGTAATGTGATAAACAATAGCATAGCGACATTAAATAGCAAGGTGGATGCGAATGATGGATATACGAGCAATTACGTTTCGTCCGTGAATGAAAGTTTAATCAACCAAATAAACGAATTGAATACCGCTCAACTCAATTATGTTTTAACGACCAGTTCGAACTTGGGCGATGGCTTAACCGTTGTGATTTATAATATGAATGTGAATGATAGAAATATCAGCAATTATGTGCTAACGACAAGTAATTTAATACAACGACGGATTAACGAGACGACGACCGACAAAATTGTAGAGGGGGCTAAGAACAAGTTTATAATTGAAAATAAATATAATAGTAATCTTGAAATCAAAGGAAGTCTCGTTGTCAATTCGAACTTTGTTGTGAATAGTTTGGCATCGCTACGCAATAACGTGACGATTACAGGCGATGTTAATTTCACTGGCGAACTCTATAAAAATGGGATGCTTTACCCGAATGGCAAAACATACACGGGCAGTTCGTCGATATTATCGCAATACAGTCCGATACAAACGCAATTCACAATGTATAAAAATGTAATTGAGAAAAGCGGAAGCGGTTGGCAGTTTATCGATAATAATACGACGGTGATTGACGACAAGGTTCAGGGTTTCGGTGTCCGTATTAAGCCCAATCATTACTCATCAAAAGTATTAATTAACTTAAATTGTCATATAGGTATCGACTATGGGACGGATGCAAGATGGTGGGGGCTTCGCTTATATCGTCGAATAGGCGAAGCGGGTGCGTGGGTTCATCTAACAGACGCAGATGGGACGGAAGGGAGTGGAGGCGGGGCGGACGGCACGGGAACGACCTGTTGGCTATCTCACAATCTCGGCGCGGAGACAAGCACATCTTCGTATTTTATAGCAAACGTTAGTGGCGCTTACTATGATTTTCCTGAAACATCCGAAGAATACATTTATTATACTGTGAAATGGTGTTCGCTACTTGGCGACAATACGCAAGACGGCAAACTATATTTAAATCGACCCGCAGTAATCAACGCCTTAAATGCCCCGATTGTCTCGTCTTCGTGGAATGTTAGCGAAATATGGCAACTCGAAACCTCGTATTTCCCGAAAGGCGGTATCGTCACTAAATATACGCCGACGCAAACGCAGTTTAACATCTATAAAAATCTGGTTGAAAAGATGAGTGGCGGATGGCAATTCATAGACAATAATACGGCGGTGATTAACAACACGATACAGGGCTTCTGTGTTCGCATTATGCCTAATCATTATACGTCAAAGGTATTGATAAACTTAAATTGTCATATCGGTATTGACTATGGGACGGATGCGAGATGGTGGGGACTTCGCTTGTATCGTCGGATAGGCGAGACAGGTGATTGGGTTCATCTAACAGACGCAGACGGCAGCGGCAACGGATACAATAACGGGACGCCTTGTTGGCTCTCGCACAATCTCGGTGCTGAGTCAAGCACAACCTCGTATTTTATAGCGAACGTGAGCGGTGCTTATTATGATTTCCCGAATACGATGGATACCTATGTCTATTATACGGTGAAATGGTGTTCGCATTTGGGCGATGTCGCACAGAACGGCAAGTTATACTTAAATCGCCCTGCGACGTATAATGGGAACAGTGGGAACAGTGCGATTTTATCGTCCTCGTGGAACGCACAAGAGATATGGCAACGTGAAACCACGTTTATCCCGAAGAATGCGGTGATTTGCCAGAATATGTCGATACAGACGCTTTTTAACATCTATCGAAATATTGTCGTTAAAACTGGATATGGATGGCAGTTTATCGATAATAATATTAATATTATAAATGAAAAGATACAGGGCTTCTGTGTTCGCATTAAACCCACGCATCCTTCGTCGAAAGTCTTAGTCCATTTATCGTGTCATATTGGTATCGACTATGGAACGGATGCGAGATGGTGGGGGCTTCGCTTGTATCGCAAGATAGGCGAGGCGGGTGCATGGGTCCATATCACAGAAGCAGATGGTAATTTAATCGATAACAAGGGAACGTCGTGTTGGCTCTCGCATAATCTTGGTGCTGAGTCAAGCACATCCTCGTATTTCGTAGCGAATATATCGGGGTCGTTCTTTGATTTGCCAAACACGTCGAGCGATTTCGTGTATTATACTGCGAAATGGTGTTCGATACTGGGCGATAATTCGCTCGAAGGCAAAATCTATCTAAATCGTCCTGCTACGTATAACGAAATGAATACTGAGAACACTGCGGTTCTCTCGTCGTCTTGGAACGCACAAGAAATATGGCAGTTGGGAACGCCTTATGAACCTGCGGAGTATTCTATCATCAACATTTTTAATAATAATAACGTAGGGATAGGCACTACGAACCCCGTGTGTAAATTGGATGTCGATGGGACAATTAACGCTGCGAACTATTCGACGATAAGTGATAGGCGATATAAAAAGGATATAAAGACGATTGATAGTTCGCTTGGGATAATCAATCGGCTGCGCCCTGTATCTTACTTAACAATCGCACAGGACGAAGGGGATAAAAGGAATTACGGGTTTATCGCTCAGGATTTACAAGAACTAATTCCAGAGGCGGTGAATGTTCCCGCTCAGGAAAATCAAAATTACACGATTGAATATATGTCGCTCATACCGCTCTTGACAAAGTCGATACAAGAGTTATCCGAACAAATAAATTGCCAACAGAAGACGATAGAGGATTTGACGGCGAGATTGATGAATAATGAATGAATATGAATTATGAATAAATATGAATGATATAATTCCCAATTCCCAATAATTATTTTTAATATTCTATATTAGATATAATGAGTGTAAAAAATGAAGATATTAAAATGTCCCCTAATCTGCCTTATAAAATCGAAAAGTTGTTATCAAAAACCGAGGCATTAGTGTTGTTATGTAGTAAAGCGAGTGGATACTGGTCGATGATTAAGTTCGCTTTCAATATACCCTTGGTTTTAACATCATCTGCGATGTGTATCATCAATAGTATTAGTGAGGATGCGAACGAGGTTAAAGTTCCAAATATTGTAGTGAATGCGATAAGTGTATTAATTATTTCTTTAAATAATTCTATAAAAGCAAGTGAGAAGTGTGATTTGTTCCGCCGATTAGGGCAACAATTCTTATTATTAGCGGGACAGATTGAGAACGACGATGAGATAACCGACAACGAGTTTAATCTATTAGCATTGAAATACGAGAACCTCATAAATGACATATTGTTTGAAGAAATACCCAATCGATACAAGTTGCAAGTGGTAGAAAGTTTCAAAGATAGGCATCTGCCTCTACAACTGAATGGATGTAGTGGCAATAATAAGAACTTTGTTCCACTGCCACCAGCACAGTCTAATCAACTCCATTCGAACTCTGCCGAAATCGTGATACGCCAAGAGAACGCAATGAACTCGACTGTCTAAGTCCTGTCTACGCTGCTACACGGCTTCTTCTTCAATATCGTCGTATATGTTATAATTATCATTGTCTTTGCTATTATAATCCTTGTCTTTCTCAGCGTCTTTGTAGGCATCCGCTAAGTCTCCCGTAGTATCCACGACATCCGCAACAGCAGCAACAGTAGCAACGGCGTCCGCAGCGTCCGCAGGGGCATCCTTGTTCGCTTTCATAATACCCGCTATTTTCATTTGCCGACGTATTTCATTCTCTTCAATATCCAAGTCTTGGTTTTCTTTTAGTTTTTTGTTTTTGTATTCTTCACGTTTCTCATTGATAAATATTGCGATTTCTTCGGGCGTCAAGAAACGGTTGTATTTTCCATCTACATATGTTTTTAAATAATCATAAAGTTTATCGGCATTCTCTCGAATAAAATCCTTCGGGATATTCTCAATCCCTGCCAAATCTGGCATATGAAACGAATTACTTATCACCGCTATATTGATTATATTCACGACGTCGGCTTCTTCCGCATCATAATTTTTATTTAGATTATAAAGATGCTTCAACATCTTCTTTATTTGTTTGACGGACTGTGTAATCTTGTTTTTTAATACCTCGCTATCATTGTATTTCGAGGACGAATGAGCGTTCATATAGATAATTCGGTTAATGCTAAGTAGCATCTCTTTGTAATTAATATGTCGGCAATTTAAAAAATCGAGGCTTATGTTATTTTTAACATTTTTGAGCCTCTTGATATTCTCGGTGATATGCGATTTGATACCGTCTATATCGTAGTTTATTAATTTATCAATTAAATCACTCGGTAACAGGTCGGATATGTCTTTTTTACTCCGCATACTCTCTAACCACGCATCAACGCTATATGTTTTAAAATTATACATAAATGGGGCTTTATTAACATACTTGACGTGCTTGTTCTTCTCCTTTGCCTCTTTCGCAAAGATGTCGCCGTCGCTGTCGCTATCATCGCTTCTTTCCATCACTTGTGTGGCTTTCTTAACTTGCGTGTCTCGCTTATTGCGTTCCTTTGGTGGCGTATAACGCATATCCCTCTCTTTGCTTATTAAACGGGATTTCGAATACTGCTCCTTATATTTAATGATTTCGCTATCAAAATCTGTATTATCATTAAAGTTGCCGTCTAACTTGCGTAGGCAGCATCCTTGGATATATTTATGTATTTTTTCGAACTTCGAATTACTATTTGGCATAAACCGTAATTTATCAATGTAATACCTTTCTTCGTCCGTGTATTTACCTCGGTCTATCGCACATTTATTCTTGGCGTCCGCATTCTTCTTACTAAGAAGTTCGCTCAATACCGCTACGTCCCTCTCTTTATGCTCGTTCTCCACAATAAACACAAGGTTCTTTCGCAAATCCTTGATATTTACAACATAGTTATTCGCATCCGTGTATTTAAAGAAGTCGCTTATAATCTCGATGATGTAATAAAGAAGTCCTCGTGTATTCAGTTTATCGAGGTGATTGGGATTTAAATAATTCATATTTAGTGTTATATCACCCTTCAATAGTTTATCTTGCGTCTCGATAATCCAGAAGCATATCGCATTACAAAAGATGACATTGAGCGTCTCTATAAACTCGTTATTGACTTTTTTAATTATACTTGCGTGAGCGGCGTGGCTTTTATCGGTTTGCTTATTATATTGATTTTCTAAGATATGTAGCGGTGTCATTTCGGCATATTTCTTAGCATACTTCACGGCGTCTTCAATATTGTTCTTTTCAAACTCCTTGACGTATTTCTCATATCTCGTGGATACGCTACGATATCTCTTAAATAAATAAGCAGATATATCATCATAATCGATTTCGATATTTGCGACATCGTTGATTTTCTTAATCAAATCAAGAATAATTCGCAACATCTCAATAAACCCCTTCTCGTTTTTAAAATGTATATTTGCGATATATCGGTTCAAGTCATAATGATTTGCGATGCCTGATGCCATTGCGGTCGCCGTTCCCGTTCCCGCATCAGCGTCATTCGCAATACCCTTGTTTTCGTCATCGATAATGTCGTCGGGTTCTTGAAGCCCTTCATAGTCGTCTATGTCGTTCGCATCGCAAACCGCCTTCTTTTCTCTCTTCGACAGAACATACTTCTTCCCGTCCTTGTCGTAATCGAAAATATGCTCTCGTGAATGGATAAAAGACTTCTTGACTTTTTCGCAATCTCCTTTAATAATCTCTATATTTTCTTTGGCTTCTAATATATCATTAATCGTGTTTAGCGTATGCTCCATATTAATCGTCTTGATGGATAGCCTGAGGTCTTCGATAACCTCTTCGATTGTCACGGTGTTATCGTTAATTTGCTTGATGATACTGTATATATTATAATGTTGTAAAGGGATAACGTCGGACTGTATGACGTCGCTTTTGTATTTAAGGATGAGGTCTTTGGTTTTTTCGAGAAACGAATGGACTTCGGGAGATATGTTGATGACTTTTAGCGTCTTATCGATATTGTCAAAAAACGTCAGTTTCTTATTGATTAATACGGGGCGTTTGATTTTAAATACGTGATGTATATTCTTACGCTCCTTCTCCTTCTTTATAATCGTATCCATAAGGTCGGTTAAGCGTCCCAAATCTTCTTCGGAAATAAAGTCCAGAGAATAATCATACTTTTTAAAAATGTTATCAATATTCGCATAATCAAGATAGAAACTCTCTTTATTGCGATTAATCTCGCTCATAATCATTTCGATGTCAGGGCGTGTATCCTTAATCAACTCATAAATACCTTGGTAATTCGCAGAAGCCTTGTAGTTCGTATTGACGCTATTCAACAGATGCGACGCTATCTTCGCATACATATAATCATTCGTGGTCGCCGTAGGTATCTTGTAATATGCCCCTAATATAGGAAGACTGATGTCGTCGCCGCCGTTGCCGCCACTGCCACTGCCGTCATTGACATTATAAATGTTCTCTACCTTGTCGATAGTGCCACATTTGATAACAGGGTATTCTTTGATGATTGGATGATATTTAGGGAAATCTTTTGAGTCTATTTTTTCGGAAATCGTCGTTATCGTGTTGTGTGTCGGCTTCAATCGCATCAATTCCGATTTGCGGTCATAGGATACGCAGAACTTCCGCTTTACAAACTCGGCAAGTTTGCCGCCGCCGTTTCCGCCGTTTCCGTCCTTGCCATTGTATCGCATTATAAAGTTTAGCGTCGCATCCTTCGTGTCGTCATCGCCGTATTTCTCGATTTCGCCATCGACTGCGAATACATAGTTTGAATAATCGTTTAATTTGCCGTGCGAATGCTCTCGATGGACGAGTATATCGTAGAATAAACTTCGCAATAGGTCGGACTTCTTTTTATTTTTAAAAAAAGAATATAAGTTGTTATATATCTCCTCCTTATCCATCGCAATAAAAGAAGGATTTAAGCGGCTCATTTCTTCGAAACTAAGGATTTCGGTATATTCAATATCCTCCAACTCTTCGTCTAAGTATTCTATATCCGCCATTGCCATATTGAACTTACTTATTATCTATTTATTAGAATGATATATATTATTATTCTATATTATCAATTGCGAACTTCGTCCATTCGTTCTTCATTGCCGAAAGTTCGTTTGCGATAGCGGAGCAATTCTCTTCGAGGAATGAAGCGAACACTCGCTTGTCTGCTACGCCGCCGCTACCGCTACCACTGCCGTCCTCCAATGAAATACGCAGTATCATTAGCGATTTTAGCGGATGAGGGCAAATATAGCCAATATAGGTGCAAGATATACCGTTCTTATACTTTTTGTTTTCTCGAATATAATGATTGTGAATATAGGATTGTATAACATTACCAAGCGTATCGTCTTCGTCTTCGATGATGAACTCGAACGTCCCCTGAATATCTTGAAAGGCTTGTATCTTCACCTTTTCGGAAGCAGCCGTATCGTCTCCATTCAATTCTTTACGGATGCCATCTAACTTATGTATCATAATATCCAATGATTTCGACACAAGATACTTGGGTCCGATATTGCGATTAATGCTTTCAATGTCAAACTTGAAACGCACAGCGTCGCCATATTTATTCTTGTAATACGAGCGTTCCTTGTCTAAGATGCTCGTCTTTTTGTCCGCCTCCTTCGGGTCTTGAATATACGAAAAGTTCGACAGCGATACGGGATTAAACGAAGCATTATCACGTCCCTTACGCTTTACGACTTTCGCTTTGAGATGCAAGTGTTCGCCAGTTCGTAGCCTCGTAATCAAGATATAATCCTTTGACGTTTTGTTCGCAGGGAATATGACGTTGAGTTCTTCCTTGCTTATCGGAACAGAACCACGTGTCGCCATAATATCATTCGTGCGAACATCAATCGTCTTGTTTGTAGTATTCTTGACATTTAACTCAATCTGAATGCTATTATCTTCATACCCCTCTATCTCGTCTTCTTTGAGGCAAATCGGAATAAGCCCGATGCGATGAATGATAATCTCGTTGTGAAGAGCGCCATTATTTACGAGGACATCGACGGTAGGCTCGTCATTCTCTAACTTCTCACCAATTATTCCAGGTATCGGAATGTCCGTCAAAATAATCCTACGAATACCATTTACAACCGCAAGGTCGATATGATTGATTTCAAAGGTATGACAATCCGAACGCTCGTTATATTTGTAATTTTGAAAAGCAGCAGCGGCAGCGGACGGAACGAGCGTAGAGGGCATAGTAATGTAATTATATTATATCTATCTTATATATCATTTTTTAATATATTAAAAAAATAAGTATCATTTGTCATATTTAGGCATAGGAACGGACGACACGACGCTTGGGAGCGGCAGCCGCAGCAGGGCGACGCTTGGGGGAAGCAGCCGCAGCGGGACGACGCTTGGGGGCTACACGACGGCGAAGATAACCGCCTGATAGTAATTGTTGAACCTTATCGACGGCATCTTTGATATTTACAAAGTCTTCTTGCTCCTGTTGTTCCTGCTCTTGCTCTTGCTCTTCATAACCACCGTGATGCTTAGTCATCGACTTCTTGACGCCAGTCTTGGGCTTCCTGACACCAGTCTTAGGCTTCTTGACGCCAGTCTTGGACTTAGCCTTCTTAGCACCACCCTTAGTCGCCTCCTTGGCGAGGGGGGTCATCGGATTTTTATTATCATCGGCATACATCTCGACTTTCTTCTTCTTGTCCGCAGCAACCTCATTTGCGAACCCTTCTAAACTCTCGAAGAAACCACCATAGAGACTTGCCATCGGATGACGCTTAGGGGCGGAACGACGCATCGGGGCTACACGCTTGGGAGCGGCAGCCGCAGCGGGGCGACGCTTAGGGGACGCCGAACGCCTCGGGGCAGCACGAACACCACGCTTCGGGCGTCTTGCTCCTCCATCCATATAACTTTGAAAATCTTCTTGGAGTTCACTACTACTCATATATATACTTTCTATTATATACGCAGGATTTTTATTTTTATAAATATAAAAAAATAATTAAACAATATATAATATTTAATAGACAATTAAACGCACCGATAGATTTCTTTTTTGGAGACTTCGAGACTTCGAGACTTCGAGACTTCGAGACTTACGAAAGTTACGAAAGTAGGCTTGTCATTATCGCAAAACACATTGACGTTCGAGGTAGCATCTCGTTAATTGGGTTGGATGCGAAGAATTGGATGAGCGTCTTAATGTTATTCACGTCGTTGCACTGGCAAATATAGTGATATACATTGTGTAGCGTAATCATCTTTGATTTATACGTGTTGATTTGGAGATTACGCAGTTGAGCGAGGTGATACTGAATAATCGGCGGGAATTGCTTATCCATATCCTTATTCATCTTATAGCGGTTATAGTTCGGGTAGTAGATAGTCGTCGCCCTATAATATGCGTAGAGACTGTCTTTAATCGTCGAAATAATCGTATGGACGAGATACGTAGGGTCTATCTTTTGTCCGTTGTTATCCAGCGGTAAATTGAGGTGCGGATTGTAGTTCGCTATATAATCCTTAATCGTATATTCCGTCTTGTTTTTCATATATACCGAGAGAATATTCATCCAAGCGTTAGGATGGCACGGGTCGGTTTCTTCACGGTAATTAATCGCATCCGTCGATATCTTGTATAACTTCACCTTGTCCGCAAGTATCTTTTTAACGATTAAACCATAACTATACGGGTTCGCCTGAATATGTGCGTAAGCCTCTTGAATATTACTAAACGGCAAGGGATACTTTACGCCAACTTCCAAGAGCGACGGGATAATCGACGATATGATATCCGTTTCGACGAGCGAACTACGATGCTTCGTATTCACGTGAAACATCTCCATATAATTCTCACCGAGAAACCCCGTATAATCGATGATATGCTTGTTCTCGTGATGGACGATAATAAACTCATATGCCATATTCGGGTCGAGATGTTGCGTGAATAATCTCCTCAGTTTCACAGAAGCGTCCTCAGCGCCACCGGCTTCGCCACCTACTTCGCAGTCTTCGCCGACTTCGCATCCCTCAGTATCCATAGTAGGATTTAGCGTCGAGAGCGGGACATTAAAGTATTTCGACAGGATTTCGTCAAGCATATTGCCGTGTGTCTTTGTAGGATGCGAGAACTTCGAACTATTCGCATCAGGGCAACTTGACGTCCCGAAATACCACTCATCCTTGTAATGATATACGGTAATGATTGTTCCGTCATACGCCTCATATACCTTGTCTTCCGCAGAATACGACGAAGAGATATAATGATTGTAATCAATCCGCTCGGGGATAGAGTTAGCGTAGGTTACGACTACGTTATTATTACGTTCGAGGCTAAAATCCAATACGACGCTACGACACTGCTCGTATAATTCTTTGAAATTATCTACGTTATTGCGAATATACGAATTGTGTAGCAGAACAATATCGCTACACCCCTTGAACTTCTTCACTTTCATAAGAGGCCACAAATGATACTTCTTCAAGAGCGTAATCAGACAATTCGCATAACTGTTGTTAGCAACGTTAGCGGCATTCGCTTCATAGAGGGCATACGTCTCGTTAATAAGAGAATACAACGTCGGGACGGGAGCAACAAGAGTAGCGGGAGCAGCCTGAGCGACGGGAACGGACGGAACGGAAGTCATAGCAGGAACAGTTGGAAATGTAGGAGAGCAAACGAAATTCATCGGTGTAATTACATATTATGTAATCTCTTATATCAATTTTTATTATTTTAATAATTTTAATTCATATTTTATTACTTTTTATAAAATAAATCGAACATCTCTTGCCCTACTTGTTTATGAACTTCGTCGCTCGGTTTCTGTTTCTTTATGATGGTTTCACGCTTCGCCAAGAAATACTCGAAAAACGAATAATCAAATCCCGCTTCTTTTGTAACCATCTCAAAAAGCATCGGATACCTCTCGATGAAAAACTTAAACTTATCCTCTTGGGTTATATTATGAACGAGCGAGGTATGCGATAATTGTCCCGACGACAGGCTCTTATTATCGTGCATTATTTTCATAATATCTTGAACGATATCGGTAATCTGTTTATTATCCAAACCGTCGAGAAGAAAGTCCTCAGTTGTCGTGGCTTTTTTTTCTTTCTTTTTTTGCGAACTCATTAAATCCTTTAATCTCTTTAATTCCTTTATTTCATTATTTTGTATTCTTTATGTGAATTTTTATTCCTTCTATTGTAATAGAATAAATACAAAAAATGAAAACTGAATTGATGTATTCGATGTTAGACTACGCACCCAATGTTAAAGCCCCTGAACCACTAAAAAATGCGGGGTTATACACAGGCGACGTCCTATTTGATAAGAAGCCGTGGGGCAATAACTATGTGATACCACGCACAGAACCCAATGCCGTCGCATATAGTTCCCATTTTTACGCAAGTCATCACATACCGTCTTATAATAGACCTGGAAACAATACTGTTGATAGTAGTGATTATAAAAAATATAATTTATTAAGCAGTGGCAGCAGCGGCGACGCTCCCGTCGATAACATATACAACTTCTCCTGTCATACAAAGGTATTAGACTAATACGCTTAGTGTTAGGTTAGGCTAATATAGCAGTTTCCGCTGTCTGTGCCGCCGCTGCTGTCTGAGCCGCCGCCTCCGCAAGGGCGATTGTCGTATTCGGCGACGGTTTCTTTATCGTGTCCTTGTGTTTTACCAAGAAATCGCAAATGTATTTGTAAGTTTCATCGACTTGTTCGAACGTAATCCCGCCAGTAATCAATACACTCCCGCTTTCAAATAAAGCACCAGTAACCTTCTTACATTCGCCTATATGTTGTCCCATTCCTTTCCCATAGCAATACTTGGGACACGAACAAATCCCGTTTTTATTTTTATTGTTAATATTCCAAAAGTATTCCAACTTGACGCCTTGATATATTCCAGGCTGAAAACTACACTTGTTATTGTATTCGTCATTGATAAACAACTTGTGTATCTCCTTACGGCGTATCTCAAATCCCTTTTTAAGTTCGGGGTCGCAATAGACCTTGAAGTCGGTGTTTATCATACGTATCTTAAAGTTCTGATATTTCAAATCCAACTTGAACTCAGGCTCAGTCGCAACATTTAGAATGATGTTCTTATCAATCGTATTATAGATTTCCGTAATGTCGCCGATAATATGATTAACGATATGCTCGGTATCCTTGACATCCTTGATACCCGTCAATTGTATATTGCCATTCTTGAATATCTTGACATTCGGGATATACTTGTCGTGAAACTTGTAAATCACCGTAACCTGATTATCAAACCTATTCTTTTTCATCGTATTCTTCTTGCTCTTCCTACGCTTCTTGGGATACACGCCTTTCGACGCATCTGTTCCGTTTTTCATAAACTGAACCCATACAACCCCCTTGTCGCACCCTTCGGCGACATTCTCAATCACCTTGATATTGTCAAACAAGATACCAAGATTTATATTGATGTTGTTGCCAATGTTCGCATTACACGTTATCGTCGAAATTCTATACGGAGAAAAGTAAATACCCGTCGCCGCATCGCCCGTCGCCGTCGCCGCATCGCCCGTCGTAATATCTGCCATTTGTGAGAGCATATATATAAGAATATATTTCCTTATATCAATTTTTATTTCGTAACGATTAAACTGAGTTTATTATCAATCGTGTTGGCGTTCGCCGTCGATGTCTTCGCTTTATTCTTATTCATCGTCGATTGATTGTCTAATTTGATGTGCATGTTGTCGGTTATATTCTTTAAATACGAGGTATTCACGACTTCATAACTGAAATTCGTAGAAATCATCGGCGGGAGATTAAGAATATAGGTTTTGTCATTCGTGTAATGCCCCGCTCGAAACTCGTCAATTGACATCGGTCCGTTGAATATTTTTAGTAAAAACCTTGATGGGGCGGGGCGAATTGGATGCGTGTATCCGTAGTGTTTGCTAAGCATCTGTATTAAACTATTGATTTCCCATACCTTGTCGCTACCGCAATGCGAAGAGAAGTTGTAGGCGTTCGCACATTCGAGCGAACAAAAGTTCCCAAACAATACATAGGTGTCGGTTTTAATATTATATTTATAGGGCATCCCGAACGTCCGATTGTCGATAGGGTGGCAACACCAGTAGCAATTGTTATTCGAGTTTAGGATTTCGTCGGTATGCGAGACTTTCAAAGAATACTCGCTATTGCTATTATCAAAAATGATATTGTCCTGTATCGTGCTATACGTATTGTTTTCATTGATATAAAAACAGTTCGGCTCATACGGCTCTGGGAACTCCGTTGTCGTATTGCTATCCGTGATATTCAACTTGTTTATCTGAGCGGACGAAAGAGGCAATTGTAAAATAATATCATCATTCTCAACTACCGAAACGTCCTTTATGATTGTATTCATTAAGTTTTTCTTCTTCTTCGCATCGCTTACCGTATCGTCCGTTGTTTTTGCTTTTCGAGGCATATAAGAGAAATATCGAAGCAGCGAAGAGGCGAAGCCTTATATTAAAGATATATGTGTTTATTATTTATATCATTGTTTATCAAAATAATCCTTGAAATAGGTGATGTTCTTGATTAATACGTCATTGGCGACGTTTGCGACAGGCGATGACGCCGAAGCGGACGGCTTCGTAGCCGTAGGCGGTGTATCGAACTGAACGTCGCTTTTCGCAGATATACATTTCATCTTAATTTCCCTTATTTCGTTATTCAAGGTGTTTATCGTGTCGATTAGATATTTAATGATGTATCCTGATAATAAGATTAGGATTAATACTAATAAATCCATTGTATGTATTTGTGGCACTCTCTTTTTATTTAAAGAAGGATATAAAAAATATGACAGACAGACGTGCGTGGGCTACCTCTACCTACCTCGACCACATAAAATTACACGTTCCGTTAATCACCGAGAATACGTTGATGACCCTCGTATATACGATGACATCCAGTTTCACTTCGTTCTCGTTGATATAAGGCACTTCCTTGCGTCGCATCAAATCGAATAGATACTTGAACTCGTTTTTCTTCGTGATATCTTTTGTGCCGTCGTTGTTCCCTCGATTATTGATATTTATATATAAAGACGTTGTTATCATCTGGTTATTAAAAGAACCCGCACTCACTATTTTCTCGGGAAAGAGCGAGAACGAATAACTGTATATTCCAGTTCGTGGGACGTTCGTATGATACTGATACGGCTGGATGTTGTTATAATAATACGCCTTTTGGTCTTCGCGAATGATTGTGTCCGCCCATTTGATTTGGGCGGTTTCTAACAATCCCATCGTTTCGTTATAGGTATGCGAAGCAGTATAGTTGTCGTGTATATTGAACTTCTCTGGAACGTCGGTTCGACGCAATACCCACACGATTTCTTTAATATGATTGTAGGAGTTTGTTAAAGTATAGTTGTCGCCATAACTTGTGATATTCAATGCGGGATACGCTTGTCTCTTCACGTAATCGACGACGTATTTAACAATCCCCTCGTTTTGTAAGGAACTCATTCGATACGCACTGTCGAGAAAGATATAATTCACATCCAGAAAACACTGAATATAACTTTCGTTCCCTATAAACGTATTGATTTTTATCGTGTCTTTATATATCATATTGTAGAACTTCGGCGACACGTAGAGTTTCAGTTTATCACACCATACCTGATACAACAACTCGATATCATTGATATTGACATCGACCTTAATCTCCTGATTTTGTATCTTGTATAAAGGCAATGCCAACGACGGATTTCGCGTAAACCAGAAGTTCAGAGGCACTTGTAATATCCGCCCTTTTATCGACGGGTTTCCAGCATTCGCTACTTTGTCCGTCGTCGGATATGTTTTGTTATACAAGATGTTATTTCGAATTACATACCTCGTATTGTTATTATTGGGGTTTGTGTATTCGGGGATATTCCCTATCAACTTGTTATACTCTACGCCGTCTTTGTTCGTCAATTCATTCCAGATATTCATCCATTCGCCGTAGATTTCGTCGATAACGCTCCCTTCCACCCGTATCGTCGCAGTCTTGATAAAGTTGTGTCCAACGTTCGTTATCCAGCGAAAGCGATGCACGTCCGTAGAGTAGATGTCGGGCAGATTAAAAGACAGATACATATTGCTTACTAAATCGCCGTATCGCTTGATTGTGAAAGTAATCATCTTGTTCTCCGTCGTGAAAGCGAGGTTAATCGACGAATTGATATCGGGAATAACATTCTTATTTTCCATCGAGAAATTGACGTGCTTATTATACACATATTTATAGTAATTGATACAAGGATTTAAATTAATATATGAGTCCATCTGACCTTTTAAAACTAACTGTGTAATACCACCGCCCATTTACTATAATATATTATATTTAATATACCTTGTTTTACTTAAATATTCATTCGTTCCCTCATTCATTCGTTCCCTATTCTTTATCATACTTCCTTATAAACGCCAGTAATTTCTCGTATGTCCTTGCCTCTTCGAAAGAAGCGATAATGTTCGAAGAATTATCGACCACGACAAACGTCGGGAAACTCGAAATCCCTAAACTTTTAACACGTTCGAGGTGTTCGCTACGATTGTATTTTTTAAGCGAAATGTGATTAAACGTTTCCTTATTTAATTTATCCCATATGCCCGTATCGTTAAACTCTACGCAATGTCCGCACGTATCCATATAATAGTATTCAAAACTGAGGCGTTTTGCATCGCTACCACCGAAGAACCTTTCACGTATCACGTCCTTATTCGAGAGTATTACTGCGATTAAGAATACCGTGGATATTATAATAATCGTATAAAGCGTTCCGCTACTCGAAGTTTTGCCACGAACACGAGCAAACGTTTTCGCCATTCAAATCTATTCTATTCAATTCTAACATAATGATATATAATAATTTATACTAAACGATATTGTTAATAATCTCGGGATTATCAGAGTATCTCTTAGTGATTGCGTCCTTCGCATCATCATTGTCATTTGTGAAAGTTATAAACGTATAAAAATTAATCTTCTTTGAGATGACGTTGTTTAAAAAATCCTCGATGCGTTTGCTTTCGATTAAAATCACCCGACAATCCAACGCATCATAGTTGATATCGAAGTCGAACTCGGCATCGACGTCTGCACCAGTTAGATAGACGCTAAAATCCTTCTTCTCTAACAACCTCTTATATTCGCAAATGTCGCCATCGCATACAACGATTGTCCGATAGATAAGATGGGTATTATACATTGTATCAAGTTTATCCACGAAATCCATAAGATATTTGATGTATATCTTTGATATATCATAGTATATCGAATAATTTTTATATAAGATTATTTATATATTATCATATAAATGGACGACAAAGTAGTGAAAATACCTTTATCTATTTTTAAAAATCGGTATAACATTGATGTTCCCGATAATATACTACAAAAAGCGGAAGCCCTTAAAAAATCGTGTAGTTGTTTTGATTCATTCTACGACCCGAAGATGATATGGGAAAAGAAAATATATAACAAGAAGGATAAACCGCATCACGTTGCACACGCTTCACACGCTTCGCATTCGCATCACGCAGCACAGCATTCACATCACGCTCAGCATCATCAACAATATCCGCAGCATACGCAGCATTCGCATTATCATAACGCACAGCATCATCAGCAATATCCACCGCATACGCAGCATTCGCAGCATACGCAGCATCAGGCTTCGACCTACACAGGGAATAGCACGGGTTCATCCGTCAAAGGTAGGTTTCATATTATCATCCCCGACTTCTCTGATAATTCCAGCACGAAACGTGCGTTGATAGGGCATTTGAATAAATTGACCGCTAAAAATCGAGATGTCATTTATGAAAAAATCAAGGCGATTATCGATGCGAATAATACAGAGGAACTTTTTTTAATTATTTGGTCTTATATCAAAGTATGCGATGTATCCGCCGTTCCGTCCGCCGTTCCGTCCGCAGCGTCCGACGATAATCTATACATCAAATTGCTCGACTACTTTGATAATGCCTTTTTAACGCTTATGATAAATAAATTATGGGACAATTATATCAATCAAAAGGAGTGGATACCGCCGAAATATATATTTGAAAATAACCTATTGTTGCTTAACAACGAGTATGAGTTATACTGCGATTATGTGAAGTGGAAGAAGGGTATCCACAATACAAATGTCATTTGGGCGAAATACAAGCAATCCGAGATACCTCGGCTACTCGATGACATTTACGAGTATCTCACGAACGAATGCATCGGACGTCCGCATATACACAAATATATCATCGATATATTCTTAGAACAAATCTTGAAAGTCTTAAAAGTCTTGAAATCCACGCAGACCGACGCATACAAAACGCCTATTGTCGATAAAATAAAATCTCTCGATATCAAAAGTTTCGATAGTTCGACAAAGTTTTTAATCTATAATATTATAGAAAAATAAATAATTTCTATTATTATAGTATAAGTAATATAGAATAATGAAAGAGACAGACAGCAGCTTATCTTTTTATAGTAGTGGGTTCATACAAATCATATTTGTATTACTACTTCTAATCATATGGAGTTATATATACAAGTTAGAAAACGTCGGTTGCGCCTGTTCCGACCACAGCAACAAGGAGTTCATAAAGACCTTCACGATGATTGCGTTAGCGTATTTTGCGATTACCGCTTTCATAGATGTCAAGGGTATCGCTAAGAGTATGGGTATCGGCATCGTTCAATTACTCGCATTCGGTTCATTCATATTCTTCTTAACCTTCGTCGTATATATCTATTACGCTTTCGATTACGTGCGTTATTTAATGAACGAGAAGTGCAAGTGTTCCGAAGACCTGCGCCGTGATATCATCGCCATCGGAACTATGATTTCCCTCTTCTTATTTATGGTATTACTATTCACCGTCATCATCATCCCTATATTGATAAGCACCCTCACCAATCTATTCGTCAAGATACAAGTGTTCGAAAGCGAGGTTGAGGAGGTTATCAAGAACCCCGTGAAATCCCTTCGCAGCAGCCCAGGGCGTATCCTGAACTCCACCAAGGATATCGGCTCATTCGTCAAGAGTACCGCTACTAAACTGGTGAAGGCTAAGAAGAGGCGTTAAGAGGCGTTAGACGGGCGTTAAGCGGTGAAAACAAGATTATTTCTTTTTATTATTAATATAAAAAATATAGATATATACACAGACACACATTGATAGGCAATAACGCTCATTCGCTAATCTCGGTATCGTCAATGAAGATTTCAGAGAGGTAAGGGGCAAGTATTTCTTCGACAATGAGTTCGGGTTTAAACTCGTCGTATGTCATAAATATCTTCAAGAGTTGCTCTGAAAATCCCGAAATCATCGCAGTGCCTTCTGTTTTACAATTCACAGGGAACGTTTCTTTATGGCTTGAATTAAGATTCCAGAAGATAAACTTCGGGGGTGTGTAATCGGATGCCTTAAACATCTTCACAATCGTTTTATACAACACTTCAATGCCGTTATTTTCGGTGTTGTCTGACGTCGCCTCGTCAAACTGCATGTCCGTGTAGATGAATAGTTTTTTAGGCATATCTTCGTCGCAAATATTGTTGTCCTTGCCATATTTAATAATCATCTCACAACATTTGACGAAATCCGTGTTAAAGCCGAACTCCACTTCGACAAGAGATTTAAAGCACGTATAGAGGGATGGCTCAGTGCCTTTCTCAACGTATTCAGCGTATTCCGCATCGGGAATAAGAGACACCAACTCGGGGTTCTCGCTAAATGTAATAAACTTGTTTTTAAACATTCCTTTACAGCATTGCGACGTGATGATGCCAAGGGCGATTGCGACTTGTGCGGGGATACTGCCATTACTCGCAGAGAACATAGAACCCGATAAATCGATGATTGCCAGAGAGTTCCCGAGAATGTCGTTGCCGCCGTCGCCGCTATTCTTAATATTATCTATAATCGTCTTCCATTGCAACTCAATCGTCTCATTCTCCTCGAACTCGTCTTGCGTATTGCGAAGATTAATATAGTAGTTTGCCAATTCGTGCGGGAGAATACCTGCGACATTAATCTTAGCATCCCCACTTCTTACCTTTGCCAAGTATTCGCAGTATCTTTCGCTATCGTGATTGCTAAACGCCTTGTGTAGTCTTCTCGATGCGACCCCTGGGACGCCCTCGTAGTTAATCTTGTCCCATTCGTTATTACACATCAACGTCTCTACAATATTAATTTTGTTTCTAAGTGGAACAAGGTATTCCTTCCTATACTTTTCCATCTTCTTCGTGTCTTCTTTGCCATACAGGATTGTCGCAATCTTCTTCGCAAATTGCTTACGCCTATCATTCCTATCATTCTCACTTGGAGACCACTTCGCACACAGAGATACACTATTTATTTTCTTTGGTTTGTCCGCTACGGCTGCTACGGCTTCTTCATCACGCATTTCTTGTATCTTCAAGTCCATAAGGTCTTCTCGTAATTTATTGGCGAACAACGTTAATTCATAATTTTTATGTATTATCCCATCACCGCTATTCTCATAGCAAATATACAGCAAATCCTTCCAGCGTCCATATTTATTGACATAGGTTAAAATATTATTCATATAGGTATAAGGCTTGTTGTTGCGTAGCCATAGCATCGCTTGGTTCGACACCGTCTTCTCTTTCTTACCCTTCAATCTATCACGTCCGTTGAAAATCACGGCAACTGTCTTCTGCGGGTTAATCGCCCAGCATTTTTCGAGAAACTGATGGTTCTGTTCCTTTGTAAGCGTTCGTGTGTACATCATAAAGTAATCTACAATGTGATTTCCACTCGTATCCAGTGCGACTGCTCCGTTCTCAGTGCGGGTAAAACTCGTTGCCATTGCCGCCATCTCTGTCAAGTTTGGTATTGTATTATATATAAGGTATCGAATATCAATTTTTATAAGAATTATAGAAGTCTTATATAAAAAATGAAAAATAATGGAGTTATAATGAAATTAAAATTACAACAACTTCTTTCTCTTTAACTTTGTCATCAGTTCCTTCTTCTTATATGCTACCCGTTTGCCATCGACAACCCTTGAAAGTTTGATTTGATTGGCTTTACAGAGTTCCTTGATGTCTTTCACATTCATTTCACGATGACGACCACCACTAATTAAAGTATTGTTTGCCTTATTGACGATTTCTTTTTCTATTTGTTCTAATTCATCAAAATTGGTTGCGTTATTTATTCTATTCTTAAATATTAAAAACTCATTTTGCATCTTTCTTTCATTTTCCAAGACACTAATATCATTAAATATTGCCTCCTTATATTCTTCTAATGTCAATGCTGCCATATCTATACCTTCTATATTATAGAAAATAAAAAAACCCTATTATATAAATCACTATATGTTATATTTACCTTGGAGGTTTCAGAAGTCGAGGGTTCTACATTGTAAGTTTAGAAAAGACGACCCGCCGCTATCGCCGCTTACGCCGCTATCGCAACTTCATAGCATTCGTGAGTGGGTAATCCATCAATATCCTTCGGTTTCTACTTCGACCCACTGGTGGTTCAAAGATTTACCCGCAGACATCAAAGATTTGTTTTACAATATCGCAAAGGATAAAAAGATAATTGAGATGTTTCGTAAATCCGTTGGCAAGGGTTATTATATCGACCTACTCCACGATATGAACGAGGTATATGTATCGCCACCGTCCAATCATAATAAAGACTTTGTAAAGAACGCATCCAACAATATATTTTATAAAGTCTTTGGACTGAGGCATATCGACGGACCATTCTTCTCGATACCCTTCGCATCCTGCTATCGGGTTATCGTGGGACTTGACGAAAATAAGGATATTATGACAATCTTCAATTTAACCTCTCAATCCTATATAATAAAAACGGGCGATGTCGTGGGCTTCGATTTTCACAGAGAATGTCATTATATATCTCCTATCATCTGGAACGTCGAAGCGAAGCCGCCTACGGAAACCACGAAGTATCCGAAGTATCCGAAATATCGAGTAGTTCTCAAAATACACTATTGTGTGTATCCGTATTGGGCTTGTATTTTCGGATATGTGCTAAGCAAACTCTCAATCTTATATAATAAATTATTCAGAGACATCGGAGACATCGGAGACCTCTTCCTCTTCACTTTGAAATCGAAACGTAAAAGCACGACCTATATAGCGAAACTTATGATACTCTCTACGCAGGTATATCACGACATCGAGTTTTATATCGGTAATAACAATATTCAATATGTCTCTTTGTTGCTCTATGTCGCATCGAAGACGCATTCGAACGTCTTCTTATTTGGCAGTTCGTTCGTCCATTATCTCCGATGGATAGACACCGATAAACACGAATACAAGCGACGTGATACTGTGGCGGACGGCGAAGCAGTAGCGGACGGAATGAGTAATCCGATATTCAAGAGAGATTATTATGTATTCAAGTTCCTTTATATGCTTAATTATTTTCATATGTATTTTTCATATACCACAGAGAACCCAATAATCTATACGTCTGTTATCGTCCCTCCATTATTTGCGTTGTATCTTTGTAATAACTACGCCACAGCAGCAGCCGCGTCCGCAGCGTCAGCAGCGTCAGCGGTCGCCATCATTCCAAAAAGTATCGAGATATACTTAACGTGTGCGATGTTAAACCATTATGCCTTACAATTCACAGAATACATCTATTTATTTCTAAATATATTCTTTAATTATACCTTGCTATCCAAGACGATTGATATGTAATATCTCGATATATAATAGATATATGCGACAATTCAAGTTGAAGAATGGCATTCGTGTTATCATCGTTCCATTACATACGCAACTAACCTATATCTCTGTGAATTATTTATTCGGACGATATAAGGAAAAGAGACACGAAGCGGGGCTAACGCATTATTGCGAACATTTATTGGGATGCCTAACATCGCAAAAATACAAGAGTTCGGCGTTTGTGAGCGAGGAAATCTATAAGCGGGGAGGCGAGTTCAATGCCTACGTATCGGATTATGAGATGAGTATTTACATAAAGGGCTTGTATGACGACTTGGCGTTTTATATGGATATCCTTTCCAATACCATAAACGATTTTTACGTCGATGATGATGTGAAGATAAAAGAGAAGAGCATCGTGATACAAGAATACTTGGGGTATATCTCTAATAGTAATTATCGGTTCAGTTATAATATGTTTAAATATCTATATCCTAAATATTCGTATATGGCGGACTATCATCAGCAGATGAAAGACATCGCTACATTTGACGACAAGAAGATTTCTGCGTATATGAAGAAGCATTTGAATACGGACAACCTCGTCCTTTCGATTTCGTGTCCTTCGCACAAGGTGAATGAAACGGCTGCGAACGTCCAAAAGTATTTCGGCGTTCTTCGATATAAAAAAACTACGTCTGTGTATCCTGTCATACAGCATAGTAATCGCAGTTTAAAAATAGTGAATATAAGGAATATTAACGTCGATAAGAACAACTCGTTTGTGATACACTTGGCGAAACGGATTGAATATTTGTCGGACGAGTATTTTATATTATATTATTATCTACAACGAATATTATTTCATTTTGACTCAGGTATATTTTACAAGATACTTCGAAAAAAACTCGGCATCATTTACAGTATCGGGCTATACATCCAAGTCGATTATCATAACCCCGAACTGTCTTATTATAATATAACGTCGAGATGTCATAGCAAATATACGATGTTGTTTATTGACAACTTCCTACGCATCCTGAACGATTACGAGATTGAAGATGAACGCATCGAGAATGCGAAAAGGCACTTTAAATATCTATATGAAAACACGAAGTTTCATAATTTGTCCTCGGATGCCGACGATTTCAAGAGCCAAGTCTTGTTTCACAAGGATATCCTGACGAACAAAGAAATCTACGAAAAGACGCTATCGATTTCGTCGAGCCAAATAAAAGATTATTATAAAAATGTATTCGTAAAAGACATCTTGGCGAAGCACATATTCTTTTATTACTCCAATAAGAATATCAATAAACAAATCATCTCCTTATATACAAAGCAGATGCCACGTGTCGAATGTAAGACGCATTATATTCCTTAAATGCCTTAAATGGTTGATGGGGATAGAGGGATATAAAGAAATCTTTTATATGCTTTTGGATATTTAAAATGCCGATTTGTAATTCTTGTATTTTCTTACCTTATTTTTCTTAATATAATCTTTTTGTCTATTATATGTTCCATTTAATATTCTCTTATAATAATCTTCTGGTATAGTTTTTATAACCTCTTTAATATTATTATTTAAGTCTTCATAATATAACCCTTGCTTCTTTTGTAATTTAGATTTTAGAAGACTAAAAAACATTTCTATACTATTTGTATAATGTTGATATGGTACTGAATAAATCAACTTATTATTTTTATTTATTAATTCCTTAACTCTTATGTTTCTATGGGAACTTGCATTATCTAAAATGATAACCTTGTTTTTATATTTATTAATAAATCTTTCTAAAAATGCTAATAACCTATCACCATCTATACCACCCTTATTATATAATTCATAACCTTCTACACCATTTATAGAAATAGCAAAAATACCAGTATATTTTTTGAAAACTTCTTGTGAATTAGTTTTAACTACACATCTTTTACCTACTTCATTATAACAATAATGTCTTAATTGTAAAGAGTTAATACTTGTCTCATCTATGCAAATAATGTCGTCAATATTATAATTTTTTATTTCATTATAAAAATCTTTTATTTTTTCTTTAATATTAATATCCTTACCGAACCGCTTTATAGGTTCATGTCTTATTTTAGTTAATTTTAAAGATATATAATTTTCTTTAATTATCCTACTAATATGTCTTCTTGTAATATTTAATTTAGAATACTTATTTTTCATTTTTGTTAATAAATCCTCAATTGTAATAGTCTTATTATTTTTAAGTTCTTTGAGTATAAAAGTTATATGTTCTTTTTTAACCTTGTATGATATTGGTTCTCTGTTATGTCTTTTAATTTCATTTTCATCTTCATATCTTTTAGTCCATCTTAATAAACTTCTTACAGAGCAATTAAAAATTCTACATGTATTCTCTTGCGTATCTTTATTCTCTAAAAATGCGTCGGAGGCATTCTTATTTTACCTCTCAATTTTCTTTGTTCGATACGCAAAGGCGATATAGAGATACGTGAGAAGTTTATAGATAAATATACTATCACGATGTGTAATATATTCGAAGAGCAAGTATTCAAAGACACGAGTTATTCAATATGTAGTTTTCAATTTAGAGCGAAGCAAACTGGGGATGGAGAAGGCAGTGTAAGTAGCGATAGCGAATGTCATATATATCCTGCGAATAAAATTATACATTTCACCTTGTGTCCCGAGAATAACTATACAATTGGAGGGGAAATATATAATCTTCGAAAAAATACCAAATATAAGATAGATAGGGCAACAAAACTAACAAAAAATACTGAGGACTTTACAAACATATTAGTCAAATGTATAGATGACAACATACATAGCAAGATAGGCGTATCCGTAGTGGATGATTTAACAAGAGAAAAATATATAGACAGGACACCTAATCTTACGGCGAGGTCTTACGCTATATTAGTTATAGAACCTAAAATAACCCTCGAAGAACAGAGCGAACTCGTAGATAAGTTTAATACCTATATGACGATATGTAGAGATAAATATAACTCGCTATTTCTAACAAATTATAGAGAAAGCAATACGATTGCCAGAAAGCGAATATCCTTCGGACTTGTCTATGATATTTGCGGTCATTTGCTGTCGCCATAAAAGATACTTATGTGGTATTCTAAGAGATATACGAAGATACCCAAAGTAATACCTGCGATGCTCGGCGCATCTGCCGACTTTTATACGATATATTTACGAAATATGCTTACCATAATGATAAGAGAAATGCGTATAAAAGTCGGCAGATGCGCCGAGCATCGCAGGTATTACTTTGGGTATCTTTTAGGGTATCTTCGCATATCCTCGCATATCCTCGCATATCCTCGCATATCCTCGCATATCCTCGCATATCCTCAAATGCTTATTTTTAATTATCTTATCTTATTAGGAAATACTAAAACAAAAAAAGAAAATGGATTCAATGTTTTTTTACATATATTTATTGTTGATATTTACAATCACCTTGTCTTTCACGCTCATCCGATGCGTCTTTAATATACACGACCTCGATATCTTTTTTTATCCAAATAACAAGAATAACATTATTGAAAATAAAATATATCTGATATCGCATATCGCCGTTAATTTTTTGCTCGGGTTTATCTTTGGGTTTGATATTATACTGGGGATGTTTGTCAAAATCATAATATTCGAAGTATATCTACATATCACCGAACATTGCGACGTTTTCTACTTGTCAAACTCGTCCAACTTGATTGTCATCATTTTGATATCATTAGTAAGTTATACATTTGGAAGTATTCTAAACGCCTTTTCTAAAAAATAAAAAATAGATACATAGATAATATATAGAAATTAGAGATATATAGAGATACGATACAGGGGATTGTCAAGGTTTCTTATGTGTTCGCCTCGTATCCGCACGATTACGTTTTCATTTTATCGTTGATAATCTTATCGATATTATCATAACATTTCTTAAAATTAACTACGCTTCGCATCGGGCATCTAAACTCAAACTGCTCCGAATTGCCAAGAAAATCTTTCTTCGCCGTATCCAGTTGCGTATGAAAGTATTTAAATATACAATAAGCGTGTAAGGTCGTATATACGTTCTTGGTGTTGGTGCTTATTTTTACAACCTTCTCATTGCTATTAATACAACCAATACAGATACAGCAAGTTTCCTTCACAAACGTAGGAGGCTTTTCAGTTGAAGTGCCATCCGCAGCCGTTTCCTCGATATTTTTAATTTTAATCGCCTTGTAATTTTCAAGCAAGAATGGGAGGTTCGTGATATTCCAATGAAACTCTCGAAACAACATCTTATGAATACGCTCATATACCTTGATATTATATTCAAAATTGCCACATTCGAAATCATCGGATACATCGGAGATATCGGAAGCGTCGCTACGGCTACGCATACAAAACTGCGTTTTAAACTCTACGACATCACTCATTATCTTCATCGACATCTTCTGTCGATTTAAGACGCTCATATGGTCTATGATTGTTCCCGTGTGTTTTGACATCACAACCCCTTGCTTATTCAAGATAAACACATTTGAAAGCATATCCGTATTGTAAAACGGCGGTTGTATGTTCTTGCCGACTGGAACGACAATGTCAAACTCAAAGGACAACTCGATGCCGCTATGAACGTAAGGTATTCTCCCAACAATCACATTGTAAATGAGTTTCTTGTGCATCTTCATCGCTACTGTGCTATACCTGTTCTCGTTATTGTTAATTGTTGTAAAGTCCGACGACGATACGTTCCCGAAACCTACCTCTTCATTAAACAATTCTCCAAGGGCGACAATAAACGCATTCACGTCCTCCTCTCGATACATACAGATATCCATATCTTTCGCAACCATCACACGAGCAGCCGTTTCGGTATGATAAAACCTGTTCCAAAACTGATGGATGTTATGCGAACTGTGCGGGGTGCGATTATTGCGATTGTTATATATCGACTTGTAATGGTCGTTAATTATCATATCCCTCACAAACCCACCAAAGATAATTCCGTTATTATCGAATACCTTTGCCTTGATTTTTTCATACAAGATATACTTGATGCGGTCTGGAATGAAATTAATCCGCACCATATCCATATTGGGAATGATTAGAATGGTTTAAACGGTCGGTTTGCTTTGACTGTCTTGGTTTGACTTGACTGGCTTCTGCTTGTTCGCTTTGCGTCGCTTTGCGTCGCTTTGCGTGGCTGGTTCTTGACTTTATTGTCATACTCTGGATTTATCAATTTTTATAAATAATTACAAAAATAATACAAAAGACGTGTATTTTACTCGACGTCTCGACGCAGATGCGTCGAGTTTAACCGATGTCATTCTCGATTTTAGCACGTGAATATGCGTACATCACCTTTTCAGCAGTATCAATCGGGAGAAGGTAATCTTTTGCCCCGTAAAACTCGGGGTTCTTACGAGCATCACGATTTACCAATGTTCGTAATGCGAGTAAATCGTGGAGTTCGTATTGAACTCGAAAGGAATTGTTGTTCGTATCCGTAAATACAAAATAAATGGACGGCTTTATCTTGTTGATACCGTCAGGCATATAGAAACTGTTTGGGTATTTAAAGGAAACGTCAAAGACACCCGAAGCATCGACTTTGTGAATGTTTGGCGTATTCTCAAAGGCTATCTCGTAATTCGGGAAAGGAAGCCCAGAACCCGTGTAATTACTCATTCTATCGATGGGGTTCGGAGCAATCATTATAATCTCCTTGAACGATGCGATATTCTTCACTGAACCTCGTAGTTGTAATAACGAATAATCGTGATTGAATGTAATACCGAACCCCGTATATTCATCATCAAATATCATTCTATATTCTATATCCTATCTTCTATATTGTAGATAGAGAATAAAAAACTAAAAAATAAGATGTAATCGGATTACATAATCTGTAATCTGTCATATCATCAGATATCATCCATCGTTTCGCCATCACCGTCGCCGTCATAATCTTTTTCGTCTTCGCTACTAAATACAAAGATGCCATAATTATCATCCTTGGCAGTCTTCTTATTTGAACCGCTCACGCCACTTTCGTTGCTTACACCGCTCACGCTGCCTTCGTTATCGTCAAATAGTATATCCGTATCATTCTTATTATGATACGTCGCAATACTAACCTTGTTGTATGCGTTTATAAGGGTATCCGAGATTTCATTATTACTGATGAGGACTTTGCATTGTTCGGCGTTGTATTTATGGACGATATCAACCTTGTTATCTTGAAAATCCCGCATCGACACTGCTACAATATCGCCATTCTCAATCAGCACACGTTTATTGAAACGTCGCATCGACCCTCGAATTACCCCGATAGCCTCAGTTCCGTTGTCGCATAACACGAGAACACGGCAATTCCCTAATACCTTCATTACAAATGCGAATACCTCGTAATCCTTATTAATCACATAGTTATTGTTTGCGACCTTGTTTAAATTACTACTTTTCTTTTTATTTCGAATACTTGTCTGATACATTCAAAAAAACGTAAGCGTATATGTATTATTCTACTATTAGTCTTATATTATTTATTATCAAAGGTATATTTCTCTTTCGAGCGAAGGTAGGGGTTTCGCTTATACCGATTATAAATGTGCTTCTTATATTCGTTGCTCGATATGATACCTTTGTTGCCATCTGTGGATGTCTCATTATACTGCATCCTTAAATCTGGTGTGCTATTGCTTCGCAACAGGTTTGGAGTGCGAACTCCATCGACATACTGAGTAATTGCGAAAGCGACGAATACGGCGACCGTAATCATTCTCAAAATCATCATTTTTGTATATGTATATTTGTATGGCTTTATTATTTATATAGGTAGTCAATCAATTTTTTATTTTTATATAGAATTGTAATAGATAAGACAGACAATGCCAAAGGTATCGAATAATGCGGCTAAGTTAAAAAAATTAGGAGGTAGGATTTTGCCACGATTAAATGAAATCAAAGAAAAAGAGTTTGCTATCGTATGTCATTGTAGTAATTCAAGACATCAGCAATTACATTATATACAAAATGGAATAATGGGCGACAAGATTGGTGTGAATATTAAATATATAGACCCGTTATGTCCGGAAGATACTTGGGATAAAATTACTAAAAAATCTTTAAGGTATATATGGGGTATCTATTGTCCTATATATACGAGTTATTATGACTCGAATATAATAACACAGATTCTTAATAATTCATTCGAAAAACTAAAATTAAATGGAATGGTTTTATTTCCAGCACTTGAAGATAAAAATATAGAATATTTTACAAATAATCCCTTTGCTGGTTTTACTTTTTCGAAATTACATATCAATCAATTATCATTTATAATTGATAAACACGTGCCTACATATACAGAATATTATGTATTTACAAAAGAGAATAGTGCGAAGCCTAAGAAAGCGAAGCCGTCGCAACAGTCTCCTAAGAAATGCCCTGATGGCAAGGTGCTAAACCCTGCGACTGGAAGGTGCATCTTGTCAAAGAATGCGGCGAAGGCTACGAAAGCGGTTGTCAAGAAATCGCCTAAGAAATGCCCTGATGGCAAGGTGCTAAACCCTGCGACTGGTAGGTGTATCTTGTCAAAGAATGCGGCGAAAGCAGCGAAAGCGGTTGTCAAGAAATCGCCTAAGAAATGCCCTGATGGCAAGGTGCTAAACCCTGCGACTGGTAGATGTATCTTGTTAAAGAATGCTATGAAAGCAGCAGGAGTGGCGAAATAATTAATTTTATAGGTTATTTATTAGAGTGTTTTGAATTATGGTTAATGTTAATACTGCTTCTGTTCTCGTATCCTAACGCCGAAGACCGCAAAGCAGGTGCATGTAAGGAACGTAATCATTTTAATCTTAATAGTTCTTTATTCTTGTATTTAATGATTTGATTTATTAAACTAATTAAATTCATCGCTTCATCTAATAATTTTTCAATTTCTTTCACCTTCTCTTTTATGTTTTTTTCCATAATTCTCTGGCTTTCACTTATATTATCTGGTAAGGTTTTTATATATTTTTCTGTAATTTTCGTATTCATTAGGTTATTATTTATTTTCTCTAATATGGTATCTACTCTTTTTACTCTATCTGTTATCTCTTCATCTTCAAATTTTAACATTTTTTTATCAGATTTAAATTTTGCTTTAACATTTTCTACTTTATCATTTAACGTTTCAAGTGTATCATTATGATTTTTCAACAATAATAAGAATATCTCTCTTTCTTTTAATGAATATACTACATTTGCATTTCTTGGTTCTACTGTTTCTACAATGCTCCATATTTTATAAAGAGTATCTAAGTCTGTTGTTTCTAATATATTTCTTGCCCTTTTGCGTTCTATTGGTGAAATAGTATCATAGGGATTTGATTTAAATACTTGAAGTAATTTGTCTGCTATAATTTTTGGTTTATCAACCATTTCACTATACTTCTCAAAAACTTTCCGAAGACTATCTTCATCTAACCTTAAAATAGGAGGAGTTCTTGGTGATGTTCGAGTTGTCGCCCTTGGAGATATACGAAGTAATCTTTTAACCGTTATTGGGTTCACGTGTGTTTGATTAGAAGCCATTCCTATTATTACTTATTATTATATTATGGCAAGGTGCTAAACCCTGCGACTGGTAGATGTATCTTGTCAAAGAACTTGAAAAAATAAATTATATTATAGGTTATAATTAGAGGAATAGATAGATGACAATAAAGGCAAATGGGGTATGTTCTCGTATCCTAACACCGAAGCAGGTAGGCTCGATTTGCTGGTTTATGGCTGCCTTCGTATCGATGTTTTATAGCCAACGTAGTCGCAAATTATTACTGGATGCTTCGTATGGTTGGAATACGAAGAAAGAACTGTTATCATTGTTAAAGCACATATTGGATGATAAATACTTAAAGGTTGCGAGTAGAGAAAGCGAGGATTACGAGAAGTTTAGCGACGATACGTTCGCCAAAGTATTGACATTATTATATAAAGAGAATAGCGATGCGTTCCCTTATAACCCAGAAGATGTTAAGAGTGGTTTCCATTCGGAATATTATATTGGTAAATTGTATAAATTGTTAGGCGTCGATTACAAGGTATTTGATTATAGTATGATTGGTAAGCACTTGTATTACTCATACTTGAACGACGAGTTCAAACCCCCGATATACAAGGTATTTAATAAAACGTTGAAGATAACTCTTCAACCCAATTATACCTTGAAATATGTAGAAGAACATATGGTAGCACCACAGGTATTAATAGTAATCGCTCACGAAAAAAAGGATACGGCGAATATATACAGCACGTACTTTCCTCATACTTTGATACCCGAAGGGGATACGAAGACAAACCTAACATCATTGAAAGAAAAAATAGATTACCTCGGTGTCGAATATCACTTAGACTCTGTTATTTTGTCGAACTGGAACAAAGAGATTTTAAATAAGGGACACGGAATAGCAGGGATAACTTGTAAAAATAATAAGTTCGTCTATAACGGCTGGACGAGGACGAGTATGGACCCGGCTATGGTAAATAAAGAAATTACTCGAAAAATACCTTGCGAACTGATGCCTTATAATTGGAATATTAAGAAACACGGCGACTTCTGTCTAAGTCCTAAAAATTGTATCCCAGAAGTGATGAAAAGCGTAAAAGGGATTAAGGGACGCAACCTATGTTTCAATTTTAGCAAAGGAAAGCGTATCTTAGTGTATATCCGAAAAGACCCTATGCGAGAGACTTCAATCGAGACGGATGATACGACAGATAAGAAACCTGTTAAAAAAGCAAAAACAGCGAAAGCCGCGAAAGCCGCCAAGGTTGCGAAAGCGACGCACATAGTCGTTAAGCAGTCGTCGCAGCAGCCTAAGAAATGCCCTGATGGTAAGGTGCTAAACCCTGCTACTGGAAGGTGTATATTGACAAAGAATGCTGCGAAAGCGGGGATTGACACGACGACTGTCAAAGATGTCAAGAAGTCGAAGAAGTCCCCTAAGAAATGCCCTGATGGTAAGGTGTTAAACCCTGCGACTGGTAGATGTATATTGACAAAGAACGCAACGAAAGCGGGGATTGCTATGAAAGCAGCAAAAGCGAGTTCTAAGGACAAAGGCAAAGTAGATATTAAGAAGTCGAAGCAGCAGAAGCAGCCGCCTAAGAAATGCCCTGATGGCAAAGAGCTAAACCCTGCGACTGGTAGATGTATATTGTCAAAGAACTTGAAAAAATAAATTATATTATAGGTTATAATTAGAGGAAGATAGATGACAATAAAGGCAAGTGGCATTTGTTCGAGAATACTAACGCCAAAGCAAGTGGGACCGATTTGTTGGTTTATGGCTGCCTTCGTAGCGATGTTTTATAGTCAGCGTAGCAGAAGAAAACTACTGAATGTATCGCATACGTGGAATAAAAATAAGAGATTATTCACGTTGTTAAAGCAACTGTTAGATGATAAATACTTAAAGGTTGAGAGTAGAGAAAGCGAGGATTACGAGAAGTTTAGAGACGATACCTTTGGCGAAGTTTTGAGTTTATTAAATAAAGAGGATAGCAAGGCGTTCCCTTACAATCCGAAAACCGTTTCGGGTGGTTTCAATCCAGAGTTTTATATTGGCAAATTATATAAATGGTTAGGCGTTGATTACAAGTTGTTTGATTATAATCTATCCGACAATCATCTCTTTTATCATTTCTCAAATGAAGAATTAAGTAGCATAGAATATAGGATTGAAAAAAGAAGAGTTAATATATATCTTTACGATAATAAAATCTTTAAATATGAAGATAAATATATGGCGGCACCGCCAATATTAATGGTGCTTGTTCGTGATGACAAAGTGACTACGGATTTTAACAAAGCCCAGTTCCCGCATACTTTGATACCTGACGGCGACACGAAGACAAACCTAACATCATTGAAAGAAAAAATATATTATCACGGTATAGAGTATAATTTAGATTCCGTTATCTTGGCAAACTGGAATAAAAAGAAGATAGGACACGCAATCGCTGGGATAAGTTGTAAAAAAAAGAAATATATCTATAACGGATGGACGAGGACGAGTATGGACCCGGCTATGATAGACAAGGCGATTACTCGAAATATCCCTTGCGAACTGATGCCTTATGATTGGAATATCAAGAAACACGGTGATTTTTGTTTAAACTCTAAGAAATGTATCCCAGACATATTGAAAACAAAAAAAGAAACACGGAAGGTTGATTTATGTTTTAATTTTAGCAAAGGAAAGCGTGTATTAGTTTATGTCCGCAAAGACCCTATGAGGGAGACTTCAATAGAGAAAGATGACGATTATGATAATGTAGAACGTGGTTTTGCGAAAACGAAATCTTATCATTCGTCGCCTAAGAAGAAGGCGTCGCCTAAGAAATGCCCTGATGGCAAAGTGTTAAACCCTGCTACTGGAAGATGTATCTTAATAAAGAACGCCGCAAAAGCAGCGAAAGCCAAGGCTACTATTAAAGACGTTAAAGACGTTAAAGATAAAAACAAGGATGTTATTAAGAAATTGAAGGCGTCGCCTAAGAAATGCCCTGATGGCAAGGTGCTAAACCCTGCTACTGGAAGATGTATCTTAATAAAGAACGCCGCAAAAGCGGGGATTGCCACGAAGACTGTTAAAGATGTCAAAGATGTTATCAAGAAGCCGAATACGTCGCCTAAGAAATGCCCTGATGGCAAAGTGCTAAACCCTGCTACTGGAAGATGTATCTTAATAAAGAACGCAGCGAAAGCGGGGATTGCCACAAAGCCTGTTAAAGATGTCAAAGATGTTATCAAGAAGCCAAAGACGTCGCCTAAGAAACCAAGCGTCCCAAGCGTCGAAATGTCGGTATTTAGTTATGTTAGCAAGACATATGTAAATGAGATTATATTTATCAAGTTAGACAACAAGGTATATATCGAGATTGAAATTACCGACAATGACTCACTCACGAGCGAAGATAGGATGATGGAAATCCTAATGCCTTTTGATGAACTTATGAAAAACAAATATTTAAAAAAGTATTACGAGTTATCCCTTATGGCAATTGGGAAACCAAATATTGACCCTAAATATACTGACCCTGAATATTACAAGGACGACGACCATCAGAAATACTATCATCTTATAGATACGATATTTATTGTAGAAAACGACGACAAAACTATGGTTGCTAAGAAGGGCAATAGTTATCGCCATTTTAACCTTGATAAGTTGAGAAAAAAGAGGGTTGCTGATGCGGGGAGCATAGCAGCATTCAATACAAATTATTATGATAGGTTTGGTATTGATGATACGACGTTTGCTAACGTATTGGCAAACTACACGGCACTCGTGAATAAAATAAAGTATTAACGAGTATTAACGAGAGTTTTACGAGTTTAATAATTAACATATCACACATCCAAGATATACAAAGCATCGCCCCATTTGTGTATTGTTATATTCGTCAGAACCCTCTTGAAATTAAAGGATGCTAAATATGCGTCGATTTCGTGTATCAACGCACATTCCTTATATAGTTCTTTTGACTTCACTTCAATATACAATACCTTTGCGTGTTTAATCGACACCGTCGCTCCTTTAAGTGCCAAGAGTTCCGCCCCCTTAATTTTCAAGTTCCAAAAATCATACTTCGATGCGTCGAGATTGTTTCGTTCAAAGAACGTGTCTATCGTAATACTCTTCATTTTTATTTTGTCTATAAAAACAACGTCTGGATGTTCTGTCGAATGCGTTCCAAACTCCAAGATACTCGACGATTGTAAGCGGTTTGCTACATTGAATAGGGCATCTTCGTCGTTCTTGTTGGTTATAAGTGCGTTATATACATTGGGTATCCCTCGTGATACAGATTGACGCACTTTGAAATCGAGAGCATCCACCCATACAATATCGGCGGGTTCGATGTCGAGTTTCTTGTATATCGCCAGTTCTTCGCAATCGTGAGAACCGACGTGAAAGCACCCTTTGATATTTATTTTTTTAGACAATAATATACCTTGTATATCCTCGATGTCGATAATCATATTTGACAATTTATGTATATGCTTTGTATATATACCTTATATGCTTCGCTTCTTCGCTTCTTGGCGGTTGCTTCGCTGAAATAAAAAATATATATCCTAACCTAACTACTGAACTGCGTTATACGACGTTATACAGTGATTAGTTCATCTTTCTCCACTCTCTCATTGAGAGTTTGACGCATTCCGCCGCTGTATAATAAGGGTGTTTGTTTTTTATTTCACGTGTCTTGCTCCTAATAAAACTCCTAAGCATCTTTTCCTTTTTGAGTTCTTTCAACGCATTTTTCATACATTGGACGTGGCTAAGATGGGGATTGTCGATACGATTGGCGACAGACGTCCATTTCAGAAAGTTCCTGACATTGATATTCAATGAGACAGTTCCGGCAGTTCCGGTAGTTCCGGCGGCGTTCATTTCTTTGAATTGTTGGTTGGTTTTGTTCGTTTGTTTGCTTCGTTCGTTTGGTTGCTTCTTTTGGTTGGTTCTTGCTAATTATTGTTAAAGCGAATTATCAATTTTCAATAATTGCTTGTATTTATAGAACAATTTTAGTATCCTTTTGGCAATTTTTTATATCGACGTATTATAGAATATAATTTATTACGAATGAATAAAAAAGCCAACGAAGCCTTGTGTATTCGCAATACTGGAACTTGGGCGAATGTCAAGCCCGAGCATAAGTTCGACTCAGGAAAGTTCAACAAAGAAGTCGTGTTAAAAGACCTCCCGCTCTTATCGCCAAAGATATACAATATGATACAACGTATCAACGAACTGGACGCCAAGGATATGGCGAACGACAATAAATATTATAAGCACATCATATACAGTGATGTATCTGGCGTGTATGGGGCAAAGATGGTTGCTTCCGCTTTAATTGCGAATAATTTTAGCCTCATATATTCCAACAAGTTCGCTATCAAACCTGAAATACAAGAAAAAGATAAAAATAAAACATTCGGGCTTCTAACGACATCTACGGTATATCAAAAACCGCTAACAGTCGGTTTAAAGAAGAAGATGATGACCCTTATGAACGAGCGTCCCTCAAACGTCAATGGTGAAAATATGCGTATCATCATATTAGACTCAGGGTATAAGGAAGGGCTTGATGTATTCGATGTTAAATACATGCACATCTTAGAACCGCTTGAAACGAAGGCAGAATATACGCAGGTTATCGGACGAGGAACACGATACTGCGGACAAGCGGGATTACCTTTCGTCCCAAATGTAGGCTGGGCGTTGAATATTTTTCGATACAATATAAGGTATGACAATGATACGTCAGTGCATGACTTATATATTAAACATAGTAATAAAAACATCAGTGCCTTCAATTTCATAGCGGACATTGAAGCGATTATGATTGCGTCCGCTGTGGATACTCCGCTAACCGAGAACCTACATTTACTAAGCGAGAAGAACAACCGCTTCTATGATTATATGATGGCGAAGAATAATATCAAACCCGCTGTCAAGCCGAAACGCAAGGACTTGATAGAAATCGTCAATAATATACGTGGAAAGATATATACGAATGATAGTAGCCTCGATTGTAGGAAGAAATGCAAAGGACCTCTCGAAGACTTCCCGTCGGCATCCGCATTACTCATTATCGCCGCCGTATTTACGATTGACAAGATTGGCGAACGAGACGATGTTCGCCTTAAAAAGGGGACAAAGAAGTTGTATCGTGGGGATGCGAATAACAAGGTTGCTAACTATATAAAGGACGGGGATTTATTAAAATACTTGAATGAGAGACACCCGAAGCCTCAGTTGTGTAATATTATCGATAAGAACCAGAACTTCTGCGATGCTATCAATAAACTATGGATGAACCCTATAAACTTTTTAAAGTTATTTGGGGACAAAATCATTGAAAACCTCGACTACTATAAGAAGACGAATGCTATCACCGACAAGAACTACACGGACGCACTGAAATTTATTTACGAGTATAAAAGCAAATTAATAATAAAGAAGCCCACGTTTGAGCCAGTGCCACCGAAAACCAAGATGACGAACTATGAATTATATAAATATGTAGAGAAGCGCTACGCACCGTATAAATGGGAATACGTCGATATTGTTAATAAATGCGTAGCAGAGCCTGTTGCTACTGCCGATGCTGTCGATACGGCTGATGCTGTTGTGGCTAAGCCTACCGAACCTGCCGCAAATAACCTCGTAACCTTCTCGCATACGCAGAACTTCGTTCAAAAGTTCTTAACCCCTCAATCGCCCTATAAAGGAATGTTGCTATTTCATAGCGTCGGCTCGGGTAAAACATGCACGGCGATTGCGACCGCCACGAATACCTTTGACAGGGAGGGATACAGGATACTATGGGTTACGAGGCATACACTGAAAGAGGACATCTGGAAGAATATGTTTGATAAGATTTGTAATGTTATAATACAGGAGCGTCTTAGAAATGGCGAGATATTACCTTCGACCAAAGCGAAACGTATGGAGTTTTTAGGAAAAAACTGGCTGCTGCCGATATCCTATAAGCAATTTACGAACCTTATTAAGGGTAAAAATAAGTTTTACAAGGAGATGGTGGAATTGAATGGCAAGGAAGACCCGTTTCGCAAAACCCTCATCATCATCGACGAAATCCATAAAATATACAGTTCGTCGCTTTCGCTATTAGAGAGACCGAACCCAGAGGTTCTTCAAACGATGGTTCAAAACTCTTACAAGGTGTCTGGCGTAAATTCGCTTAAATTACTTCTTATGACCGCCACGCCGATTACGGACGACCATATGAGTTGTGTGAAAATACTCAATTTATTATTAGAAAATTATGAGCGATTTCCAGAAGAGTTTGAGCGATTTAAGACGATGTTCTGTAATGAGAATGGGTTATTTACGGAGAAGGGTTCGCAAGAGTTTATGAACCGTATCACGGGTTTAGTAAGTTATATCGATAGGGCGAATGACCGTAGCCAGTTCGCTTACCCTGTCATACGGGATGTGATGCTCGAAATCGAAAAGAAGCGAGTATCCAATAGCGATATCAATGATATCACTTTAAAAATAAAGGAGTTTGAAGAACGCTTGAATAACAAGGAAGTTAAATTAACAAAGGACGAGACAAAGGATTTAAAGAAGGATATTGCGAACTTGAAGAAAGAACAAAAGAACGCAGTGAAGGACAAAGAAACCCCGAAGGACGTTATTGATTTCATAAATAGTTGTTTTACAAAGAAAGCGGAGCGACCACCTGCTACCCGCAAAACTGCTAAGAAGTCGAAAGCGGTGGATGATGCTGATGCGGATGACGACGCTACGGACGCAGGTGCGAACACAGGAAAGAACGAAGCCGACGAAGACGACGAAGCCGATGCCGTTGCGGAGGGAACAAAGGTTGCTATAAAGGTTGCTGACCCTAAGACTAAGACGAAGGCTGCCAAGGCTGCCAAGGCTACGAAGGCGACTGCTATACCTAAAAGTAAGAAATCCCCTGTCGCAAAGCCTGTGAAACCCGTAAAGGTATGTCCTGATGGCAAGATATTAAATCCAACGACCAATCGTTGTGTAAAGATGAAGGTGGCTGCTCGTGATGACAAGTATAGTTTTTAATGCCTTATGCTTTTTTAGTGTGTTTAGTGCGTTCTAATGAATATAAGAATAATAAGAAAATATATATAGATATGTATATAGTATTATTTTCAATAGTTATATCGGCAGTTATTTTAGGGGCGTATCAATATATCGATAGCATAAATAGAGATAGCAACGCCGAACCCTATGATGTTAGCAGGGATTTATTCACTGTGAATAATATTATGGCATATATGCTAATTGCGTCATCCTTATTCTTTGTGATGTATATGGCGTTTAATGACGACAGTGATATCTTTTCGTCGCTTGGTATAATGGAGAATGACATTGACAACAGATATGAAATCAAAAAAATAAATGTTAATCCAAGTGTTCTAAGAAATACGACTGACCCAATGAAAATGGGTTTCGAACCTTATAATAGCGGTGGCGAAGGCAATGCCTCAGGAAGCGAAACCTGCTCTGTGTCATCCGCTGCTTCCGCTACGTCATCGGATTGTTCGGTAGATAGCGAGTAATCGAGATGTAGGCGAGTAATCGAAGTAATTATATATATAATTTAGGGTCGACTTTCAATTCCTTCAATATTCTCTTATATAGCGGGGGTGAAAAGTTGGCAACCGAGCAATTCTCATACTCTTTAATTGTGGTTTCTGGTATCCTTAATTTTTGTGCTAACATCTTCTGTGATAAACCTTGTGCGTTTCTTGCGGTAGAGATTGCTTGTGATTGTTCTCGTGTTATTTTGTTTAACTTGGGGATATCCTCATTTTCTAATCGCTGGAACTCCTTGTTTCCCATCGGCTTCGCCGTCTGCTGCGCCTGTTGCGATTGCTGTGCCTTCTTTGCGTTATTACTACGTATTACAACGGGTTCCCAGTCTTGAAAGTTCATTATCATACAATATTCTATATATATACAGTTATGTTTTATATGGTTCTATAAAACTCATTTACATATACTTCTTTTGGCTTTGTGTAATCGAACTTATGCGTTTTCCCTTGATATACGTGGGTTCGTTTTTAGGTAAGTTTAAACTTTTTAATCCTATTATATGTGATTATTTTATAAAATATTTTGATTATATAGATATGCCTTTGCCTTTAAATACAGGTAAAGTAGCGCCACTTGATATTAAACCACAAAGAAAAGTTCCTTCTAAATACTGGATAGTAGAATATTTTAAAAATAAGTTAAAAAAACGTGTTCATCCTGACAATTCTCAGGTCGCTCCTGTCGCTCCTCCTAATCATCCTAATCCTCCTAATCATCCTAATCCTCCTCAATATACAAAGGAAACTCGTTCTTCTAAAAGAAGTCATACATCTATAAATCCACTAAGTACCGACTTTAGTATATCTTTAAAAGGTTCGAAACACGACGATTTAGATATAAGTATAAGTGTTTTAGACGATACTACTCTAACATCTCTAACGACGCACGATATAAGAAACCCTATGTCTATTTTACTATCATTTATAAATATAATTTACTTAACAAAACCTCTGATAGAGAATAGCAGACAATTATTATTAAATGATGTCGCGCCACAACTGATGGATATAACAAAGGTTTTCTTAATAGATTTAGATTTGAAAGATATAATTATATTCTTAGAAAAAATAATACTTAAAAACCCCAATATAACACATTTAATATTAAAACGAAATCTTGGAGACTATTTTGATACCAGTAATTTAGAAGATTTATTAAATATAATACAAAGGATGGAGAAAATTACGCATTTAGAGTTAAGTAATTTCAAAATAGAACTCAGCGATTTTAAGGTTACAGATAGCCACGATAAAGATGAGTTTATGGAATTATTTAAGAACATATTGGAAAAACCAACTTTAACACATTTTAATTTTAATAATAATGTATTTAGTAATGCTAAGAAAGAAGAAGAATATGAAAACTTTGTAAATTCTTATAAATTGTTAAAAGATACCCCAAGCGTTAATGAAAAAGAATTAATAAAGCCTATCGTATTATGGTTATGCTATTATTCAGGTCAAAACTCTGACAATTATAAATATAAAAAATTATTAGAGTGGTTGTACACTAAAACAAATCTCAAAGAAAGAGGGTATATTATAAGGGAATATAAAAAGGTATCAAATAATAAATCTGAACGTTCCAAATATAGAAGATTTTTTCGTGAATTATGGAAAGGAAATATTGAAAATACTGATTTACGTGATTGGTTCAAATGGTTATTTACAAACGATAAGAAGGTATTATACATTGAAGAAGATGAAAATGTTATCGAACGACTAAATATTATTATTGACTATTTCTTATTCCATACAGATATTGATACTGTAATTAACTTTAATATTATGATAGGTGATATTATAGATTTTTTAGAAAATATAGATGTAATTAGTAAGATTATTAAAGAATACAATGATAATTTTGAAACATTAATTCCTAAATATACTCCTTCCACACATAATCTTACCAAAATGTATGAAGGTTTTATAAGAGATTTAGTAATGAAAAAGAAATTAATTACATTCAAAACATCCACTATTACTGCGCCATTCAACACAGTAGCAGTAGGCGGACGTAAAACAAAAACTAAGAAGCAACCTAAGAAAGCACGAGAAGAACCTAAGAAGACGCTCAATAAACCGCCTAAGAAGCCATCAAAGAAGGTAGCACTTAAAGAACCGAATGTCTATGGTGTCATTAAACATAAAATAAGGATATAAATATCAACCAATCGTATCATAATATATTTTTTTATTTAGCGAAGGATAGCACGACGGTTTAAACTTTCTTCCGAATAGGCTTTTGCTTCGTAATAAATGCACCAACTCCTCTTCGCTGATACTTTTATAATTTTTCAATTCTCTTTCCGACACATATTTATAATTCATATCCTCCCAGTTCGCAAATGTCGTCGCAACTTCTGGCGGTGAATGATAGGACGTCGCTATGATTTCGTCATCCAATGTATCGTTATAAATATAAGAAAGATAAGATATATAGCATAATTCATCAGGCGCATACGTATCCTCGAACCATCGTAAATACGTATTTGATGATGCTGTGCCGTCTGTCAATAACTCGGCGTGTTTTCGATTGAGAATGCACCATTGAGACGCTTTATGGATATGCCGTTTCGGGATATATTGTAAGGCTACTTCGCAATCTGGAAAGCAATCGTCAGGGTCTGCGACGTGAAAATAGGAATACTTCGGTTCGAGGTAATGATAGAGATAATCAAAGGATTTTAATGGGATGCACGAACCCGACAAGAATATAAAATGCGTATTCTTCGCATCCTTCAATGCTTCTTTAATAAGAATATTCTGTGCCTTCACAATCGAAATGTCCGCATATTTCGTATCTATTATTTTACTCTTGTGTATCTTGTATTCATCGAAAAACTCTAAGCGAACGTCAGTCTTATAATGAATATAAATGTTATACTGGCTCTTACGGACGCCGCCCTCAAAGTTATGAAAGTCCCGAAAGTATCTATGCCAAATGTTCTCGTGATTAATCATATCGTATATCAAAAAGAGAAATGCTATTTTATTCATAAATATACTTGTCAATATTAAAGGCTCATATATTTATATCGTAAAAACAAAGGAAACAACTGTTCACGCTGGGACTTGAACCCAGAATCTTCGCTTCATAAGAGCGACGCCCTAACCGATTAGGCCACGCGAACAAATTGTAATGGGTAGCAAGGTCGCCGAGTTTATTCCAGACACCCGCTACAACTTATATAATAGACGTTATCCTTATATAGTTTATGATGATAATCTCTGAGGACTGCTTTGAAGTATTCATACCGTATTTCCAATTCACGTCGATAATCGTAAAATCCTTATAGAGGTCTCTAATAAACGCACAATTATTATAGGTTAGCACCCAGTTTCTTTTTTCGTCTTTTAGAAAATTAAATAATCGTAGATGGTCGAACCCTTCGTGTAAATCACCGTTGTTCCCGTATAACTTAGATTTACGTTCTAAATAGTAAGGCGGGTCTAAGAATAGCAATGCGGTAGCAGTCGTAGCGACGTTAGCGACGTGCGGATGCGTAAGAAAATCATAAAAGTCTTCGTTATATATTTCGATATTTGTGAAATTGAGTGCCTCTATTTTCTGGATAGACGATAGTGTAAATCTCTTACGACTTGCTTCTTCTGAAAATCCCCCTGACAATGTAGAACCGCTAAACGAACATCGATTGATTACAAAGTATTGTATCGCCTGTTGTAATGTATCGGCGTCCAAATCCATTATCGTTTTTCGATAGCCGACGAACTGTTCTTTCGATACCGAAACGGTGTCTATCGCTCGTAATCCTTCGCATAGTAGCCCCTTGTCTATCTTAACCTGTTTCCAAAAATTATATAATGGCGTATGTTTGTCATTTACGATTAGCATTACGCCATACTTATTTTGCATGTAAAACTCAAATGAACCACCGCCGAAGAATGGAGAAATAATTGTGTCAAACGAGGTTATATCAAGATGCTCGATGATTACTTTTTCAATTATTTTACACGCCCTCGTTTTTCCCCCAGGGTATCTAAGTGGTGATACATTGGATGTCATCGTAATATAATGTATTTCAATATAATATTTATTATTTATTACTTATACGGATACATATACACAGATATCAGTTTTTAAACTTTACATCCTTTGCGGATGGGGTTGATACGGATGGCGAAATCGTTGCTATTCATCGGTTCTAATAGGTCGCTGTCTAATCGGTTGGAGAATGCGTTCGATTTGTCGGGCATCTTCGTGATGCTACAATTGTCAAATACGGGCGACGGTTGGTAAATCATCCCGATATTCCCTGTATCACGAGCCGCTATGCTGTTCTCAAAGGGCTTCTTGGTACTCATTTCAATCTCCGAGGGGTCGTTGTTAATATTGATATTCCCAGGGTTCGGCGTATATCCCGCACTTATCATTATACCCTCACGTGTCCCGTCAATCTCGGCGTTTTCGTCGGCAGTCCTATCCATTTGCCTGAAATCCGCACCCGCCCCTCCACTCGCTATCCCATACTCGTTGGTATCCGACAAAAACTGCTTGTGTGTATTTTTGAGTTCGACGTTCGCACTCAAATAGCCACCAAACAACCCTTCTAAGATACCTCCTAAAAACCCGTTCTCGGACTTCCCCTTAATCATCGTCTCTTTCAACGTGGTCTTAGCGACTAAATCAGGGTTATATAAGGAAACCTTGTAGGTCGTCCCGCCGATATTGCGAACACTGTCTATCTTCGGCAACGTTTGCCGTAGCGTCTTCTTGGCGTCATTTTCGTCAAAGAGAACATAGCCGACGCCCTTCTCGCCCTTGATGTTCGCTATATTCGTATCGTGTATCATCGTCTCTTTCACCGTCGTCTTTGCGGTATCATTGAGCGCCGAATAGGTCTCCTTGTTCCCCGAAAGATTGAGTGCTTCGCTATCGTGGATGGTGGTCTCTTTCACAGTGGTCTTTGCGTTATCGTTCAACGCCGAATAGGTCTCCTTGTTGCCCGTAAGATTGGTCGCTTCACTGTCGTGTATCGTCGTCTCTTTCACGGTGGTCTTTGCGGTATCATTGAGCGCAGAATAGGTCTCCTTGTTGCCCGTCAGATTGGTTGCTTCGCTGTCGTGTATGGTCGTCTCTTTCACCGTGGTTTTCATAATGTGATTTACGGGGTCATAGGTGGTTGCCTTGCTCGGTATCTGGATGCTCGGGTTGCCTACCGCCCGTTCCGCTTCAACCGTATATTCTTTCATCGAGTATTTGAGAGCGTCCATTATCGGGGCGACAATGGCTTTCACGAGGGATGATACGTTCGACACGACGGTTCGTGTGCCTGTGGTGGTTCGCTCGTTGTCATAGAGCATTATAGCGTCTTTTCCGTAATCATTTTCTATGCCTTGCCCTGGGGAGTTTTCTCCGTAATTAGCGGGTCCCTTGTATTCGACGTGAAACTCGGGACGTGCGGTAGGTCTCACGTTTTGCGAAGGACGCTCCGTCTCCTTCGTGTAAGCCCCCGTCGTTTTAAGCCACATATCGGGGGACACTTCGTAGTTCGTATCTGGGCGGTTCTTGGCGAATGGGGTGATGACGCTACGTTGCTCTGTTCCTTTTGGCGGTGCTTGTATCGGTATTTCAAAATAGGTTTCTTTTTGATTGATTTTACTACGCAAATCATCGATGGTGCGTGGTTTCGCAAAGTCCGCCGTATCCATTTGATGAAACCCGCCCGTGGGAGCGGCGTCGTATCCCTTATTGATACCGGGTCCCACTCGTATTTTCTCTATCGGGAAGAAGTTATTCACACGGGACGAGTTATTGATACGGGACTTTAAGAAGTCGTCGTTATTTTTCATACCGCAAATGTTTCCGCCCGAGTTCATCTCGGGTTTAAATAGACACGGGACTTCCTTTTTATTTTGCCAAAACTGGTTGTTTCCGGTTTTCGTGTCAAACACAGAAGACATATTCTCGACGTTTGTATTCTGCGTAACGTTCTTTCGCAAGAAAGGGGTCATATTGTTATGCGAGAAGTCGCCCTTGTTTATCGTTTCGCCCGACAAAGAAGATACAAACTTATTATTATTCATATCGCTGCTGCCGCCGCCGCTCCCGCTGCCGTCCATATCAATTCTCGCAAACATATCCGAATACGACGGTTTAGCGACAATACCCGTCTCGTAAGGGGATTTCGCTTTTTCATATAGTTTGTTGCTTCGCTTCTGCTCGTCGGCTTTCACTTTCTCCCAATACGTAGAACTATATATGTTATTCATCGACGGAATGTCATTAGAATATAATTCCATTATTAACCTCTAATGAATGAAGGAAAAAAAATAGTTAATATTATTATGTATGTCCGAACCCCTACCCCACCTACCCATCCTACCCCTACATACTACCTAATTCTTACATTTCACACTGGGATACATTGTGCCGTAAGGGTATCCAGGTGAGTATGCGACATTATCCCTTGCCTTGTTTTTCCATTCATCTAAGTTCGACTTTGGGTCGATGTTGTTATTGTTATTTGACGGGAAAAACACCGATTGGTCTTCGGGTTGTTCGACACAAGGCACGTGGTTATCCTTTGCTACCATCCTGTAATTCACGGGGACACGGTCAAACGCTTCAATCGCCCGTTCTTGCGGGTCAAAGCAGAGCCATTCCCAGCGATTGATGCCCGTTTCCTTTAAGGTGCAAGGCGGGTTCGAAAGGCGTGTATCTTCACGTGGAACGATACACGAGCGTGGTTTATCCGCACCCTTGATGTTGCACCCCGTAGGCTCATAACGCCCTGGGAGATATTCGTCGGCATTACATTTCGTGTTCTTGTAATTTAAACCGAGCAACTCGCTCGAGTCATCCACCGCCTTCTTCATACTACACGTGTTTTGTCCGTAATTCTGGTATCTTAAAGCGGGGTCATTGGGAACATCCTGAAAGCATTCGACGCAATCGTTATAGGGCGTTTCAAGGTGGTATAAACCGGGTCCCACGGCTCTCTTCAACTTTTCCTTGTAAGAGCAACTGTCATAATTCAACCTCGTATCTATATATTGGTTCATATCTAATAAAATAATATATTATTTTATACATAAATAAATAGATATGCTTATATTACCATTATTCGCAACTTATTTACAACCGACGGAAATCGCAGAGGGGTTTAATACAGGGTATAATAATATATACGACAAGCACGGGAATATCATCGAAACCGACGTGCTACAATACGACATCATCAGTGCTATCTATCTGATTATGAGAGGATACAATGCGAACTATTACTACCGCTGGGGCGTGATGGATAATATAGCGGTAGTATTATTATATATCCTGACGCTATTGATATCTGTGTATGCCGCTTACCTATCGTTTAGTTGCACGTGGAAAGGTCTCTTCGACAACATCATTATCCGTCTTCTCTTTGCGTTTGTGGCGTTCCTGTTCGGTCCGTTCTATCTACTATGGTTCTTCTTCGTAAATTACTTAGGTAAATTATGTTGATAAAAATAAAATTGTCCGCCTGTCTTCGCCTAATTACATTTATTATAGTTTATGGCAGGGGGCATCGGCACTTCACGATACATAATGGATTGACAAGCGGGAAGATGAAGCATCGTCGTATCGATGGGGGCGGTCTTGTCATTCTTGATGATGCCATCGTTTGTGGGGATATATTGGTTTGCTCCGCACTTTGAGATAATGCGGGTTTGTCCTCGCAACTCACTGTCTAAATCGACGAGGTTTCCTTGGACGTGCGAAACCGCAGTTCCTCCGACAAATCCTAACTGATGACGGCATTTATTTTCGTGTTCATATCGATACGGCGATAGAACATAACTAAGCGTAGATACGTTTTCCTGTAATTCTTGCTTGTAAGAACAGGTGTCATAAGTTGTTCGATTAAAACTCATATTATCTTCTAATATATAATATTTTTTTTATTATACAGAAACATTTTTATTACGCCCTATCCAATTGCAATTCTTATTAAACTCGGCACGATGTATATATGAGCGGGTATCTTCGCCTCCGTTCGTCCATACGGGAACTATATTGTCGGGGTTTTGGATATCTTTCATAAAGTCCAACAGGGGTATGAAGTTATTCATCTCACGTTCCATAATTTGCTTCTTACACATAAAGGGGTTCGTGTTTGTTCCCTCTACTAAGTTTAACTCTTCGCTTATATTTCCTGCTCCGCATCGTAGGCTTGGTCCCGATGTGAAGATACGATTGTTTAATTGTATCCGGCATCGGTCGTGAGTTAATCCGTCGGGGTTATTGCGTAGCATCGAGTCATTGTCGATTAGACAATCGTCCGCTAAACCATACCCAGGGCGTCCCCGTAAATTAGGGTGCTGTAAATAGCCGTCCGTCATTCGCACATTTGGATTATCGCATTCGACGAAGTTATTCGGATATAGATTGTAGTCCGATATTTTATTATTATGAAGTTCCTTCGCAGTTTTCCAACAATCATCCGAGCAAATGCTTGTTGATGTATCAAAGTTATTATTATTCATTATCTATTTGTAAATAATAAATAAAAAAAATAAAACTAATTACCTAACTAATTACATATTCTGTTAAACAACCTTGCCGTCTTCGACATCTTTGTCTTCGATATAACTATGAGCGACTTCGCTAACGCCTCTCGCTTCCAATTCTAATAATTCGCTCTTTATATCAAACTTTATAGTATCATACCCAACCTTATACTCCTTGTCGAGTTGATGATTTTTATATTCGTGTATCTTCCAATCGTCGCAATTACTACTAACACCGACAGTTTCATCAATTATATTATCCATCTTATAAATCTTATTAAATGATTCACCGATAACTTTCATCCCGTCGCCGTTCCCGCCGTTCCCACCATCTTCTACTTCATCTACCTTGACACAATTCTTCACCTTGTAATGTAATAGGTTCTCTTCACCCTTCTCGTTCTTAGCGTAATCCTTGTATTCTAATTCACGCATCGATACCCCATCGCACGTTTCGATATTATATGTTAGCGTAGTAGTCTTTTTCATATATATACAATATATGTAATATATATACTAAATATTTATATATTCATTCATCACATTCGTTCTTCATATTCATTCATCATTCATACTTTGTCTTCATCATTCGCAAGAACGGCATTCAATGCCTTCTGTTGTTGTTTCGTATATTGTTGATAACAATTCTTCCGTAGGGGCAACTTGTGTTCTAAGAATACATCATCTTCATGCACCCAGTCATTCACACTACGTCTATCTACGATACACGATTGCCCTCCGCCACACGGACACTGGCATTCGAAGTTCATATTTTCGCTCCTCTCCTTATATAAGAAAAGGCATATAAGGAACTATCATTTTTTATTTAATTCTTTTATTTAATTAAGATGAAAAAGGCATCCGAAAACACAGTATCTGCTTCGCAACCTTTACAGACTTCGTCTCAAAAGAGGTATCCGATGCGATATGTGCCGAAAATGCTAACGCCAGAAGACAATCAAAAGCAACGAGAGATGTTGCTAAAATCAAAGAACGAATACAACAAGGGCGTCTATTATACCCGAGAGAAACTGGCGTCTTTTAAAAATAAAAAGTCGGGACACGTAGCGAACGCACGTAAAATATACAATATAGAAACCTTGACGCCTACGAAGGAACTGGCGTTAAAAACAGGTTGCACCTTAGAGGCATTACAGAAAATCGTCAAGAAAGGTGAAGGTGCGTATTTTTCATCAGGTTCTCGTCCAAACCAAACCGCCCAATCGTGGGGACTTGCGAGATTGGCGAGTGCTTTAACCGCAGGTAAAGCGGCGGCGGTCGATTACAAAATCATTGAAGCAGGTTGCGACCATAAGAAGAAGGCGTTTATCTTGGCAAATAAAGCAAAGAAAAAATACAACTACGGACAATCATCCGCAAAGAAGACTGCGAAATAGCGAAGCAGCGAAGCAATATCATTCAATTATGTTCTCGTATCTCGGTGATACAAATGTTTAGCATACATTCTTCAAATGAACCGCCATTCACATTATTATATACCTCAATATTATTAAGTTTATTAAGATTATTATCGGTATTGATTGTCCCGCATTTGGTGCATCCTAATACCACTATGATTTTGTATTTAAGGAGGGGGTATTTGCTTCGCAATATACCGCTTAACCGCTTCGCATCCTCGACGTCGCACACAATATTCTTATATTTGCCCTTCTGTTCTTCGTGATGATAGCACAGATGTCCCTTGCGAATGAAAAGGATGTATTCGCCAGTCTTCTCGCTCGTTTCAAACATATTCAGTAATCGCAAACATCGTCTATAATATTTATCGTGGTCTGGCGATTGCGTCGCAGCGCCGTCAAGAAAGTCGTGATGAAAATAAATGTCATCTTCGTTTATTCTATCCACACTAAGCGGTTCTGTAAAGTTCTTAAAATTATTCTCGATACACTTTGAAACCCCGTTATACGACACGTTCCAATCGAACGGAAGCGACGCCTTGCGTAAATTATATTTACTCAGAAAGTTCGCTACATCACAATCGATACCAATCGATACAAAAAGCATTATAGATATATATCCATATAATTTAAGATATATTTATATAAAAATAAAAGATTATTCATTTCATTCATTACGAATGTGCCGAACTACGCAAATCTGTGTATATATTTTCATAACATTTAAGCCCGTTTTCTTTACAAGACGGTCCCGTGTTATAGAGCCAGTCCGCCAACTTCTCTTGTTCGTTCGGTATCGTCGTAGAGGGCATCGTGTAGAATTGCCGAGGTAATAGAGATTTGTTATATAAATCGTCGGTCTCACGGAATACATTCTCATTGAAATACTTATTCATATTTTTGTTTATTTTCGAGTTCTCTATCGAACACGCCGAGAACATATTTTTATCCAATACATTTGGGTTCATAAAGGGATTGGACTTCGTCGGTTTAATACACTTTGCGTTGTTGATGATATCGAGATTGTTGTCATTCAAATACTTTTCAATCTGCTTGTTTTTATCCATCTGATAATTATATACGATTATAGAGATTATCATAATTATTAAGACAAATAATATATATTTTGAATCATTAAAAACGAGGGTGAAAATAATCCCTATAAAAAGCAGTCCTCTTATTATCGCATTGAGTTTGTCTTCGAACGTCATATTAATATCAGGAATTAATATAGGTATTGTTAGTATATTCAAATTATCTAACCAAAACATCCTTTTTTGTTCTTATCCTAATATCTATATTATTTTTAAATTACCTTTCATTCTTCGCCCGTCTTATTCTTCGCCCGTCTTATTCTTCGCCTTCTTCTCTGCGTTTCGCAAGTTTTGATTTCAGTTTATTCACGGTCGCCAGTTTTTTAAGTGCGGGTTTATTTACGGTCTGTCGAGAACCTCCACGTTGATTTTGATTCATATTTCCCATCATATTCTTAAACATATCCATACCTTGCTTATTATTCATCATCGAAGACATCATATTCATCATCGATGCCATATCGGGTTGATTGGCGTTGCCTCCGCCTCCTCCGCTACCGCTGCTGCTACCTTGCTTCGCTCCCGCAGCACCAGCCGCTCCTGCCGCTCCCGCGTTTCCAAATATACCCCCGGGCATCGCCGAAGCAAACTTGATAGCGTCTTGAAGAAGGTTCTCTTGCTTCAATTCGCCAGTCGATATTTTATTTGCCATCTTTCGGCTAACGTTCGAAATAAGTTCGCTAAATCCGCTGTCGGGGTCGCCAATCGCCTTTAAAATATCCCCATTATCGCCAATCGACTTTTGTAGTTTCTCGACATCCACATCCTCTAAGATTTCCTTTGCGAGTTTCCCGAGCATCGTATCTTCCATACCCGACATATTAAAGCCCGTTGTGTCCTTTTGCTTCTTCGTTTTCAGTTCGTTCAATCTCGCAATAAGTTTTCTATGCGCTTCATTCGTAATCACATCAAGCCCAATCTCATTCTTCGTATCTTGAAGAACCGACAAATACACCTTCACGTCGTCGTCGCTCAACTCATTCAAGAATAAATAGAATACTGTGAAGAAATGATGACACATATAATCATCATTCACAAGGCGTCGTATCGATGAAACAGTGATACCTTTATAGATACAAACGTCCTTCACGTCATCCGCAAGAAACCAGTCCGTCGCCGTCGCTCCGGTCGCAGTCGCTCCTGTCGCCGGACTAATATCATCGATGCCTATATAAGAAGTCCAAAAGTCTTCTGGGATAGTCTTCATATACATCGTGTATTCGTCAGACGATTTATCGAGCGTCGTGTAATTCTCACGAATTGCCTTCAATATCGTCTTTCCAAATACGGCAGACGGCTCTCCTGCTTCGCCGTCAGCATCACCGTCAGCATCGCTCTCACGCATTTTCTTAGCAGATGCCTTGATACGCTTTAATAAGTCAATATAATATTGATTAAATATAAATTGCTTTGACATTTATTACCTCTATAAAAATATATTATGATAATTTCCTTATATGGATTTTAGAACTTTTGCGTATCTCGCAATCTCTTTAATTCTTCAAGCGATTGATTTGTTTTTTCGCTTTTCGTCATTGTGCTTCCGTCTCCGTCGTCTCTGCCACTGCCACCCAATTCAATAGAAGCAACGCCAGAAGCGGCGATAGCAGCGGTAGCGGATATATTCTTAATGCCGTCGCTAATATTCGCATCATTTGTTATAAAGTCCCAATTATAATTCTTATCATTTAATTCTTGCGTATCGTTTTCAATGATAGAGAAGTTATCAGAGAATGACGCAGTATTCAAAGTGAAAGCCAAGGGTTCGTCTTCCTTGTCGCTACTTGTGTTCGTCAAAGGTATCACGTCGCTATCGCTCGTCCCCGTCCCTGCACCAGAACCCGAAGCAGACTTATCGAGGCGAGTGCTTTGGGTGCTACATAGAATGCCACGCCCAGGCAATAAAAGGTGGTCGAAGACGGCTTTCCCGAATAATATTTCTTTACTTGGCAGTATCATAAACGCAGGGACAGAGTGGATTTTACTTTCTATATTCATATTCTTGCTACGCAACTCATCAATCGATACGAGTTTAATGATTTTCTCCTTGTCGTATCGTTTAAGATGTTCCAATAACATCTTACAGTGATTACAATAGACGCTATAAAACAAAATCATTTACACATATATTTATAAAAATATATTTCCCTTATATACAAAATAAAAAATAAAGGTATCGTGTTAGGATTAGTTAAAAATAAAAACCCTTATATATGAATTACACAAAAAAATGATTACAGAAAACAATATTCCAATTGACATCATTAACATAACCGAACAAATGGATATATCAAAACTGAGTAAATTAGAGTTATTGGAAAAGTGTAAAGAACTGGGTATTACAAAGAGCGGTTCAAAAAATAAATTACAATTGATAGAACTAATTGGTAAAAATAAAGTTATTGAAGAAATACCACGAAATACTCCGATAACTCCGATAACTCCGATTACTGATGCTGATACGAAAACATTTAATGTGATTGACCTATTTTGTGGTTGCGGAGGTATGTCGAAAGGTTTAACGGATGCTGGATTGAATGTAATCGCAGGAATAGATATTTGGGACAAAGCAGTTGAAAGTTATAATAAAAATTATCATCACAAAGCATATTGTGCCGACTTAACAGAGTTGCCTCCTGAAAAGTTTAACGAATTATACAATATGGAGGGCAAAGAGGTAGATATTTTGGTAGGGGGACCGCCTTGCCAAAGTTTTAGTATTGCTGGAAAAAGAGATAAAAACGACCCAAGAAATGCTCTATTTATAGAATATGTGAAGTATCTTGATTATTTTAAGCCCAAGGCATTTATTATGGAAAATGTAATAGGACTGCTTTCGAAAAAAACAGCAAATGGTGAAAATGTCATTGACATCATAATGGAACAATTGAATCAAAATTACAATTGTATAATAAATAAGTTATACGCAAGTGATTTCGAAGTTCCCCAAAATAGAAGACGCACTATAATTATAGGTATTCGAAAAGACCTACATATTTTACCAAAAGAACCTGAACCTATTATAAAGTCCGTCCAAGATAGAATAGCAGTGAAAAGCATCTTAATTCCAAAAGAAGATGTTGATAAAAAATACTATTTGAGTGAAAAGGCATTAGCAGGAATAGAAAATAAAAAAGGGGTAAATAAAGAAAAAGGGTATGGGTTTGGCGCACAAATGTTAGACTTCGACAAACCGTCCTATACAATTCCTGCGAGATATTGGAAAGACGGCTATGATGCGTTAGTTAAATATAATGAAAAAGAAATTAGAAGATTGACAATTACAGAACTAAAAAGAATACAGAGTTTCCCCGATAATTACATTATAGAGGGTTCGAATAAAGATATCATCATGCAAATCGGTAATGCGGTTGCTTGTAAGTTTGCGTATTACCTTGGTAAGTATATAATTGATACGCTAACGCCGCTAACGCTGCTAACACCTTAATACTCCTCGGTAATTAGTTCATTCCAAAAACACGTCCCTCTAAAATGTGAATAATTACGACTATTTCCATCATACATTCCGCTATCAAATATAATCTTTTTATTTTTGACACATTCAATAAAATACTCAAAGTTAAATGCTTTACCAAAACAAATCTTTTGATATGTGTTGTCTTTTTTTTTACATATAAAGAAGCCCTTTTTATCAAACTTGTTATCAATATGTGGTTTCATTTTTGATGATTTCCATATAGCAATTACAATATTATCTTTTTGTAAGAATGACGGGAAATCTATTTTTATACTTCGAGTATCATTCGAAAACGAATAATAAATTACTATATCATTATTTTCATTTATTATTAATATCTGTCCGTTCGAGTTCGAAATATTGTATGTTGGAACACTACTTCCCGACCACGAATATCTATTTTCCTTATTTGGATTTGGATTTCCAAATGTCTTCATAAAATCGCTTCTGCTTAATTTCATTTCATCCGTCCAATTGTTAAGAGTATTGATGACGTTCCTTCTGTTTTTTCCTGAAAACGCATATTCACTCGCACTAAAATCCCCAAGTGTGGTTTTATTTTTACTTGAATATTTTTTCATTTCATAACCATTAATGTCAGGTTCATTTTTTGCGGTATGCTTTATACCCATTTTTGTTTCTAACCAATGCCCTTCTTTTCCGCAATGCCTTATATTTTGTCCTTCTAAACATATTTCAACACCTTTTACATAGGTATTAAATAATGTTATTATATGTTGTTTATCATTATCAATTTCAGTCATTGTTTGTAATACATCAGTCATTACTATGTATTTACTTATTTGTATTTGTATAACTATTTTTTACAATCAATTTTCCTATAAAAAAAAAGATTATATAACATATTACAAACAATATGTATAGAAGATAACGATGGCAAAATTAAATATGATTGACCTATTTGCGGGGACGGGAGCGTTTAGTTTGGCATTTCAAGCGACTAACGCAGTGAATATCGTGTATGCGAACGATATGTGTAAGGCGTCAAAGGCGATTTATGACGAAAACTTTGAACACGAACTTACGCTTAAAAATCTACACGAAGTTAAAGTAGAGGATTTGCCGTCGCACGATATTTTAACAGGCGGGTTTCCTTGCCAACCATTTAGTATTGCTGGAAACCAAGAAGGGTTCGATGACGAACGCTCAAATGTTTTCTGGAAAATATTAAGCATCATCGACTTTCATCAGCCGAAATGTGTAATCTTAGAAAATGTCAAGAACCTTTTGACACACGACGAACGCAATACATTTGAGACGATAAAAAGCAATCTTGAAAAACGAGGATACCACTTGTGCTACAAGGTTCTAAATACCGCAATGATTACGGGTATTCCACAGCATCGAGAGCGGATTTATATCGTATGTCTAAAATCGAAAAACATATATGATAAGTTTAATTTAGAGTTTCCTAAGATTGATAAAAGAGCAGTTAGCGATTTCTTCGAGGTTGATACCAGCACAGCCCCAATCCCCACCAAGTATTACTATATCGAAGCGTCGAAAACGTGGGACTTGATAAAAAATAATGTAGTTAAAAAAGATACCATCTATCAATACCGTCGGGTTTATATAAGAGAGAATAAGAGCAACGAATGCCCTACTTTAACTGCGAATATGGGAGGTGGAGGACATAACGTCCCTCTTATTCTTACAGAGAAAGGGATACGCAAACTGACACCACGTGAATGCTTCAATTTCCAAGGATTTCCTGCTACCTATCGATTTCCGCCAAGCCTAAGCGATACGAGCCTTTATAAACTTGCGGGAAATGCGGTATCCGTCCCCGTTGTAAAACAAATTGCGAACCGAATTATCCCTCTGCTACTCTCCGCTGCTTAAAGAAAAAGAAAGAGAAGTGGAAGCAGAATAAATAAAAATAAATAATAAAATAATTAATTAACAAACTAACCAACAAAGATAACATCACATATCACATATCACATATCACATCGTATCACATCGTCTTTTCGAAGATACACCAGCGGTTAAAGGAACTGAACCGTTTGAGGTCTTTGTTTTGCTCCGTGTCAAGTTCCTTAATCGCCGTGTAGAGGTTTTCGTTCGTCTCTTGTATCTCTTCTAAATTACTTTTAAATCGGTTGTAGGTGTCTGAGAACATCTCGCTTTCTTTAATATTCAAACCAAACTCCTTACATTTTTCGATTAAAAACGTGTAAGACACGAGGTATTCGGGGATTAATTTACTCGTCGTCTCGATAAACACGTTGATTTGCTTGTTATACTTGGACGCCGTACCTGCTGCACCTGCTACACCGTCTTTGTTATAGCATCGCAGTATCGCCCATATCGGCTCTCCACGGTCATCGGAACGGTTCGATAATTTCTTGAAGCCCTCTATCTTGTCCCCGCCGTTATTCTCAATCTCGTTTTCAATCTTTTCGCCATCCATAAAGGTGCAGAAGAATACGCCTCCCATATTAAGTAATTCGCTCACGTTCGATAGAAACCCATCAAGCGTCTCCTCGCTCTTAAAGAAATAGTGGATACCAAACATACACGAACAAGCGTCGAACCCGTTCGCACCCCTCCCAATGATACGATTGAACTGCGTATCGTTCTTCTTGTTCCCTTTGCCAAATACCATTTTAAGCACATTATAACTCTCCTTGTCGTCTATGGACGGGTCGTTATTTACGGCACATTCGCCGTCTCGTATGGACTTCGCACAATCGCCCACCGCAAATACCATATCGGGAAAACGCAAGTTGTTGTTATTGTTATTCTTCATATTGATAAAGAACCGCTTACGCTCTTTTAGCAAACGTGCGTAAGTCCCGTGGTTCGGGCTATATATATTGTTTTTTACTAAATCAACCCCTAAGACAAACCGATAATCGTTTTTAATCCATCGATTAAGGTCGCCACCCTGTCCACACGCCAATTCCACGATACTACCCTTTCGGGGCGGTTTCGCATATAGCATATCTTTCACGCCATTATTATGAAATACCAACATATAATGGGATAACCTCGCATCCTTTTGCATCGTTCGAGAATAATAAATGTCGTTTGCGTTTAACTCGGCAACATCCATATTATTCTGTATCGGCTCGTTCCCGATAATGTTGTTCTGCGAAATCGGGTTATGGATTGAACGCCAGATATTACAAGCGACACTAAAATCATTTAGCGTCTTCGATAATATGCCTTGGCGATAGATGCGTGTCTTATCCTCTCTTACTCGCATCGGTTTCCATCGCATCAAAGGGTTCGTCTCAGTGCCGTCATAGTTGAACTCGACGATAATCTCGTCATCAATTTTGTCCCCATTATCGCATCGTGTCTCCTTGCTCTTGCCTACGATTTTAATAAGCGAACTGTCAATCCCCTTTTCGTAATAGTATTCGGGTTTAAAGAGACGGCACATATACTTCTCACGTTCCTTAATCTCGTTTCGGAATTGACTAAATCTGTAAATATAGTTGAAGACGTCTTTCATCGTATAGTTGTCGATTTGCGATGCGTTATACCCGACGTATAACTTGAACTCCGCATAACTTACCGTGTCAATCGTAATAGTCCCTGCGCGTTTGACGAGGAAGTCAATACTGTTCTGCTCTGGCGGTTTCCATTTTAATACCTTGTCCCATCCCAGTTTTTCGGTGAGTGGCTCGGGCTTATTCGCATAATTCGAGAATACGGCGAGTTTTGCGGGTGTGAAAATAAGCCCATCAATTTCATAAGGGTATATGGTATTCGTCAGTATCGTTTTACAGTCTCCCAAGATATCCTTTGTATAGAGATGCTCCTTCACAATGTAATCCATCGCATACTCGCTCTTACTCTTCAAGAGTTTATCGGTCTTCAATAAATACGAATATCTCGTCTCGGCGTCGTCGCTGCCGCTGTCGCCGATTAAAGGGAGTTGCGTGATTTTCTTTCCATTGTAATAATACATATCGAAGGAGGCGTAAAGCCCCACTGCGGAATTATCCTTGCGTTTATTACAAGCGATATATTCGCCGTCAATGAGCGAATTATACAATTGGCTCGGGCTTTTAAGCCCTGTGTCGATAACTTGATGCGAGTTGTTTATCAGATACACGCCACCGACGGCATTGATATACATTAAAAGCCGTTCGCCGTCCGCCTTCTCGGTTACTGTGTATTCCGATAAGATGCTTGTGATACCGTATCCGTGTTCGTAATCGCTCGGGTTAAGCATATTCGCACGTTCAAGCGTGAAAGGCTTCGGGGTTAGTAGCGGAGGCTTCTTATCATCGTATCTTCTCGTGTGAATGTCGTCTTTTACGAGTAGCCCGTAGTCTTTTATCACGTCTGCTTGTTGCTGTTTAGAGATTACAAAACTGTGTAAATGTAATGCCTGTTCCATTTTAATAATTGCGGGAATTATATTCTCTTTGTCGGTATTTGTTATATCAATGTAAAACTCGTATCGCTGCGTCTTATTGACAATCTTGGATTTATTGAGAGCCAGATGGTAATCCTTGTCGTCCGCTTCGTAATAATCACGGTCGTGGCATTTGCTAATATTCACTATATATTTGATGCCCGTCGCAGTGTCGGTATAGGTGATACACTTGTTGATTTTAAAGTATTTTCGCATATTCTCCCAGTTTGCGACAGGAGGCGTCTCGGTGTCTATCTTCGCCATCCGTGTGTTTAAAAATGTGAGCGTTGAATTGAAAAGCATATTCACGACATTTTTAGAGACGATGCGATGATTATACCAAGTAATGGCTTTGGCATCATATTTATATGCGTTGTGGTTCGAGTAATACAAGATTTTATTCGCACCCTTTATGGTTAGCAAATAATCGTTTGCGTATGCGTGTAATGTCTGCTTCTCCTGCTCCTCGACGTAGCCCTCGCTATTCATTATATTTACAAAGTTATAATAGTTATCCTCCGACCATATCTCAGTATTCTCGACTTTAATCACGGTTTCCTCTCCGTCATTCGAAGGTATAGCGTCAATTATAGTGAAAATAGTATCGTCTTTTGATATTTCCATTTTATATTTTGTATATTATCTAATAAATATAGATATTATAGATTTATATATCAGTTTTTTATATAAATAAAAAAAATGATATATTCATATAGATTATAAACATTTATTGAGATACAATGTCAAAACTGTTTATGCCTATCAAGTTTAATACAACCATCATATTAACACCGAATGAACTGAGTAAGCACTTTGAGAATACTATTCTTACAAAAGTCAAGGCGACGCTCGAAAATAGTTGTAGTAAGCACGGGTATATTAAAAAGGATAGCATAAAAATCATCAAGAGGTCGCCTGGGTATATTAAAGAAGCCCACTTTAACGGCAATATTGCGTATGACTTGAATTGTATTGCGGAAATATGTAATCCAGCACAAGACTCCATTGTGAAATGTATTGTGAAAGCGAAGAACAACCTCGGGCTACTCGCAATCGGCAAATACGAGGATATGGCGATTTTGGAAGTCATCATACCGAAGATAACCTCGGGGATACACTCGGACGTTAATATTGACAATATCAATGTTGGGGATGAGATAAATGTCATCGTATGTGGCAAGAAATTCACGTTGTATGATAAGATGATTTCTATCATTGGGCGAATTATCAAGGACAAGGTGGATGACGACATTAGCGTCATTGAGGAGGACGAAGATGATAGCCCGTCTATCGAAGATGAAGATGAGGACATCTTGGCGTTTGAAGATGACGTATTGAACGACGACAACGATGTCTATGAAGAGGAAGAAGAGGACGACGTCGATAACGTAAGGAAGATTATAATCGACGAAGATGGCGACAACAAAATCAAGGGAGGGGAGTTTAGTATGTTTGAGAATGACGAAGAAGATGAAGATGAGGAAGAAGAAAGCGAAGCGGAAGATGAGTTGGACTTGGACGATATGGAAGAGGTTGAAGACGACATTGATGTCGATGAATTGGACGATTATGAAGAATAAGGGTGAGGGGGATGTATGTTATTTTCTTTTTTATAAAGATTTTAAAGTTATAGAAAGTCTAAAAGTTTTAGAAAATAAAAAGATTGTTAAGAACCTTCTATAACCGCAAAGTTATCCCTCGAAGTTCTCTAAATAATCCAAGGGATGCACGACGCCGCTTCGCATCTGCCGACTTTTTAAGAGAAAATAAAGCATATTCTTATTACCACTCTGATAACAAAAGATTACTAAAAATAACCTAAAAGTCGGCAGATGCGTCGAGCATCCCAAGTATTACTAAGCATATACTTTGAGATATTTAGATTTTCTTTTTTTTATATTTAGAAAGTCTAAAAGTTTTTAGAAAGTTATAGAAAGTCTAAAAGTTTTAGAGAAAATAAAAAATAGCCAAGAACCTTCTATAACCGCAAAGTAATCTTTTGAAAGTTCTCTAAATAATCCAAGCGATGCTCGACGCATCTGCCGACTTTTTAGAGCCAAATAAAGCATATTCTTATTACCACTCTGATAACAAAAGATTACTAAAAATAACCTAAAAGTCGGCAGATGCGTCGAGCATCCCGAGTATTACTAAGCATATACTTTGGGATATTTAGATTTTCTTTTTTATATATTTAGAAAGTCTAAAAGTTTTTAGAAAGTTATAGAAAGTCTAAAAGTTTTTAGAGAAAAGAGATTGCTAAGAACCTTCTATATCCGCAAAGTTATCTTTCGAAGTTCTCTAAATAACTCTTGCGATGCTCGACGCATCTGCCGACTTTTAAGAGACAAACAAAGCAATTTCTTCTTATCATAGTGATAACAAAAGATTACTATAAATAACCTAAAAGTCGGCAGATGCGAAGCGGTGTCGAACATCCCAAGTATTACTAAGCATATACTTTGGGATATTTAGATTTTCTTTTTTATATATTTAGAAAGTTTAAAAGTTTTTAAAGTTATAAAAAAGTCTAAAAGAACCTTCTATAACCGCAAACTTATCTCTCATCTAAATAATCCAAGTATGTTATATCAAAGAATACTATATAAAAAAATATAAACTAATGTTATTTAATAATGAATAAAATTGATTTATGTAAAGCAATACAAGCGAATGTATCTAAACTAACGGAGAGCGAAAACTTAGAATTATTTAAGATAATATTGGATACGAAGGCAAACTATACGAAGAACAACAATGGTATTTTTTTAAATCTCAATTGGATTGAGGAAGAGTTGCTCTCGAAAATAAACAACTATATTTTGTTTTGTATCAAGTCGCAAAATGAAATCTCGAAATACGAGTTGATGAAAACATTGTTAAACGACAGCATCAATACAAAGGATAGTGTGGCGGACGAAGATACATCATCGACGATAGCCGAACCCGCAAATGCGGATACTGTCCCTGTTAGCGTCGCACCGAAGCAGAAGTTTTCTTCAAGTATGAAGTTTTATTTATTAAAAAAGAAGTTTATGAAACAGAATACAAACTCGAATACCTACTCGGACAACGATTTAACATATGAGGATTATTTAATTACATAAAAAAATGACAGATATAGTCATATATATCAATATTACGACGATACGAAAATGATAGACATTCTTTATAATAAATTAGGTGCTTTAAATACGGGGACATTGTCGGAATGGAATGATGTATCCCAAGAGATTTTTAATAGACACTCACAGTATCCACGGTATCCCAAAGAAATCGAAAAGCAGACGCAGCAGTCGCCTGTCGTTATACCGATACCCACAAAAGAGATAGTGAATACAAAGAAGCCCGACGTGCCTTGTGCGCCTTGTGCGCCTTGTGCGCCTTGTGCGCCTTGTGTATCCGAAACACTTGTCGCACCCGCTAAGAAGACGCCAGTGAAGTCCGAGAAACCCTCGAAGTCGGCTTCGCAGACGATTAAACCGCTCGATATTATTATGAGTGAGACAATGTGTTTTCACAATTCCGCCGACTATATAAAGGAAGCGATAATCGCCTTGATTACAAAAGAGGAGTTCTCGAAGATATTCGGGATGACGAAGTGTGCCGAGTTAATGTCTGGAATAGTGAATAACCGTTGGAACAAATCGACGGCATTATTTATATCCTTCTTTCTCGACAAAGAGGTTCTTTATAATGATAAGGTTATTTTATATAACAAGGATAAAAATAAAGGCAGGATTACGATATAGGGAATTGAATGATTTTTATATATATATTCTCTTACAATTAGAATGTATCCACTGCGAACATTTACGCCAGTATTAGAAGTTATCTATGAAGAAAATATAAGGCATCTAAGGCAACCTACAACATACGAACAGGCAATTATCGCACAGTTAAGTTATTGGCTGAGGATATAAGGAACTCGATGATGCGGTTTATGATTTCGGTTTATACAGAGGGAACAAAATCAATTTATTTTTATTAAGCAATATGGTCGCAATATGGCTACATAGTAATTTTTTATTTTTCATCTTCACCTTTTCGCCAGATATCAATTGGTTAATCATCGTATTATGTTCTTCTTCGTTATATGTGTCGCATACTCTTCCTGTTTTCTTGCCGTCCCCCGTAGTGAATAGTTTCAGTATATATTTATTCTTCGAGCGAACAATCATACCCCAAGGTGTTTTTTCGTCCGTCATCTCACGTGGGATGTATTGCTTGTTATAGGAGCGATTGCTAAAATATTCTGTCATATACTTTGAAAGCGGTTTGACGTTTTGCTCTGTATGGGTCGTCGTGTTATACAACTTGATACTTTCTTTTATTTTCTTTACTTGCATCTCGTCAATCATCTTTATATATTCTGGATAACTCTTGTATTTTATGGCAACCTTCTTGTCATTTTCGTTATATTGAATATACGTGTTATCCACCTCGCTATTCTCGCTATACATATTGATATATCCAATATATTCGTTGTTATTATCAGAATAGGATGGTATATCGTCGCTTTTAATCAGTATCCCTTGCTTATATAAACATTTGCTTATGAAATGAATATTCTTTTCAAAGGTATCCGTAGCGGACACAGGATACGACTTTAAGATATACTGTATTAATGCCTTGAACTCTTCTGCCGTAATATTTAAATATAGGGATATCGTGGTTTTATAGACGTCCTTGTAATCGATGTCTAATTTATCAAGAACTTTTTGAATTATCATAGTGTCGTTTAGAGGCACGACGGGCGCCTTGTTTGTATCTGGCGATTTCGATTTCGAAGATTTTGAGCGACGCTGTTGCGAAGGTCGCAATGTGTCGTTCGATATACGAATGATTTTACCTTTACTATACCCTCGGACATCGATAGGGCTTATTAGTATCCCATTTTTATATCTTGTGATATACTTGCCACGAATAAAGATACTCGGATAAAGTATGTTTTTAATCGCATACATCAATATGTCATTGTCAATTGTATTCCCCAAATTGGTCTTTAACATTTCAAAATCAATATATCGGTTTGTTGTACCTGCTGCTGCGTCCGTAGCATCAGCCATTATAATGTTTTTAATCGCCGTTTTAATACTGGGTAAAAGATGCTTGTAGATTTCACTACGATAGCCACGTGTATCGATGTTGCGTCCTTGAATATTTACATTACATTTAGGTTCGTATTTCTCGTCGTCGCCAAAGTTATACTTAATCACCGCTCCTTGCGACGTCTGGATATTTATATTCTCCAATTTGAAAAGCGTTTTCGGGAAATAATTAATATTTTTCATTAAATGGCAATCAATTGCGTTATCCATAATGATTTTATCAACCTTCTTGCTCTCAATGTATTTCCTCGTGGATATACGAAAGGCATTGATGTCGATACTTTCTCTATTTGCGTCGTCATTCACGCTACCGTGCATAAATACGGATACGTTGCGGTTCTCAATCGGAAGCCTATTGTGCCTACAATTACGGATGCCACGCCCGATAATCTGGTCTGCACGATTAAAGTGATACCAAGGTTCGATTAAATGTATCTCACGTGTATTATAGAAACTAAGCCCTTCACTTGCTACTGGTGTGATAAGAATAACTTTGATTTTTTCTCCGTTCTTGTTGGCGTCGCCATTGATTATTTTTATTAAATCATCTATTTTCGTGTTTCCCATATATTCCTTCTTGTCGCTCGTAAGAATACAGTATTTCGGAGTGCGGATGCCTTCGTATTTCGGTTTATCTTTCACGATTTCGGCGTTCTTCAAGATATTATTTGTTCCTTCCCGTGAATATCCTAAATGTTCGAGGCATATCGCAATCGGTATGATGCCAGATATTAAAAATCGGGAGTATATCACAACAATCCCTTTCGAATTACGAATGAAATTACAAACATTTAAAAACTTGCCCGAGTATTTACCTAAGTATTCCTCATCTGGCATCAACGCATTTTTATACCCCTCTGTATATTTTAATTCGATGGGGTCGGTATCCTTTGTCTTACTAAAAAATGTATAAAAACCCTTAATACCTATTTCATCATCATAGACGATATTCATCGGTTGTAATAATTTCATATTATTATTTTGTTTATCATCGTCATCCGATATGTCGTCTTCGTCGTCGGATGCTTCTTCGCTGCTACCGCTACCGCTGTGGCTACTGCCACTGCTGCTGCTGCCTTTGCCATCGCTAACATCCTCAATAACATCTATGTCATCATCGATATCATCGACATCGCCCTCGAATGCTATATTTTCAAGCGAATTAACTAACTTCTTTTGGGCGTCGCCAAGTTTAGAGACAACAATCTCGTCGTCAATGTTCTTCAACCAACCGAGATTGTCTTTTTTAATCGCCTTGTTCGTCATATCTCTTGTAGGGGCGTTCTCTAATACTTTGATACCGCTAATGCTCGGATTTAACTTCAACGCAAACGTGAAAGGGTTCTTACCCTTTAAGTAAGATATATAACGTCCCGACAAGTTTCGAATAAGTTCGGTAGCATCATCGATATTGAAGTTCTTGCCATTGAATATCTTTTTGTTTTCAGCAATAATATTGAAACGCTTGTCGTTTATAAGTAATAGTTTTAAAAGTTCTAAAATATCTCGTGGTTCGTTATACATCGGCGTAGCAGATAATAACACAAGCCGATTATTCACGCCATTTTTAAGGCAATCCATTAACGCCAGATATGTATCCTTTACTTTCTTATTCGTGCTACGAATATTATGAGCCTCGTCGATGATAATCACCTTGTTCTCGACAATCTTCTTCGCAGTCTTCGCATTCGCATAATTATCTTTGATATACTTGGCAAATCGGTCGTATGTAAATATTTCATAGCGGGTTTTTAGTAAGGCTTTCAGTTCGCTTTTAAGTTTATCCTTGTTCTCTTCGCCCAAGGTCGATTTATAGATATTTAGTAATTTTATATAATTATGGTCGGTGCATTGATTTGACAGCCCCTCTAATGTATCAAAATCGTCGATGCTAAATACTTGCGACTTAAAACTGGTCTTTAATGCTTGTGGCATAATTACCCAAATCTTCGGCACATTATTTGTTTGCGAACTTAATAGAGCCTCTGTGATTGTTATGGCGGAACACGTTTTACCCACGCCGACACCGTGATATACCAGAGAACTGCGGTAGGGCGTTCGATAGGATAAAAACTGTCCCATAAAATGTTGATAAAGCATCTTGTCAAACTTTCCACATAACTTCGCAGATACCGCATTAAACTCTTCGGCGTTCGTGATGATAGGGAACTTGGGTATTTTGTGAATCAAAAACTCCTTATTATTTGTTATCTTTGATGTAAAGTCTGGGTCATCCAAATCAGGATAATATAATTCGAAGGCTTCGTTGTCTTTGTTAGACGATGTCCGAGACTTTGGAGAATGCAGCGAATGCGAAGACTTCGACGACGTTTTTGAGGATGACGGCGTCTGCGGAGTTGGCGGCGTAGGCTGCGTATGCGGTTGCGATTTCTTAGAAGGTATCACGGGACGCACAGGCTCAGCATCTGGCAATTTCTTTCGAGGTCTTCCTTTCTTGTTTTCAGTTGGTATTTTTTCACATTTCCCTGTTTCCTTGTTTCGAACGCTTCCTTCTTTGCATTTTAAAACGCATCTGCCAGTAACAGGATTTATTTCTTTATTCTCAGGGCATTTAGAATTATTTTTAATCATTCACCTTCTATTTAGATTAAAGAAGATTTATAATAAAAATAATAATATTAAAAATAATAGATGTCTCAGCCGCTACGAAGATACCAAGGTTTCGTTGATTATATTGTGAGCCTTCTTAAATATCTCAATACGCTCTATGTTATGATATTTAATATGCGACAATACCTCGGCATATGTTAGCCATTTGATATCACGGACTTCACGCACTTGTTCGAGACAATTGTTATCTAAGTATATTTTAGACTTTTCCTTTACGATTTTCGCAACATAATAAACGTGTTTATAGAGGATGTTATTCGTGCCAAAGAATATTTCTTGAAACGGATAGATGTCCTTGGCAATCTGAATGTCATCCTTGTATAACTGTGTTTCTTCGCAAAACTCCCGAACGGCACAATCAATATCGCTTTCACGGATTTTCTTTCGCCCCTTTGGAAACCCCCATTCCTGCTCCAAGCAATTACACTTCACCTTGCTCGATTTGATAACATTTACGAAGTTCGGATTGTTTATAACATAGTCGAACTTTGATTTCGATTCAATATATTCCTTCGTATGCTTAAAGATGTTTTGCGACGACTGACACCACGTATAATTCCATATCGTATCAAAGGCGTTTTCTAATATCATCTCTTTTTCATTCTCTGTCATATAATCTACCAGTTGCTTAATGTAATTAATATCCGTCTGATTGTATTTGCCTCGCACAAACTCCATAAACGCCAAACTATCCTTTCGCTGTATCATAACATACCTAATCTCCCCGTTCTCTACCTTGTAGCAGATGATACCGAAACTCATAATCGGATGTAAGCAATCCTTGTATAAATGCCCGTTAATACCGCAGTTCCTACATATCTGAGGTCTAAAATACCCGCTACGCTTAGCATCATCCTCCTTGTTTTTCATAATTATAAAAGGAATATTATAATATAATAACGGTGATTGCTTAAATATGTTTCAATAACAAAAAATGATAGATAAGAGAAGATAAAAGACAAAGGATAAAAAGACGATGACGCAGTTTCCGAGTTTGCTTACACTCGAATCAACATATAGCAACATCAACAAGATTACAAGAAATCGAAAAAAGGTTATTGTTGCGGACTTTCTGTATGAATGGAAGTCTGAGGATGAACCCGACGATTACTTTGAAATGCGTAATATCAGGGGATATTATACATTGAATTACCAAGTGATTACACATTTGCTTTGTAATCCCATCGAGGAAATACAATTGCCCGAAGATACGCTTGAATATATGAAAGGGTATAACATCGACGAGAAGGATTTTCTCTGTGGGCAACTTAAAAATATGAGGCTATTAATTGAAGCGTTGGCAAATAAACTTCCTTCGTGTTCGGAAGTCATCGGACGACAGTCTGGACTTGTATTGTATAGAGGCTTTAATTATAACCGATATAAACCGATATTACAACGGATGTCGGAACAGAGCGGCGTCGGTAGCATCATAACCACCGAAACTTTCTTATCAACCTCGCTACAAGAACTAACCGCAATAAACTATATATATAGCAAACCGCATAAACCCGAGCATAATATACTGTGGAAAATTATAGTGGATGCCAAATATTTCGACGAGTTCAATTATGCGTTCCTTTCCAATACATTCCATACAGGCGATGACGATATCCAAACGCTATACACGAGGGACAATATTTGTTGCGAGTTTTTGTTAAACGTCGGAGCGTTATTACAGTGCGATGCTGTGGATGTGATTACGGACTTTGAGGGAGCGAAAATCAAGGGCGAATATAAGAGAGATTATATTATATCAAAAAAAACATATACGCAATATACGTTTCGATTTGTCGGGTGGAACAAAGAATATATGTGGAATATCGATATGATATTGGCGAAGCAGATGAAGCATTTGCGAAAATCTAAATCTAAAAGGAACTAAACAGTTCAGTATTTGAACTCGTGTAAGGCTCTACATTATCGCTCATACGCGCCTCGCTATGGACGTTAGCGGGGCGACGCACAACCTCCTTCATTGAAGTAAAATCGGCATCTAACGGGGCTAAATTGTCCGCAGCATCAAACCCAGTGTATGAACCAGTGGGAGTGGCGGGAGCGGCAGCGGATTGTTGCGGTTGAGGGCGTTGATATTGGGATTGTTGGGGCATCGGGAGTTGTTGTTGAGGGGGAACAGGAGGTTGATATTGTTGTGCGAGAGATTGCTCGGACATCTGCGGTGTCGGCGATGGATACTGTTGCGACGGTTGTAGATGATGCGTTTGTTGATTTTCTTGGTCGTAGGTTTTCATTATATTTTTAGCATAATTGTTGGCGTTCGTGTTGTCCGTCGTTTCATCTACCTTGTTATTTGCGATATCCTCGGTGATACGCTCATTTGCTAAATCATAGTTTGTCATCGATATAAACAGGGAGATGATAATCAATACGCAATAGAATATAATCATTACCGCCAAGAACCACGCTAACGCCCAGCACCACCAGCGTGTATTATAGTTTCCGCCCGTAACGATGCACGTCAGTTCGAAGAGCGTCATTAATATCGAGGGAAGCGTGATGATGATTATAAAGATAACAAAGACTATTCGCTGCTCGATGGGGATTTTGCTACTGGTGAATAGAATTGCCAAGCAAATGATTAAAATCGTTATAAAAAGAGCGATACCCGCATACTTTGATTGCTCTGACCCTAAAAACACATCACTTAGTTTCGTAGTAGCCATATTATTGTTATATATTCTAATATGATACAAAGAAAAATAAAAAATGATATTAGTAATTATATAAATAGATATTCGCAATAATAATATAAAAATGGGTATTCCTTATTATTTTTATTCGCTAACGCAAAAATACAATACGATACTCTCGAACAACAAGCCAGTCGGACTGGACTTCTATTGTATTGACTTTAACGGCATTATCCACAACGTGGCGCAAGATGTCATTCGACGATATAAGGACGGCGCAGCGGACGCAGCAAAGCAAACGTCTGACATCGAGAGCGACATTATTTCGGGCGTCTGGGAACGAATTAAATATTACTTTGAGAACTACAAAGCCGACAAATATATCATTTGTGCGGATGGCGTCGCACCGTTAGCGAAGATGTTTCAACAGAGGAAGCGTAGATATTTAAATATTTATAAAAATACCTTGGATAATGTTGCGATAACGTGGGATACGAATGCGATTACCCCAGGAACGCTATTTATGGATAAACTAAATCAATATATTCGAGAAAATATTAAGGGCGACGAGCGGTATAAGAGCAAGGTTATGTATAGCGGTAGCGACGAATGTGGCGAAGGGGAACACAAAATCTTTCACAGGCTCAAAGAGACGCCCGTAAGCGACAAAATAGTTATTCACGGACTGGACGCAGATTTGATTATCCTGTCGCTTATGTCCCACAAAGAAAATATATATTTGATGCGAGAGATGAAAGACCCACACACAAACAATACTGTATTCAATTATTTAAACGTCAAAGAATTACGCAAAGCGATTTTATGCGAATTAAAGATGTCTTGGAATATCGAATGCGATATCGAATGCGATGGCGGAAGCGGGGACGGCGCAGCCGAGACGGACTTGATAGAGACTTATTGCACCGCTTGTTCTATTCTCGGGAACGACTTTATACCGCATTTATTGACGATTGAATTGAAAAACAATGGCATCGATACGCTACTGTCCGCTACGAAACGGGCAATCCAAACCAACGGACTATTGGTTCATAACGGAGCGATAAATCACAATTGCCTCATTGATATCTTCAAGTATTTAGCGAATACCGAAGACGAGGATATTCACCGCATTTGCGAAAGGTATATAAAGAAGAAGCATCCGCCGTCTGTCATTCCGAGCGATTACTATGGGTTAAAGAACAAAGACCCGCTAATACACACGATATATAATAGCCCGAATAAATGGCGTCAGGAGTATTATCGCATTATATTTGATAACAATATATCGATTGACTCAACGGTGATGTTTAATGCGTGTAATAATTACATCAAGGGTATCTATTGGGTTTATTCATACTACAAGGGGAACGCAATCGATTGCGAATGGTATTACCCTTACAATTACCCGCCGACAATCAAAGACATCCTAAATCACTCGATAGCGAATGAAGCCCCCGCATTACATAACAGCGACAGCGGCGATGCGTTTGTCCCGCCTTACATTCAGTTATTAATCGTATTGCCAAAGTATAGCGTTCATCTACTTACGAAGAAATATCAGCGGTATATGCTTGATATATACAGCGGATTGTTTCATATGTATCCTGTAAAATACGAGGTTCAGACGTTTCTTAAAACGCAACTATGGGAATGCTCTCCAATCCTTCCACTGATTAACTTAAATTATATAAAGAAGGTTTTAGAATTAAAATAAAAAATATAGATATTACATAATATTGATTGTCGATGTCCGATATAAATATCTGATATCAGATATTTATATCGGATGTATCATCGGGGTTTTAGAGTTCCACCACGTATTATCATATTCTTCTGTGCTAATATATTTGATAATTTCATCTTCCTTTTTTTTATTCACGAGCATATTCAATACATATGAATTGTATTTGTAGATTGTGGCGAGTTCAATTCGATTGTATTTTATAGAGTAATATTCTTCGTCTTTGTCGCATAGTTCCCTGTCTTCTTCGCTAATATTATCAATGTCAATCCCAAGCCTATCAATCACGTTAATGGCTTTTTTAAGTTGAGTAAAATATCTATCAAAGTTTCGTATCTGTTCGATGGAAATCCGATGTTTTACTCCTTCAATCACATATTGACACTCGTTTGATACACTCGCTATTATTCTATTAACCTGCTCTTTATGTATGCTGTCAATATTCAAATCGGACGCCCCATCAAACTCGCTTAACAACCGATTATAAAACTCGCTGTTTGTTTTTCTTATTGAAAGATTTATGATTTGCTTACAGTAATCTCTTGCCTTCGCATTGTCAATACACGCCTTGATATTCCTATTGTTCTTCGCATTTTTACAGACGCAAAGCATCATCTTTGCTTTTTCGACATCAATCTCAGCGAATGCTTCGTCGTTTGTGAAAATAACCTCACTGAGTAGCGAGTGATTGAGCGGCGTGTGATTGAGTTGCGAGTGATTGAGCGTCGCTTCAAGCATCGCAACAAGCGTCATTGTTTAGAAGACTTTAAGATATATATTCTATATACATCATATCATTTTTCAAAATAAAAAAAGGATAACCGAACAAATGTAGAATATATAAAAATAGATAATAGATACATATACAGTCTTTACCTATCTACATTGTCGATAATCTTCGATTATCGTCGTTTAATCTATATTGATTTTGACAGTCTCGCCAGTTCTAAGGGTAATCGATAAGTCAATCGCATAGTTATTGATTTTTACAAAATATATAATCTCTTTGAGCGTGGCGTTCGCATCCCTGTTTTGAAAGGACATATTTATTTCTTCAAACCAGTTATAACCTTTCACACCTCTCTTGTTTCCACTTTTAAACTTAAATGTCGTATTCTCTAATATCTCTTGCTTTTCCATTGTTTTCCAAATATCAACAAGAATACCCCTAAACTTCTTGTTATCTGACACAAGGACGCCTTCTTTATTTACGACTTTACATTCTTCAATCGACGATAAAGTATAATCAATCTCATCATCTATAAGTTCATCATCTGTAATGTAATCTTCCTCTGTTAGGATTTCATCATCAGTAAGGTCATCTTCGATGACGTCTTTATTATATGTTAGAAGGAGCGTGATGAACGTGAAGAGTGCGAGAAATGCGAGAGGTAGGAGATATAGAAACTCTTTCATATGTTCGATATATGCGAACGATGCGAAGGATGCGAAGGATGACGCGAGATGTTGGATATATAATATCGCTTTAAGATACGTAAGTGATGCCATTCTCGTAAGCATCGTGAGCGTCGCCAACATATCAAAATGTTTGATATATGTGATGGGTTTAAGGGTATAGTAAGGAATGATAGATGCGTAAGGTTCGATATATGTGATTGGAGTGATGTTTGGGACGTATGAAGAGTATGTGTCGTTTAGCATCTGGATGCTATTTAGCATATGGATTATTCCAGTGTATTCCATTGTTTCGATAGGGTTGCGATAGAGGTTCTGAAAGTTCCGATAGGGTTGCGAGGATTGCTTTGTTTGTTTGGCTTTAATGTTAATTTGAAAGCCAATAATCAATTTTTATATAAAATAGCAAATCATAGAACAAAAAATATGAAATATAAAAATATATAACCTAACACATATAACCTACATTTCTATGTTTTTGAACTTCAAGCGGGAGCGGTGGGCGCTACTGGCGCTTCGAATATAAAGGGAACTTCCTTGTGTTTCATCCAGTTCTTATCATAGTTGTCGCTACACACATATTGTAGAATAGCCTCCTCAGTCATTTTATCGTTAAATAGCATATTCATACAATAGGCATTGTATTTGAAGAGAGTTCCTATGAAATGTCTATGATAGTCTTCCATTTCATACTCTCTGTCGCTTTCACATATATCTCCGTCTTCGCCACCAATATCCGTGATGTCGTCAATCTCCTCTACGTCGATACCCAAGTTCGAAACGATTTCCATCATTTTATTAATCCTTTTCTTATATTCTATTATAAACTGTAATTGTTGGATAATCAAATCTTTCTTCACTCCTTCAATCACAGCGGCGTCCTCTTTCAATAATCCAGTTTTTATTTTGATTACCTTTTCCCTATACGATGACTCGGGTATTCTCAAATCGTCTTGTAATACATATTGGTATAATGATTTTGCTTTTTTCGCTGTTATTGTTTTCAAAAGCCTACTGTATTCGTTAATCTTCTTCTCGTTTTCAAAACTAATCTGGATATTCTTATTGTTTTTTGCGTCTTTACAAACGCAAAGCATCATCCTTGCCTTTGTACTGGCAATCTGTGAAAACGCTTCGTCGTTTGTGAAAATAACCTCACTGATAAGAGAGTGATTGAGCGGGGCGGTCATTGTTTGCTTTGGCTTTGCTTTTGATTTGCTTCGATTGGCTTTGCTTTTGATTTGCTTCGATTGGCTTTGCTTTTTGACTTGCTTCGTTTGTGTTTGGCTCTGAGTTTATTTATTAATTTTTCAAATCAATTTTTATAAAAAAATTAAAATAATAGAACAAATGAAATAAAATATAAAAAATAAATACATATATTACCCTAACCCTAACTAAGCCCTAAACATTTTTACAAGTTATTCACGAGAGCCGTGTAGTCCTCGAATTGTTCCACATCCATATTATGCCTACTGTAAAATTCTTCTATTTCGTCTTCTGCTGAAACCTTCATACTTTCAAGCATTTCTATATTAATAGTCTGATAAGTGTTTCCTTTCTTTGCTACCTTCACATTCGTTAGAGCATCCTCTATGATATAGAGTGTATCGATATACTGGTATTTATAGCCAACTGGATTGTTTGGGTTTGGGACATAGTCATCGTCATCACTTTCATAATAATCAGGGTCTATATTTGGCTTTCCAATAGCAACCCGAGACAACTCATAGCACTTCTTCACATATTTATTTTTCATAAGTTCATCAAAAGGCATCAAGATAGCATCGTGTGATGACTCTGAATCTTGAATACAAATCTTATTTTCAAAAGTTATGAAAATCGTCTCAGAGAAATAGGTCATCTGTCCCGTTGTGAAGTTCTTGCCAATCAAAGTGAAAGCGGATAACTCCATTGTCGTTTGCGAAGTCTGAGATTTATCGAAGTCTGAGGATTTGCGAAGTCTGAGGGTTTGCGAAGTCTGAGGATTTGCGAAGTCTGTTGAGGGTTGTGAATAGTAGTATCATAGACACCTTAATCATTTTTTACCAATCTATCTTAGATTTGTCCTATTTTGTTACTTGACATATGTAAAAATTGATGGCAATCCTTAACGTCATAACACAGAGCAACACAACGCTTAGCATTCCTAAGCAACAAAGCAACAAGACAAACCTGTTTGATACAAACGAAAAATCTCCTTAAAGGATAACGAGATGGCTGAGATTAATTTCTCGCTTCTTAGCGAAGTTATATTTACGAATGACAAGGCATTTAAGGACATTGACACGCCAACCGCAAAGATGTTGAAGTGTGTTTCAAAGAATGCCAGTCTAAACAAGAATATACAGATGAAAATCGACGTATGTAAGGCACGTTATTACTTTAACAAAATAACGGATATTATCAACAGCGTCATACTGAACAAGGAGTTTTTCAAAAGACAGCACATTGGCATCCCCAAGATTAATCTAACCGATTTCATTACAGAGTTTGACAAGGAGAATGAGGTGGTAAAAGATGGATTTAGAGAACTGATTGTTATACAGTATAAATTGTCGCTACATTATTATACAAAGGCAAGAGACTATGAGATGGATGATTATCTCGAAGACTGTGTCCAGTATAAAAAGGTGCTTCAAACCTTGGGATACTATGACTATTATAAAAATTATGTTGTTAGCAAACCACATTTTATAATGTCCCCTGAGAACCTCTATGAATACATTTTATAGATGCTTTGATGTGAATGGGGTGATGGTAAGGTAATATTTTATATTTTTTATTTAATAAAAGGATTGTTTAATAAAATGTTTAATAAATAAAAAACAAAAACAAGGCAAAACAAGGCAAATCAAGGCAAGAGCAATACAAGGCAAGAGCAATACAAGGCAATACAAGGCAATACAAGGCAATACAAGGCAAGAGCAATACAAGGCAAGAGCAATACAAGGCAATACAAGGCAATACAAGGCAATACAAGGCAATGGCAATACAAGGCAATACAAGGCAATACAAGGCAATACAAGGCAATGGCAATACAAGGCAATGGCAATACAAGGCAAGAGCAAATCAAGAGGGGTG